TAATTTCCGTTATCATACATAAGACCTTTCTCTTTCTTATTATACACAATCTCAAACATAATATATCCATTCTTAGGGATAAACCTAAGTTGTTGGACATTTTGTTTATTAGTCCTTATGGTAAAAGAGAATTGTTTTGGTAACTTAATAATACCTTGTTTTATCCATTTCTGAGAAAAGGCTGTTGTCGGGAAAACAGCCATAAACATCCCATCTTTATCAAGATACTTAGGTATTCTTACTTTCTCGGAATACTCACCTCTACCTTTCTTGTTAAGAAGATTGAAGAAGGACTTGAAATTTTGGTCGACCATCATCAATACCTGTTGGGCTACTGGTGCAGGTAACGCCCTATAGTCTGGATCATTTTCTGTTCTTAGCTTCTTTTCAAGGGAGTAGTAGTTGAGGTATTTATACTTAACGGTATTATCATTCTTATATTGAAAGTAATGTTGTCGAACAACATACAATCCTTTGTTGTATAAGTTTTTACACTTATGCAACAGATCTTGAAGCTCATTATAATACACCGAGCTTTGCTTGATTATATGTTGTTCGACCAATCTCATGACACAAATATATAGATTATTATTTATATATAAAAATAATTCGGTATGTTTGTGGTGTAAAGTTGTATATAATCACCTAGATATATAAATATTTATTGGAATATAGATATACGACAATATCCAGAGCCTATATGTCCCTTTCCTAAATCATATAATCCACCCAAAGGATTAGGCATTTTTTCTAATTCCCCTTTCACATCTGTCCATACGAACCCGTTCCCATCTATCATCTTAGTGTTAGTAAATACATATTTATCATATTTCACGCATCCCGGATGACCGGATATATACGAGGACCCTCCACCACCAGCTTGAACAGCGTTCGACGATATCCCGCCGCTTGGTCCTCCATAAAAGCCTCCTCCTCCACCAGAGGAATACGAAACGCCATCAAAGCCACATCCTCCTCCCACTCCTAATAGACCTCTATTTCCGTTAGTTGAATTATTGCCGGAGTTAGATCCTCCCGCTACTTGGGATGCAGGAGTTCCCTTGGCATAGCCCCCCAGATACGCCTTCAACCCTCCCGCTGATCCTCCATGCCCAATAAAATAATACTCACATCCTCCACCGCCTCCCCCGGCTACCATAATACGGGTCTTTAAAGAATCTACGTTTAGAGGATCGCTATTGTTGGACAACCTCAAATCTGTAGCTCCGCCCCCGGCTCCCTCATAGATATACCTTCCAGTGCTCTTATCAGTCATTGAATGCCCTGAACCTCCTCCATTATAATTATATTTTACAACATTACGCGTCTGCTTAAGTCCACCATTTCCACAATACACATAAATGATATCACCACCAACTAACTTGATAAATCCAGCCACATATCCACCATACCCAGGGTCATTAGATCTGGTAAACCTATCTTCGCTATCATTGTAACCATAATTACCTTGACCACCCCAGCACTCAACATAATAATACGCCGACTTTGGAGCTACAAATGTATGGTAATTATTACTATTATAAGTGTATGTATACAATACATCCAAGCCTTTGGGGCCTATCATTACACGTCTTCTCATAACATACCTCCCCTTAGATATTTTACTAACAATGCTATAACCATCCTCCTATCATCAGCCATAGCATCTACCCATCTATTCTCCCATCCTAAACTACTAGAGGGGGGGGTAAAACAAGTCCCCTTAAATAACATATCAAATAAAAACAACAACTTATTCATAACAAATTATTTATCATTAAAATACTAACTATTATTTCTGCTCACACCTTTTATGTTAAGGCTTAACCCCGGTATCATATTAAGAACCAACTGCCTTTTTGCCTGTTCCCTACGCATACGCTCGGCCTCCGCTATCTGCGCCTCCGATTGAGGATCATTCTTAATATTATTGGCGATGTCCTCTATAGCTTTCTTGTTAGCGCCGGATTGAGCTAGCATCTTATATAACAGGTCTTGGCCTTCCTTCTCCCACCAGCTATCCATGGAAGAGCGGGAAGCCAAAGAAGGATCGGCAGGGGCTACCGTCTCAGGTACGGGCTGCTGACCTCCGTCCCCCGTGCCCGAATCCCGCTGTCCGAACTCGTATCTCATTGGCTCATTCTCCGGGACACCATACCTATTAGCGAACATATCAGCGAACTCAAATCTCTTCTCATTTCTTAAGGTCGATCCAAGAGGCCTACCGTATCCTTGATTCCATGCCACGGTAGCGTCCTTGTAGTTGACGGCGTTATCGAAATCGGATTTAGAATACATATAGTAATTATATACATTACCTTGAGCGTCCTTGTCAAAAAACTTTCCTTGATTGATGTAATTCCAACCTAACCCCGGGACCTTGCCTTGATACTCATCCACGAGATAATCCGACTGCTGTGTCAATGTCGGTTTCTTCCCATACCTGCGCTGTAGCTCCTTCTTCCTCGGTCCAAGCCATTGTTGGATGCCAAAATCACCGGCGGCTCCTAGGGCATCGGTGTCCCCTCCGGACTCGGCGGCGATGTTCGATAGGATGCCGATAGCTTGAGTTTGTGGTATCCCCTTCTTATCGGTCAGATAATCCCATATCTCATCATACACAGCCATCTTATTATCCTCTGATCTATCAGGATCAATTACATATTTACCATCTCCATAAGCCCTACCTGTGCTTACAGACCCGCCCTTATCTTTCTTCTCCTTATCATCATCCATCAACATCTTACCAACTATAGCCGCCGGCAAAATAGCAGGAACGTTTTTAATGGCTTTTTTTATTTTATCCGATGATTCTTTCAATACCTCTCCAGTAGCTCCAAGCATGTTATTAGAATAATCACCAGCATAATTGCTACCTATACCACTCACAAGGTTATACACATCAATCTCATCCATGCTATCGATATACTTATCAAGGTCATCAACAGATGGAGTCCTTCCATATGTATTATAAAATTTATTCCACAAGCGAAATCTAGCTTGAGTATTAAAAGCTATTTTCTCTGATATCTCATCACTTGATGAGTTTGGTTTAGCCCTATAAGCGTCTTTTAATAATGACTTATCATTTTCGGATAAATAAATCTTATTATAATTATTACTTGAATCATATTTATGTCTAAACTCATGAGATAGGTTAGATAAACTCTCATCACTCCTAGTAACAACCTTATTGTATTTACTAGTATAAAACCCTTTAGCATTACTATTATCCAAAGCGGAGGATACCTCATATCTAAAATCATCAAAATCAGAATCCGCTGATACCCTTAGATTGTAAGCTTCTTCCAACCGTTTCCCATTATCATCAAGCATAGAATCTATCTTATCCTTAATATGCTTGTTAGACACATCATTTATATTTTGGAGATCAACACCATTATCAATCATCAAATCCACAGCCGCCTTATAAGAATCAGGAAGATCATTATAATTCCTTGAAATTCTCTCATGGACATCCTTGTTAAAAAAATCCCTAACCAAAGGTTCATCATGAACATATTTATCTACAAGATCATTATCTACAAGAAAATCATACAATTTACGTTTATCTTCTGGCAGAGGAATCTTCTTTACTTTATTAGCGAAAGGAAAAAATTCACCTAATACCGGGAATAGCCCTAAAGCTGATAATGTCATTCCTAAACCATCCCCAGCCTTCGATGACTCCACAAAATCTCTCACATCCATAACATCCCCAATAATAGGGACACCTCCAGCTATAATCTCGGTAATGTCAACTCCATCGTTTATCTTCTTGCCATATTCAGTATTAAGATTTATGCCACTAGATCCAACGGAGGTGTTATCCCTTGAAGCCACATATCCACCCCCTTGTTTCTTATCCATCTTCTCTCCCCATAGCCCATATTTCCCCCTAGGCCATATACCGTCTATGGCATCCACATAACCAACGGGGTGCTCCCCGTCCATACGCCGGTCCCGTCGCTCGTCCGCTGGGTACAGGGCGTTGGCCAACGGCTGCGTGATATGACCCAACCCCTTATCCTTGGAACTCGACATAGCATCCACCACAGTCCGATATACAGGTCTTAATTTCTCAAGTAAATATAGCCCCGCCTCATCAACCAACTCACCTATCTTCTTATTTATACCCCTGATACTGAAATTATAATTACCCATGCCATTATTCAACGGGGACAACGCACCTCTTATCCCATTCATGCCTTTAACTGCGGCTCCTCCGCTAAGGATATCAAACTCCGGGGACACGTTTCTCAAAGGACTATCATCCATACCCCTGAAATACATAGGACGCTCGCCTCTTACGACACGATCAAGATCCTCCTTATATAAATCCTTTATCCACGATGGGATTTCCTCCGGTTTATTCTTCTTAGACATATACTACATTTTTCACAAAGATAACTATAATCTCATAAGCCTAAAAACACGAAACGAGCACATAATAAATCATGTACCCGTTTATACGCTAATGCATGTGATAAGCAGCCAAGGCTCCTTTAGCTTTCTCCTTAGACTTGTACTTAGCCGGCCATAATTTACCGGTCTTGTTACTGACCACTCGCCAATCACTCCCTACTTTCTTGATACATCCTGATTTCGGGCATTCGCCCTTCTTTTTACTGCTAGTTTTCCCTGCTGCCATAACATCAAATATTTAAAGGTATATAATCACCTCAATAAACTTTCTCATCGTTGCTAAACCAACGTACTATCATCTTGAACCGGCTCTCAATGTCATTCACGAACCTAGCCAAGAACCAATCGCCACGAAGACGATCCCGCCACCCCCGATGATAATCGACAGCCATGGGGTCGATCTTACGGTCAATGTCATTCACATCCTTAACCCATATCGGAAGATTGTTCGTATCGTCTTTGACCTCGTTAAAATAGTCATTTATATTTATCTTCTGATCAACCTCCGTCACCAGTATCTCACGGCTATCGTCATTGGTTACAGGATACCTTAACCGCTGGCTCATATCGTTCTTGTCGGCGATAACCATCCGAAGTTCACCGCTGTTGTTCGTATCATTATAAAGCCATGCCTTATTAAATCCAGTAGTCCTAAGAATTTGGTAATTAACCTCATCCTGATATCTTCTGGCATCCATCCGATATTGGTAGTTCGTGAGGATCTTATTCACGTACTGCTCACGTACCGGAACCTCTATAACAAACGGATATAGCTTACCATAAAATACTTGATACGATTGGTTGGTCAAACCATGAGACCATAAACCTATCTCCTGACTTTCACTTGAGTAGTTCTTTCCGGACTGGAAATAATGCTGGTGCTCGATATAATAATCAGGGGTGTAGGATAAATATGATTTCCACTCACCCTTCAGGCAGTTATACCCAACGGTGAACGAGACGTCCGTGAAATGGCTGGTGTCCTGCAACTCCACCGCCTGTCCGTTCCTGTAGAACCGGCCGCCACGGAATTGGTACTCGCTCGGATTCCCTACCGGTATATAATCTTTCTTGGTTATCAGAACCCTCTTGAACCGATTGTCCCAGCCCATGGATAGCCCTATACCAAAGAACTTGTTATCGATATCATAATAAGACAACTCAGCGTCCGTATCAGCGTTATATATCCGGCTACGGATGATCTTCATCTGAAGATGCTCCTTAAACCAGTTTCTAAGCCCCGGTGTGACCTCCGTAAGATTCCTCCCATTAGAATCTACCTTAAACACCTGACCACGCCTTAAATCGACCCAAAAATGCCCAAACTCGCAACTGATCATATCCCGACTCTGGGTCCCGGAATATCCTAACGTCGTATTATTATACTCAATGCCACGAGAGGCGAAAAGCCCACCTGTCCCTAGCTCGCTATTCTCCGGGGATATTCTTTCTGCCAGCACGTCTATAGCGTTATATAGTCCTACCTGATTCTCGAAGCGAGCTAGTATTTGATCCGACTCTATTCCCTTCATGCTTATAAGCTTTCCGAACGAGGTCTTGAACTCATGGTAATCCATAGGCTTGTACGACAGCCAAGGATCGGTCATGCCGTTCTCCGACACGTCGGCGGTGCTCCATATGACGCCGTTGGGTCTTTGGTAAGCGCAGTCCCAAAAATTGCTATCATACGTCTCTGGTAATGACCTGCCACCTAACGTAAATCGATTCTTATACACAGGACTCATCTTAAACACATTACTCCTTGATATAGGGACATTACGCTCCTGAGTCCATGATATATAATCCCCCACCTCCGGATAGAACCCCTCGTAAGGCTCAGGGCCGGCTATACGGAAATTGCAATTGATCTCAGACTCCACAAGAAACTGAGGTATGCCATAGAAATATAGGAAGAAACGACCGCTAAGATACATATCTCCGGTCTTGCAAACCATCTCATAAGCGCTCTTCCGGCTAGGGAAAGAGTATAGCGATCCGGTATCCGTATCGGTCTTATTAAGATAATCCTCCCCGGTATCGTAATTAACGAAATAACGGGGATACCCGATGTTCCGATAATCATAATAAGGGAATGGTATCATGTCCCCCTGACCGAACTGAGTCAAATAAAACATAGGCATCTTCCTCTTAAGCGAGAATCTTGATATAAATACATCACCTCCAAAAACAGGTTTACGCTTATCCTTATCCATCAACCCGCAACCACCTAACGATACCCACCTGATATCCTCTATCTGCCCGTATTGAGCCGGAGAATATTTCTTTATCCTCATATAGGGGCAGGATACGAAAGATTCACGTGTCATAAAATGAGGCGTCATACCAGCCACCTCATCGTTACGAATATTACACTCATCCTGAATACGGCTGGTATCGTAACTTGAAACCAACTCCGGATATTCAAGCATATACTTATCCATACCAAATGACATGAACAATGAATGCTCACGATCGAGGTTGTTTATGATAATAGGCTTACCGCCTACGGTCTCCCCTTGCGAAGAGATATCTGTTACCGGATATAACCCGCTCTTGATATATTTAGCCGTTGACAATCCACGTAACTCTGACTCCCCTATTTTTTGGTAAAATAAATTATAATGAGCGACAGAAGTATAGTAATAAGCATAGTTCCGTCTAGGTCCCCTATCTATCAATGCCGTTAACCACTGATACCTATACTTGCCTATATCCACCACGGACTGGGCTGTGGCCTTGGCGATACCTGTAGCCAGACGGATAGCCGTCAGCGCTATGCCGACAGGGTTGGCTAAAAAGAACACACCTCCACCGACATATTGCTGTGAAGCCGACTGATATGTATACTCAGCTATAGCGGATATTAAATTAGCCATAGCCTCCACCGTAGCCAATGATGTTGCCATACTGTAAGCCTTACTCCCTAATATCGTCCATTTAGGGTGATCCTCCACCTCCCTGAATATACCTGAGGATTTACCTAATTGATAACCATCAACAAGGCACTCGGTGGGAGCGTCAGGCTTGTTAAAGGCAATATCAGGGCTTAAGAATGAATACCAGATATTACCCTTCCTGTTAAACGGATGCGTTATAAATTTCTCACGATTAATATCCTTATAGATATACATATCATCAGACAAATCGTTGTAAGGGTAATTAGGATAAAGGTTAGCCGATCCGTCGGGATCATCGTACTTAAACATATCATAAGCCAGACCGGTCCCGATAACGCTCTTATCCAACGTCCTATCGCCCCTATACAACTCATATCCTATTATAGAATCTCTTCTAGCCTTATCTATAAGACCGTTCTCTACCGCTATATCCAGAAACTCATTAACGATATCGTCATCAAGCATCACCCCCATAGGATAAATATAGGAGTCAACTCCATATTGACCGGTCAGTTGAGACGGATTACCCATGAAAGGAGCGACAGAGTTATCCGGAAACTTGTAATGACGTATAGGTCTCTGACAAAACGTGGTTGACGTATTGGGGTACTCAGCGTTATCCCCATTACCGGTGAAATAAGACTTACCCCCAACGGATTTAGGAGACCCATAGTATTTCGTCAAAGAATCTATTATATCCTTCCTCTTTGATCCTCCCGATGATATCCCGATCTTGCTTGAATCATACAACTCAAAATTAGCCGGATACTTATTGGCAGACTCCCAATATCCGAAATCACCGTACTGATATGGTCTGGGAGCGCAATCAGCGGGTTTATCTCCACATGAGATACATTTCGCCTCATAGGTAACAAATCTCCTTAATTTCAATTCTTTCGTGAAGAAGAACACGTATTTCACCTCCAGCGGCCGAATGCCAAAACAGAACGGGGCGGGGAAGATGGCGGTGCCGGCCGTATAGAATCCGGCAAGCTCCTTCATGTCCTGCCTCATGGCGAAACCGGTGAAGAACACGCATACCGCAGGCTCGATGCAAACATATATCTTATGGAAAGTAGTCTTGTCATCATTCCAGAACAAGTACTTTGGCATCATAAATATCTTATGATCCACGTAATTCACTATAACACCTTTCTTGGCATCATTAGCCAAAGGATTAGGAGCCACGGTACCTTCCTTGTCCGAGAAAAACGTTATACGAACCTTATTGTATGATGATGAGTCGCCGATCGGATAATTATAGTTACCCATCATCTCTATATACATAATACCGTTATCAGGATCGGATAAACCACTTATGTATTTCTCGTAATCCAACTCCACCCATCTGGCGCATGAGGATACATGTGGATAGAACTTGAAATAAGTCAAGTTGCTTCTACCGAACCAATTGGTCTTGGCGTCAATATCATTCTGCACAGACACACGACTTTCCCAATCAGTAGATATGCTGGTATTGAACTTAGAATTATCACCATTGCCAAAAAGACACATGGCGTTCTCGATACCAAACTGACTCTCATATTGGGGGAAATAAGCCTCCATCGTATCCATTAACTGATCAAGCATCGTCTCCGTATGCTTCTTTCCTTCCCATCCGGGATATTGATACAAATATGTGCACTTACCCAATGACCTACCCCCTTGGAATGTAGGAAGTTGAACATCATTAATAGTAGGATTCACATGAGGATCACCTACCGAGCACCCATTAGTACATATACCCTCATCATATAACTGCCGGACATTAGACATATCCTGACACAAGACCAAAGCGGAGGAGTCTATATCAGACGGGAATTTATCCTCATCCTGACCATCCAGCCATTCCTGGACCAGATCTATGATATTCTTACCTCCACTGGAGTAATTATCGAAATCACACAATACAGAGAATTTCCTTTGTGACTCGGCGTTACTTTGTATTAAGGTGGTAGGCTCGGTCTCCGTATAATCACTAGCCAGCTTATATGTAAAATCAATCCTAGAATCCACCAAAGAGTTTTTATCCAATATAGTCCTGGTCTCTATCCTCTCGATATCATCACATCCACTAGGGAAATCGGGAGCCTTTATACCGTCTTGATCCTCCGGCAATGATATAGCAGCGCATAACTCGTCAGTAATACCTACATTAGATTCTATGATATCACACAGGTTCTCTATATTATCAGCGATATAATCAATAGCATCATCTACCGTAACATCTTCCCCCATCGTATTGATAACGAATTGGGTCTCTCCTACCGTGGCATATTCCTGCTCTACATATCTGAGTTGCTTGACATCTAGCTGATTCTTGCATTCTCCTCCAAAATCATCAAATCCCCAAGACGGGTCGTTTATGATCTTTGCCGTATTCTTAAACTGCCAAAGATGACGGCGGCTGTTCCCCGCGCACTGCGGGTTGTTCTCCAGCACCGACGCAGCCGACAGGTCGTCAGAGTTACCGTCCTCATCAACGATAACCTCCATCTCCTCCCTTGTGGCCGGACGAGGGATAAGCGGGAATCTAGCTGTCCTGTATCCTGTATTGGTAAAGAACCTTATACCCAACGGATATACCTCGTCACGCATGAAAGAGGCGTATTTAGAGCAAGCCACACCGTCTTTATACAAATTCTCCGTGGCTATAGATGTATGCCATTTAACGAAATGACCCAAGAAGTTAACGACCGGTTGAAGATTCCATTCATTCTCCACGGTCAAGCCGTATTGAAGAAGACGATTCCCGACAGACGTCATGCCTCTGGCTGTCTTATATACCGGTATTTCCTTGGATAACTTCTCCATGGTCGTACGCTCGCTATATTGATCCGTAAGATAATAGATAGTCCTTTCCGTTATCGGATGTATACCTTCTATGAAATACTCAAGAACCGGGCTTTGCTCACCATTAAACCCAACCGTATTCTGTATAACACCTATCTTATAATGAGATACCTGCTTATCTATATTAGACACGGTAAGGCGGATACCCATGTTGGTTGACTTACCCCATAAACCATCGCGGATAACCATATCTTGACGATCGAATAACATGATTGGGTTGGTCAATGAGCAATATCCGGTCTTCTCAATCCCGAACTCATCGCACAACGCCACGCAGAACTGGTAGGTCCCGGCACGCAGGCTCCCCCCGAACTCCACGACCTCAGGCTCCACGCACGGGGCCGTCAGCAACGGGAACACCAGCAGCTTCTCGCAGGCCAGCCTACACCTCTCTATTGGCTTGTCATCCCCACATGTCTTATACCCATGGTAATGATACCAAAAGTCACCATCATCATCCGGGTTAAGGGCCTTATCGACCATAACATATCGCTGGGGATTATATCCATCGGTCCAGTATATCACCTTCCCGCATTTCTCGTCCTTGATCTCTATGTCGAATATCGGGTGATGGATGGAGAAGTTAAGACAAGGATCATCAACCCCGTCCTCTATCAGGACCTCCATCAAATCACATATCTCATCGAAACGACCATCCGACTCCTCAAGCCTCTCGCCAAGGATACGATGGATGTCCTTTCCCGATCCAGCCAATTGATCCTCCACGGTCTTGATATAATCCAATGACCGCATGAATGTGATCTTAGACGTATTATCATCCGGATTAGATAGAAAGAAATAAGTGTTATCACCAGCTATATCATTCTTATACCCAATAACCTTATAGCCATCAAATCGCTTACATAAAAGGGTACTAGGCTCGTTCTGGATCTTAAGCTGGCTTCCATCGTCACCCTCTATGGTAGCGTTCAAGGCGAAACTATATTCAGACGGGGATAGATCCTGTGGATGCTTATCCCTGTTCATCCCGGAGTCGGGAACCGCTATGTTAGAGTTATTTTGCACGACATTATCTTTTTCGCAAATATAATAAATCCACCAGATAATCACTTATGTGGCGGATTCTAATAAACAGCACGTATTATGCAAAACATTCAAATCGTACAAAAATAAAAAATCCTCCAGACTTTCACAAGTCAGGAGGAGAACTAAATACTTTTAAACGCTCGTGTAAAGTACAAAAACACAACAATTACAAATTTTTACCCATGTAGTTCGATTGCTTATCGGCATCCTCTACAGATATGTAAAAGAAACCGTTAGTCACGTATCTCTCATTGACATCCACAAAATCAGTAGATCCTTTATCCACTCCTTTCTTCGATCCCTCATCACACACAGCTACCAGACTATTAAAGTCATTGGAATAACCTACGACTACACCGTGTATATCCCGATTTCGAGGATCGAATACGTACCTCATCTTACATCTGTCATAAGCTAACTCTAAAGAGCTTTTGCTTAACCTCTCATCTAATCCAGCACCCGCTACCAAGGCCAAAACGCTCTTTGATATGTCACTCATGGTGGTATCCTTGGTCGGAGCCTTAGGCATAGAAACGCCTTCCATGACAAAATCCAACGCCTTATCTACAAGACCATCGAAATCATCATCTCTTATATAATCCTTAAGTACCTCCAGTATATATAACCGGACATGGAGTTCGTTATTTACATCATTCAATGTAACCATAATACTAGTTTTCGGCAAAGCTAGATTATTCCCACGCAATAAAAGATCAAATATGTCATAAGTGAAGGATTAAAAAAAATAAAAAAACTCTCCTATCCTCACGAACAAGAGAGCCGATGTGTTTATATTATGAAGAAAAATCTATTCACCTATTCTTACAATACAGTCACGAGATTCCTTGTTATAGATCATCGTGCCTACCTTAGAATACAAGGTCTTTATATTTTGCCAATTATCCTCACCATGAGCGGATACGTTAGTGGGAGCGTCACCGGTATAAACCTCCTCGCCTCCGATATTGACAAAATCATATCCACGTTTCTCCATAGAACCGCCCTTATATGCCGTGAACCTGATAGTGACATCACCTTTCTCACGACCACCATACCAGTTACCGTATATACTGCATCTGATCTCAAGAGGTAATTTATCGTAATTATCGCCATCCAACAACGGTCCCATCTGGATCAAGGCGGCCTCATTACCTGATTCCATGTTATCACCACCGTGGATAAGATAATCACCTACCCGCTCCTGCGTGGTCTGGTACTGTTTACTCCAACCAACAAGCTTGCCGTCAACGTCCGGGAGGCCGGTGTTATCGAAACCGGTAGCCGTGTCAAAGTCAATGCCGTCCTCGTCAGCCCAGATATACCTAAGAACAAGGTAATCGAACTCCGGGATGATCACCACCGGGACGGACTCCTGCCTGCACACGAACGTCTTCTCTTCCTTGGTTCCCTCTTTTATAACCTTGTATGTTACCTGACGTATCTCGCCGGTCTCATTAATATCAGCTGTAACCTTAACCTCAGCAGGGCCAGTACCACTTGTCTTATCTAAATGTATCCAATCATTTTTCTTTGCCATATTATCTTTTTTTCTTTTTAAAAAACGTATATTCGCGTCATAATCGCGGGGTGGAGAAGAGGTATCTCATTAGGCTCATAACCTAAAGATCGAGGGTTCGATTCCCTTCCCCGCAACTAAACCAATTTGACATAGTTATCAAAAGTATTAGGCCACATACGCTCTTGACATACTCCCATCACTAAAGCAAATGGGATTCTTGGATACAAACGCAAGAAACCCCGATATTACTATCACTGGAATTACTCTTGCTCTCCAATTCGGAAATGCCCTTCCGAAGTATATTACGGGCTGCAAGAATATCACGGTCGTTGATTGCGCCGCACGACGGGCATACCCACGTGCGGTCGCGTAACGACAAGTTGTTATCAACAAGCCCGCATTCACAAGTCTTTGAGGAAGGATACCATTTGTCAATCTTATGTACTATCACTCCATACTTTGAAACGATATACGTAAGTTTGTTAATAAAAGAAGAATGACTGAGATCAGAAACTTTCTTTCCCCACAAACGTTTCATTCCTTCAATGTTTAGATCTTCAATGAAAATATAATCATATCGCTTGCACAATTCATGAGCTAATTTCCATTGAAAATCAGATCGAAAATCGTTTATTTTACGATACGCTTGTTGAAGTTCAAACAGTCTTCTTTTTCTATTATTAGATCCTTTCTTCGCATTAGAAAACTTTCTATTTAGTTTTATAATCTTGTTTTGATATTGCTTGAAGAATAGTGGAGAATTGATTTTACTACCATCGCTTTTAGTTAGGTAAGTTTTCAGACCAAAATCCAATCCTACAGATGCACCATCATATGTCTTTCTGTAAGAGTTTGCAGGATTGTAATCTGTAACTATAATCAAACTAAAACGATAGCAAGTTTCTCTGACTATTCTTATTTGTTTAACATTACCTTCATATGCTCTACTGTATGAAAACTTAAAACGTTTCTTTCCTTTGTTGATTGTGAGAATATTACCATTTAGAGTAAATCCTCCTTGTTCAAAAACAAAAGAGTTGAAACAATCTGATCTTTTAAACTTAGGTGGTCTCTTTGATTTTCTTTTAAAGAAACGATTATAAGATTCATCAAGACGTTCAAGTATTTCTTGTGTTGTTTGAGAATGAAGAAGATTTCTTTTGATTCTTTTAGCAAAATGCTTCTTCATTTTACCAATTGAAATATATTTCCCAAACAACTTGTAATACCTACGCTGTAGAGCTAAAGCGTGATTCCATACAAAACAACATTCACGAAGCATTTTATCAAGATACTTCGTTTTCTTGGAATGATAGATGTTGTATTTGTAGGTAATCATTTTTTTATTTACAATTTTGATTCAAAATTAATCAAACCAATTCATCCACCTTCTAAAGTATGGTGGTTTTGTTGGTTAAATAATCATAAGACAACATCCTCCTCCTATTATCCTCAGCCAACTCCCGATAATCATTTAACGTGATCATCGACATCTTAAGCTCCTTCATAGCCCTAGCGAACTTACCCGGCTCCTGCTGAGCATATAATTTATAAGCGTCACCAGCGCCTTGTATCAAGCCATTCACGGCGGCATTCTCGAAGATCTTCATCTTGATATACGTCTCGACATAATCCTCAAGGTATCCTAACGCCGTTTCAGGTATATATGGGAGACCGTCATCATCCTTGGGTGTAGCACGATATATGATATAAATAAATCCATCAAACCCTGTATACATAGTATTGCCGGATATAGTTATATCATAATTATCCCAATCGTACTTATCCCGATATTTGTCGGCGGCGCAATCACGCCTCAGTCCTCGACCTATAGACAGCCTTACGGGATGATGGTAATGAAATCGAACCTCGTGAGACCCGATATATATCCTCTCCGTGATCGTCTTCTCAAACTCCTCCTTACAGCACTCGGTGCAGGAGTTCCAACGGAAACCGCGCTCGGTGCGCTCGACCCAGCCGATCTCGTGTTGGAGGTCAGCCTTAGCCTTGTCGCCGCCAGGAATCTCACAGATAAGAGGCTCACACCTATAGGCGTCAAGCATGTCGAAAAAATCGGAAGGCAATACCGCCTGTTTATTACTGGTCTTGACAACCGCCTCGGACATGACCGCTATAACACCCCCGAACCTTTTCAAGGCGATCTCAGCCCACCTATAAACAGACGAGGTATCTATAGCCCCGCTATCATCGTATTTATGTAAATCGGCCTTGATCTCGGCCAATAGCCCTTTTATAGTCATATTTAAGTCTTTTGCACAAAGATATGTATTTGAATCCGTGATACAAAAAAAATCCAGTCTACCCTCACGGGCTAACTGGATCACAAAAACTTCTACAGCTTATAAACCCATTTAACTCCAAATACCTTACTCTCCGACTCAACCTCCCGATACAAGAACTTATACCTCCTACCTGATTCCATAGCCAATCTACACTCCTTATTCAACGCCGGAGAAACATAGAGATGGAAATACTTGTTCCGAGGCATAAAATCAATACATGTATGGACATAAGAATATCCACCAGTTCCACGTCTGTTAATAGTACCGGTAAGCTTATTTAGATATATCTTACGATTAGGATTGATCTTATGGCACAGATAACCGATGTTGTTTATATAAACCCCACCCTCATTATCCAGATACTTATCACGTATGACCTTCCATATCAAGGACTGACATTCGAGAATATCATTCTTGTCCACAATCGTATGTTTCCTTCTCTTGCCGTTCTTAGACATAATAGATCTATAAAAACGGAGAAAGTACTGATCAAGTATTTTAAATGACTTTGTTTTCATATCACAAATATAACGATTTCATCCTAATACAAGAAATTTATACACAAAAATACACCGCCTGCACCAAGGACGAGGCAAATAGGATAGCCGACAATAACCTACAATCCGATGGTATCTCTTACGCTAATGGCTTGGCGCAGGCCGATAGATGTGATTGCCTCGAAACATGGAGCGCTTACGCTAGCGGAAGTTTTAATGGACAATGCTTAAGTATATCCGTAAGCTATGATAATCCATGTGGTAAATCTAAAACAGCATCATTTGATGTGTATTATACTAGATCTGAACCATCTGGAGATGTAGAATATTTCTCTACCACTAAAACAGTCACCATACCATCCGGATCGGGAACGATATCAGGCGGAAGTGATTGTGTTAGCAATGCTACAAGCATGTATGTATCTAATCCAAGTCAAGGTGGAGGCTGTTAAAAACAAAAAGGAGAGGTTGATTATCCTCTCCTTTTTATATAAACCTAAGATCTTTTCTCTTAGTATGATTTAATATCCTACTAATATGTCTGGTACTTAATCCCGTTCTTTCCTTTATCTTATCATAGATATAACCCTTGGATACGTAAGCCGACATATCTCCCAGATCTTTTATAATCTTGTCATACATATCGTGCACCTCATTATATCTTATAATAGAGCTGTCTCTCATCCCTCTTTCGCCTATACCGTCAACTATGGCATCATTGAAACCAAAGAAATTGATTATTGATCTTATTAGATTCATGTTATTGAATTTTTTGTGTTTTCTTATTAATATCCATATCCGGGTTCTCATCCGTAGGGATCTGCAATTTGGTTATCGTCTCTCTTAACGTCTCTGAGACAACATATTCTAGTAGCTTGTCAGGACATACGAAATCATAATCCCATTGAGATGTACATGGCTCATCTTTTTCCGTTCCACATCCCCCTAGCTCTAACGCCGCTTTTCTGTCGAGAGTTATAAGATCAACATTTATAGCCTCTATGTTAATATCTGGTATATAGATATATCCATCATTGACATAATAATAGTATTGATCTATATTCCCGTATTTACGTTCCTTGTTGTTAGCGTATTTTCTTAACGATATGGAGGTAAATATAATATCATCCATAATGTTTGATACTTTGATGATAGCCGGACCTATACGGGTATATATCATATCGGGCAATCTTTTCTTGGATCTCATAAGTATCCTGCATAGTTTAAACTCATCAAAACAACAATCAATTTTCCGAACCCTCTCCATCTCCATGCAATTGATATGAGTATACAGTGATTCCTCGCCGAACAAGGTTCCATCAGCATACTTCTGGACTATATATGATCTTGCCTTTTGTCTTCCTATGGATAATATCCATCTCCTACTGACATGAGCGTCCTTATTGATGGAGTTCATATCATTTATGATTCTAGATACAAATTCTGAATTTTTCATATGCTAAATACTGAGGAGGGGATATACCCCTCCGGTTATTACTTCTTTTTCTTAACCTTGCCTCCACATTTCAGTTGAGGTTTCTTTTTCTCGGAGACCTTGCCTCCATTAGCCATTTTCTTTTTCTTATTGCAAGCCATAACTTAATGTATTAATATTAACGATACAATATTAATGATTTTAATTAATAGATAAACAATACGCATTGAATAAGCTAAATTCACATCAAGTCAGACGGTATCTCTTACGCTAATGGCTTGGCGCAGGCCGATAGATGTGATTGTCCACAAAATTGGAGTGCCAACGTGGTAGACTACAGTGAAAGCGGAAGTTGTATTAACTTTACTGTGGAATACAGTAATCCGTGTAGTTCCAGCAAAACCATAACAGTGACAGGAGGAGCGGAAGCGAATACCTCCACGGGTATGGAGATGACCACTAGTACTACGGTTACGATAGGTACTGGTAGTGGATCTACTAGTGGTAGAATGTGTTTTCAAGCGGCCATAAAACCAGGAACGGCGCATGCGGCTTGTACCACAGGTGGACAATGCTGATAATGTATATACAATAAAAAGGAGAGGTTAGTTAGCCTCTCCTTTTTATTATATATCAGACTCTTAACATTGACCACCAGCTCTTCCACTTATATTGATAGAATTACATGGATATCCACGATCAAAAGATATCGTGGCCTTTTTAGTGCCTGATCCAGTAGGTATAGTTACTGTCGTACTCCCGATAGTAGTCCCTGAGCTTGAGGCTGTTACCGTCAAACTCTTCCGCGTAGTACATTCATTACTATACGTAATCTCGACCCCTACTCTTAGCGTTGAAGTGCCCGAAGGAGCGCCATTGCAAGGATCACCATCGGCATAAGCGTTGGCTGACCAATTCTTCGTTGGCTCCACGCAATCGCATCTATCGGCCTGCGCCAAGCCATTAGCGTAAGAGATACCGTCGGATTGTAGGTTATTGTCGGCTATCTTATTTGCCTCGTCCTTGGTACAAGCCTCATATTTACCAGCGACTTGCTTATAACTGATAGTCTTAGGAGTACAGTTGCTAGGACAGTTCGTAGCCTTGACATTCCCCCATCGGTCATCATTGCCAACCTTAGAAGGGCATGCCTTAGCATTAACAAGAATCTGAAGAGCCTCCTTAGCGCTAGAATAAGCATCATAAGCGGCGCTAGACGCATCTTGAACCGTGCTCCCGCAATATTCTCCGGCAGAAACAACCTTCATAGGGCTACTAGGAGCGCATACATCACCACATTCGCCCGAACATCCCTTACATACCTCATTGGTATAGATAGTGTAGTCATATGGATTACAACAATGCTCACCGCCATTCTGCCAATATCCCGTAGGATCACACTCGCTAGAATAATGCTCCTCGCTATTACCATTATTACACCTACTATTATCCATATGGTATGTATTATCACATCCGCATCCACAAGATCTTGAATCGGACTCAACCAACTCATCTTGATCTGAGGCTGAAGAACAAGGATTGGTCTGATTCCTACTCCTACGATAATCGCATCCACTACAATAATAATTCCAATCATTATAAGATGGGGTATCATCGTCATCGGCGCAATCACCATTCTTGTTAGCGTAAGCTTGAGCGGCGGTCTTAGTCGCCGTATCATTCTTGAAAGCGTTTTGAACCTTGCTGTCGGCATCCGCCTGAGATACGGTAGATGTCAACGCTGACAACCCTAAGGCGCTATAAGGAACGGATAGAGCGACACCATGTTTACATGTACCACAATTATCCTTATAAAATGTAGCGCTTCCAGTACCGGTCCATACACAAGTTCCATGTTGGTTAGCGTAATCCTGTCCCTTCTGGTCTAAGATCTGCTCGGCCTTGCTTCTGGCATCAGCCAAAGAAACCTTGCTGGTGATAGGCGTACCGCCGTTAACCTGCGTAGAGGTCACTGTTATTCTCTGACCAACCCCGCTTCCGGCGCAATTATTCCTATAGAAGTCACGGCTTGCCACGTAAGTCCATGTACATCCTCCATTCTTATTGGCGTAAGCCTGACCATCAGATCCACGAACCGCGTTCTCAGCCTTCTTGTTGGCGTCAGCCAAGGAAACGGTGGAGGTGTACGGGTGTCCCGGAAGCTCGCTGCTACTTACGGATACCATGTCGCCCACGCCGCCGTCAGCGCAATTGTTCTTCCTAACCTGTCCGGTATAGCTTCCTGTCCAAGTACAAGTACCCTTCGAGTTAGCCACGGCCTGACCCTGAGAGTTCACGGCGGCCAATGCCTTGGCGTTAGCGTCAGCTTGGGATACACATGACTTAAACTTACCATCAGAGCTAGGACTTGGATCCGTAACATCATTCTGAGTTACGGTAACAGAGCTTCCAACTCCACCATCCGCACATTGACGGGTAAAGGCCTTGGATGCCGTACCAAACCAGAAACATGTATTATTACCACCAGCTATATACCGCTCTTGATTATCAGGATCAGTATAACAGGTATTGGTATTACGTTGATGTAATTGAGAGATACAGTCCTTACATACGGTCTCTATAGTCTCCCATACCGGTTGCTCGGTCTTCGTATGGCACGTATCATCATAGTTCTTGTTGACGAACGCCTGACCCATTCTGTCGATATAGGCCTTAGCCAAAGCGTCTGCCTCTTCCTGAGAACGGGTTGAGGTAAAGAACTGACCCATAAGATCCGGGGTTACGGTGATAGGATCTGCATACTGACAAGTAGGACACTTAGGAGTGAACTCCTTGCTATAATTACCTACATATATCTTCAGTTCGTCGCAAGTACCACGATCGTTGGCTATAGCCTGACCTTGCGCCTTGACAGCGGCCTTGGCAAGCTCATCGGCGGCGAACTGGCTCTCGTATGAGTAGAACGGACCTCCGGTCACGTCAGCCTCAGTAACGGTAACTGAAGACGGGATAAGACCAGACGGACAATTATTCTTCTCAAACGCCTCGCTATAATGACCGGTGTACTTAGGAGCCTCATGGCAAGTACCACGCTCATCGGCGATCTTCTGACCTTGATTCATGACAGCGGCCATAGCGACTAAGTTAGCCTCATCCTGTGATACACAAGACTGGAACGGATGACCTTCCACCATATCTTGTGTCACGGTGAACGGATTTCCTACCTGATTAGCGCCACAATTGCTCTTCGTGAACTCGAAGCTAGCCTTGCCGGTATACATAGTGGCGTTAGAGCAAGTACCCTTGGTGTTAGCCAAAGCCTGTCCTTGAGCCTGTACGGCGGTCATAGCCATAGCGTCAGCGGCGGTCTGGGAGTCGTTAGACTGGAATGGGTGTCCTTCTACCATATCTTGGGTGATTGTCACCTTAGATCCGATCTTACACTCACCACAGTTGTTTCTCGTGAATTCCAAGGAAGCACGGCCGGTGTACGTACAAAGGGCGTGGATATTGGCAAGGGCCTGTCCTTGGGCGTCAACGGCGGCCTTGGCCTTGTTATTGGCATCCTCCTGAGATACGGTAGACGTGAACGGATAACCGTCAACCATCCTATCATTTACCGTATAAGTACCACCAGTTCCAGTACCACAATTGTTACGGGTAAACGTACGTGTATAAGTACCGGTATATACAGGCACCTTCTCGCACTTACCTTTCACGTTAGCCACATCCTGACCTTGAGCCTCGACGGCGGCCTTAGCCTTATTGTTGGCGTCTTCCTGAGATACGGTAGACCTGAAATCTCCTGTCACCATAGTCTCATCCACGACAACCTTGGTGCCGTATTGGGTCTCATCACAGTTATTACGAGTGAACTCCTTATTATACCTACCGTAGTAGATCGTCTTCTCCTTACACTCACCTTCTAGGTTGGCTTGTTGCTGGGCGTTAGCCTCAAGATCGGCCTTAGCCTTATTGTCAGCATCCTCCTGAGAGATAATAGAGAAGTACTTACCAGCGGCTACAACATAAGTATAAGGTTGACCGATATGGAACTCATCGCAATTGTTTCTAGTGACTGTCTTCTCCATCCTTACGTTATAGTAGACGTTAGTCTGACAGTCGCCACGCTCGTTGGTGATAGCCTGACCTTGCGCCTCGACAGCGTCCTGCGCCAGCTTGTTGGCGGCATCCTGCGATACCGTAGAAGTGAACGGATATCCAGAACACATCTTCTCGTCCACAGTGAAGTCAACAGGAGTAGAACCCTCAGGGCAGTTGGTTCTCTGGAATACCTTGGAGTACGATCCGGTAAATACCGGTATCTTCTCACAGTTACCCTTGATATTCGCTATATCCTGACCTTGAGCCTCGACAGCAGCCCTTGCTAGGCTATTAGCGTCTTCCTGAGACACGATGGATCTGAAGTCCCCTGTAACCATCGTCTCATCGACAACCACATCAGTACCATATTGCGTGGAGTCGCAGTTGTTACGGGTAAAGGTCTTACTAAACTTACCATAATAGATATTCTCCTTAGGCTTACACTCACCCTCCAAATTGGCTTGTTGTTGACCGTTCTTCTCAATATCCTCAAGAGCCTTCCTATCGGCGTCCTCCTGAGAGATGGAAGATACGTACTTGCCCTCAGGAATGATATAAACATATTCCTGACCGTCACTGAACTTATCGCAATTATTACGTATAAACGTCTTTCTCTGCTCCTCGTTATACCAGATATCGGTTATACACTCACCATGCTCGTTGGCGTATTTCTGACCGTTCAGGGCTATATCCTCCATAGCCTTGGCGTCTGCGTCCTCCTGCGAGATAAACGACTTGTAAGTCCTTTCCTCGACCGTATACAACACCACCGATCCATGCTGGTTGGCCAGACAGTCGTCCTTGGTGAACGGCTGAACCATCTTGATATTATAATAAACGGGCTTGGCGTCCTGAGCTATCATATACTCCTTGACAATATTACCGTCCTTTGACGTTATACGGAACTTAGCCGTACAGATCTGACCGGTATAATTAGCCTTGTATACGATATTAAGCTTATTATCGCCTACCCCATGGCTCTTGTCGTTAATGGCAAAGCAATTACCCTCGACACAATTCTTATCTATTTCCCTTGCCATATTATCCTTCAGTTATTCTCCATGAAACATCATCTCCGGCCTCTACCCTCACGATTTGGGTATCACCATCCTTATTAAGCGTCAACCTTTGCGGATCCACGTTGAAGGGTGGTTCCGGTTCCGGCTCACTACCATCACCGCAAGTGCAACATACCAGCTCGATATCATACTCGGTATTGGACTTGATATCGACGACAACCTGACCGTTCTCGCTAGTCACGTTATCGAAGTCATGATCAAGTATGATATAAGGTATATCATTAGGCTGTTGATTGATATTAACAACCTTACCGTTCAAGACAAACATCTCATGATGCTGTTCGTTATCCATATTCTTAGGCATAGCTATGACAAAGCTAGCCTCATACAAATCAGTGGCTCCGGGATCCTCAGGATCGGCATACACTATATATCTGCTATCCTCTTCCGGGACTTTCATGGATAAGCCGTTCACGTTCATGGATACTATATAGGACTTGCTCACCGAGCCACCAAGGGTAAGGCAGGAAGCCTTGACCGAGGCGGAGTTGAGCTTGGCGTTGATGGTCGCCGTCCCGCCCTCCATGTCGAACATGACACTGGTAGGATCCACGCTTACCCGCTCTATACCCTTCTGGGTTATAGTAGCGAGCTTCGTAACCTTGCCTTTCTCGACCGCCACGTAAGTCTCCCTAGGCAACCTACCCATCCATCCCGGCTCTACCTTAATAGCGACCTTGTCTGGCCCGGTACCGGAAATCTTGTCGTAGGACACCCATGAGGAACCTTGCTCGATCTTAGCAAGAATATCTTTTAAATTATTCATATCATTCCGCTTGAGTTATAGTCCATTTATCACTCTTACCTACGATAATCTCCAGAATCTGCTCGCCACCCTCAGGAGGATACTCGAAGTTAGTAGGCTTAATCTCAAACACGCTGGCGCCACCACAACCAAGATCGCAGATCATGTCCGGCAACCATCCCTCCTCGAAAAACCGTTCTATAAGCTCCCTGACAGCCTCTGAAAAAGAGTCAAGCTCTAACCTGTCTACGGGAAGAGATCCCTTCTTGAGGGTCTCACCACATACCCAGCCGTCACACTCGGAAGCCAAGACCGTATCATACACTCTTTTAGCCATAACATGAGGTATTTAAAATATTACTATTCAATGTAGTATATACGATATTAACATCAGTAAACTCATCACCCATGCAATATTTCTTCTTAAACTTAACGGACCTGCCAGAAACGACATATCCGTCATTAGGGACGATAGTACCACAATAGGTAACACTGAGCACATTCAACGGCTCGTATCTTAATCTGACAGCTTGAACGCCCTTGAACGAGTCACGCTGGATGGACGCCGTGGCGCCAGATACGGCAACCAGCTTCCTTACCAGAGACTCGATTACGCTATTCATGCTATCACCGTTCCTGATATCTGCCTCAGGGAACGACTGACCGTCATATACGATCTGGGAACTGTAGATACTACACTCGTCCCCCGGTCTATATTCCGGCTTACATGGATTACAATTATTTCTCATATCAAATCAATTTATTGATCATTCTTCTTAATTCAAGTATCTCGGCATCCCTATCCCGTATAGCCTTTATCATAGCGTTAAGGGTATCGGACATATCGCAATTAGGGGATAATCCCAATGATTCCACACGTACCTTATCACCGGGGTAAATACAATCGGTACTCATGTACGTAGGGCACGGTACTTTCGTGTCGTCTACAGTAGGTCTGTATTGTTTTTTGTTACAACCGTTCATCACCAAACCTCCTCTTCAGTTCCGCTATCCCCGCCGCTACCACCGGCGTTGACAAGCTCGTTTATAATCCTCTTCAAATCCAGAACCTCACGATGGTATAAATCTATCTGCTTATCCCTAGACGCTATAATACGCCTCAATGAGTCTATAACGACAGAGATATCAGCACCTTTCTCTATGCCATCCGCTACCAACTCATCGCCTGAGTACAAGACGCATTTATCATACAAGGTTATAGGACATCCATAACCAACACAAGGTTCGTCCTGACAATCCCGATCGCAAGGATCACAAGGATCATCATAACATTTGTTAAGAAACTTATCTATCTTAACGCCATGACAACACTCTTCGGGACGTTCCCGTGAATGATCATGACAACAACCACCTGAATTACGCATATGAATAATATTAATGTTTTTAGCAAAGATACTTATTTGGTTTGATTATAGGACAACAAGACGTATGAAACAATAAGAGGTAGAGACCATAAGCCCCTACCTCCAAAACACTAATCTAACATTATGGAAAACACAAACGCATTCTTACCAATAACACTGATCCTCTTGATCGATATTCTCGATCCATTTCTCGCACTCAAGATTAAGATCAGCGTACTCCTGTCCCTCTACCATCAAGACCTCACGAGCCTTGGCGTTGGCATCCTCAACCGATATCCATGACCTAAACCTGTTGGCTTTGATAGAGTAATATACTTTACCGGACTTATATCCGAACGGACATACCTTTTCAAACCAATCACCGATCTTCGTATTATAGAATACAGGTGAACAACTACCCTCGGCGTTAGCCTTCCCCTGACCTTCTTTCATAAACTTCCTATAAGCTAACGTATCGGCGTCTATCTGGGATATATCGGATATGACGGCTCCGGCTGGTAATTCATATACAATACCTCCCTTGCCTGATGTGCCAGCCTCACAATCGTTCTTGTAAAACAAGCCACGAAAAGGCTGTGAGGCCCAGTCCTCGCAGCAAGCCCCGACGGAGTTGGCCTCTCCCTGCCCGATCCGTCCAAGCTCCACCCTGGCCTTATCATTGGCATCTTTCTTAGATACGTAAGAGACAAACCTGCCTTCCTCTATGCATACCTGCTCCTTGGACCCCCTACCGCTTACGCAATTGTTCTTGATAAACTCATCGCATACCTGATCATTATACCATACAGCCGGTATTATGTCGGCATATGTATTGGCGTAGTCCTGACCGTTGGCTTTGATATCATCCTCAGCCTTACTGTCAGCTTCCTCCTGCGTATCGCCAAAATAAACGTTGGCCGGGACCCGGTAGTCAACAGAGCCGCCCACGTACCCGGCAGGCGGGTTGTTTCTGGTGAACGTCCGAACTATTTCTTTGTTACCGTATATCATTGTGATTCACTTTGTCGCAAATATAGATATTTTACCGATATGAGACACATAACCGTAAATGCAAATATGCAGTTACCTGATTATCAGTTTTTGGGCAAAAATGGAATTAATTATTCCAATGACTAAATGACTCCGATCCGGCAAAAACGCCATAATCCCTGAACATGCCTCCACATAATATGAAATCGCTTTTCTTACTACCGTTTATAGATGACAATATATACCGGTAACCCTTTCCTGTTATATAGATAGTCCTTGCATATACAACCTTTCCGGATTCCGTACATATATTCTTATCCCGATAATGAGCAAATCCTTTCTTTACGGCGTTAGCCGTAATCTCCCAATCTCCATTAACCTTGATCCTTTTAACTATTATCTTTATCTTAACAAGAAAATCACGAAGACATTTATCACTTATAATTATATCATTCTGTTCAAGTTTCTTAGCTAAATCCCTTATCAATAAATCCGACTCACCGGACATGATAAACGACTCTGAAAATTCTATATCCTCTTTCTTCGACTCAAGGACCTTAGCCACCTCCTCGGCTTTAGCCTTCTCCTCTAACGCCAGCTTCTCTGCGGCTACCCTGCCACGATACTCCTTAGCCCAAGCCTCGGCAGCCTCTGCGGGATCAGTAAAATTAGGCAGCTTGATCAAAGAAGAATACGACCCCGTCTCTCTTATAGAAGGAAGAACTTCTTTTGTAACCCATCTCTTAAACGATCTAGCGGATTTGATCTTAGATTGCAAAATCAACGAATACACACCGGATTCATTGATTAAGCGTATTTCTCTAACTGCCTGATTTAGAAGATTCCTCCCAAATTGGATACTTGATTTACAGCTACTTGACAAAATGATAACATCCTCCTCATCAACCGCATTTCTAACCGCATCGGTAGGCTTTAAATAACCTAGGCATTTAGCCACATCCGTACCGACAAACCATGGAGCACCTTTTTCATCCAACACTATTCTTACATTCCCAAATTCATTACTCTAGCAAAAAAATGCCCGAACAGCAGAACATAGCATCTCACCTCTACGAACCGCCGAACGGGTCAATATCTTTCAAACTTAAACGACCTTTAGTGAGATGCCGTCGTTTATGTTTCAATGCAAATATATTACGAAATATATAAACAACAAAATATTTAACAATATTTCATAAATATATATCTATGCCACTGATTATCACCAATACCGATTTTTCTCCATTGGCTCGTTACCTATTACAAATCTTATCCTCCAAAGCATAAAGAATTTTCGCTACTGTCTTATCACCACTTACCTTCACGCAAGACTCACCAAGATCCCGGACATCTATAGCCTCCCTGATACGGGTAAGCTCGTCATATATCTCCTCTATCACATCAGAGATCATAACACACTCATCAGAGTCCTTATGCTTTGACCACTCTGGTAGATCACCCTCATAAGGTACGCAAGTGGACGGAGTTATATGTAAACAACTGTATTTTTTCATGCCAGTAACTTATTAACACGTTCCTTTAACGATCTCACCTCATCCGGACATAACCCGCAATCATTATCACATAATGACCTTTGCAGACGAATTATCCTACCCCAATAGGATATATCGGGCTTATCACCGATCCTATACCTATGGTATCTCATATATCTACCCCATTGGCAGGACAGCCATTCGTCTACGGACTTACATAAATCCGTCCTATCAAGGTTTGATATGCTCTGCGCGCCCATTCAGAATCTCCTTTCTCATTTCTTGCACCTCCTCGTCAGGCGGGCATCCATACGGCAGGTTCTTGATCCACTCACGGATCTTTTTCTGCATATTAAGATAAGATACACCAACGCCATCACCCTTAGTACGAACTTGCTTATATATACTAACCACGTCACGCTCCATGGTCTGCAACGGATCTTGCATAACCATACAACCAGCGGTACTCCTAGAAGCGTACTCCATATCGCTAACAGCGGTAGAAGAAGAATGATTCATCATACTTCTCTCAATCCTTTCTCTCTCGGCCCTTAACGCCTTTTCCTTACAAGTATTACAACCCACGACTAAATATTTTTATGTTTAACAATCCACGCAATTGGTAGTCATCTCAAGAAGCTCTCCGACACGATCAATAATCTCATGGGCGGCCCTTATGTTATCCAACCTGACATTCGCCTCGGCTACGACCATAAGTGTCTCCATCTCCTGTATCTTGTCTATAAGACCCTTATCCTTGTCCTCGCATAAGACATCAGTCTTGATCCATAGCCGGTCGAGACGTCTGCGTATAAGATCCGTCTTAAGATACTTGCGACTGAAATTGTAAGTGGAAGGGCTACCTATGATCTTAATATCATATATACCGTCTGGAAGATCAAGATACTTGATATTACAATCATCGTAATTAAAACAATTGAGACCTAGTGTTAGGCTGGTAAAGGTATTGACCTGATTCTTGCCAAGAAACAACGTAACGGGGTCGGACATGCCCGGCGTAGTGATCTCGATGATCGCCTTCCTGTCCTCCAGCAGCCCCCACTCGGACTCATCCAGTACCTGCAATACCTTTGGATCACGTGTCTCTAGCACCTGAAATGACAGCCGAATATCATTCATATTAACCTTCTTATCGTACCGGCACAAGCTATCATCATAACGGGCTTGCATATCAAGATCCGGTACATCGGTATAATATGTCTTGACCTCATGCCCGTTGATAAATACCGATGTTATCTGGCAAACATGAGACCTAGCGACATCAAAAAACACCATCCTTACATTACCCTCATAATCAACGCCCGATGTCGGGTATGTCAATATCTGGGTATTATACTCACCATCGTTACGTCTAGCCACGACAGTAATAACGATAGGTTTCTCTATATCGTAATCATCCATGATAATCCTAGCGGCGAACTTATCATGAATTATCTTCGGTATGATATTGATCTGATTCATTCGTATTTCTTTTTCACAAAGATAACTATAAAGACGAATCTTAAAAAAATAGATTCAAAAAATAGTACCACATGAATATATTAGGTGATTATATGCCATTTTACACTAAAATCGTAAAATGGTATATATCTATACGGAAATCCGTACTGGGTTCCACCAAAACCCTCTACCTTCTGGTAAGGTACTTACATCGAAGGCTTCTTTTGCCAATTTTCTGATGATGTTAAATGCAGCGTTGATATCGGCATTAATAATACTACCGGAAGATGTTTTGAATAATCCTCGTTTGATACGTCTTCCGGCATATTCCTCATGCTTGCAAATCTTCTCGTTATCCAAGAAACTACATTTCGAGGTATAGGATTCCTCAACGATCTTAACATTAATACCCTCAAGTGTAGCTTTATATGATATCATTGAGATAAACATATTAAAAGGGATAGATACAAAGTTCTGGTTATTTCGTTTTCCGATATTGATCTCTTGTTTCCAACATCTGTTATGACCGATTATGATCGTATTAATGCCATTAGAAACTACGTGATTAATCAATACCCTACTGGCTTTATGCAGATAATCCTTGATCTTGTTATTCCTTTTGTTGGTTAACGACCTTATTCGCTTTGATATTTGTTTATTGCCTTTTAATATTGATTTTAAATATGCTAATCTTTTATTATAATACTGGTTGATGGACTTCAAAGGTCTACCATTGATGATAAAGCAAGAACCGGTATTTGATACACAAGACGCAAGATTATTAAGTCCAAGATCAATACCAAGGTAATTCCCATTATCATATATAAGGTTTTTCTCTTTCTTATTATATACGATCTCAAGAGCAATATATCCATTCTTAGGAACAAACCTAAGCTGTTGGATATTTTGCTTGTTGGTTCTTGTAGTAAAAGAGAATTGCTTTGGTAACTTAATAATACCTTGCTTTATCCATTTCTGAGAAAAGGCTGTTGTCGAGAAAACAGCCATAAACATCCCATCTTTATCAAGATACTTAGGTATTCTTACTTTCTCGGAATACTCACCTCTACCCTTCTTATTAAGAAGATTGAAGAAGGACTTGAAATTCCGATCAACCATCATAAGTACCTGTTGGGCTACTGGTGTTGGTAAAGCACGATAGTCAACGTCATCTTCTGTTCTTAATTTCTTTTCAAGGGAGTAATAGTTGAGGTATTTATACTTAACAGTATTATCATTCTTATATTGAAAGTAATGCTGCCTAACAACATACAATCCTTTATTGTATAAGCTCTTGCACTTATGCAACAAATCTTGAAGCTCATTGTAATATATTGAGCTTTGCTTGATTATATGTTGTTCGACCAATCTCATGACACAAATATATAGATTATTATTTATATATAAAAATAATTCCTTACATTTGTGATGTAAAGTTATATATAATCACCATATATTATCAAGAAAAAATGGATATATTCGCGCCATGGTCGGTTGGATGAGTGGTTTAGTCGGTGGTCTGCAAAACCATATACCTCGGTTCGAATCCGGGACTGACCTCATATTTGCAATTCTTTTCTGGGGTGATAACCAATAGGTGTATGGGGTTTCTTGTACACCTATTATTTTATCAATCCGAATCTTTTCAACAACACGAATAATACAACCAATATACCTAAGATCGACATAAAGATGATAGCCATCGGCCACCTTGATTCCTCCTTATCGTCTATATCCTTATGCTTGATGTCTGTCTTCTTATCAATATCCTCAATACCGGTGATCGTCTTATCAACGCCAAGGGAATCGGTCGTCACCGTGCTATCCCGCCGGCCGATGACGATATGGGCGTCCGTCTGGGAGGACACGGGTCGCTCCCCAGTGGATGGATCCACCTCCTTCGTAGTATCGAATTTCCTCTCAGTTATGACAATATCAGCATTAAGATCAGATGTCCTGATCTCCACGATCTTCCGGTCCATGACCTCATCTATCATCGTCTCTATCCTGCTTATCAAACGATTATCTATAGACGTGTCGCTAACCTGCCTCCTGCTTCCACAAGAGGACAGGAATAGCGACAGACCTAAACAAAAAACAGCCTTAAGACTTATCCTTAACCTTATCATCAGCAATCTTCTTTATATCGTCAAACATCTCGTCAGGTATGTTTTTAGAGAAGCCAAACATCTTGAATACGTTTATTCTCTTGAATACAGCCTTGAACACCTTAACCAGATAAGCGTCAGCGAAAGCATCCCCTATCGTATCCAGGAAAAGCATCACATATCCAACAAGGGCTATATACACCCCATATTTGGTAACGGTAAGTATCATGCTAGCCTCCTCCTCGATCGGGTATAACGTCTTATATATAACACATAATGTCATTACTATAAAACAAGACAAAGCGAACTCCTTAAGAATATCAGTAAACCTGACCTCCCTAAACCATCTCTTGAAACTAAACCTCCTCCTACGGCTTCTACGGAGCTTCCAGCCCCTTACGCTTTGCGCTAACCTAGCCAAAAAATTCGCTATTAATACTATAAGTAATACAGTCAATAAATGATGCACTGGCTGGAAGTAAGCCCAACAAGAAGCACCATACGCAAGCGCTATATTCCATAAAGCCCCTACTCGCTCTATCATGCCTTCGTCTTTCATTTTGTACCCTACTCGCAAAGTTAACTACTATACCATTAAGTACCTAAAATACCACAGCATGTATACCGTTCCTAGTATCAAGGCTATCAAAATGCAACCAACCCACCTTCCCCTCAAGCCGGAAAGGATATGGTAACATATCTTGATGATCCAAGATCAAGCCTCTAGCCTGTTCCGCCGTCATCGACTTGACATCGAAATCCCCAGCCTTACCCAACACATGAGCGGATAGATAAACATCTTTCTTATCCTTAACTATCTGGCAGATGTTGCATCTAAGACCACGTTGGGAAAACTGCCCCTGCTTGTCCCAATTATTACAATACATAGGCTGTTTAATTATATCCCTCCGTAATATAAGAAGATTATGGAGAAACGCTGTATCAAGAAACTGCCACGATCTGTCCTTCCACTTATTGTACGTATGAGGACATACCAATTCTACTATATCAAAATACAATCCAAGTTCTTTTATGATATCATTTCTATCCATATTAAGCCGGTTTTATCGTCCATCTCTGGGCGTAGTTATTTTTTAGCACATATATCTTCTCCATAGGTGTAGCGGGAGACCCGTTGGACGAGCCTTTCACGAATCCCTCTGGGGCCTGCTCCGTGCCGGAAGGACGCTGGTTTCCGGTTGGATAAACAGCATTATACATGCTTACCGAAAGACTATAGAACTGGTTCCTCTTCCCATCCTTAGCCACGGATGTCATAGTAATCTGATCCCATCCTACAACAAGGTCGTAGAAAGAGTTCACGAAATCATCTGATCTTTTTTGGCTATAAGTGGATGCATTCACGTTAAACCATGTAATAGCCCTCATCTCATAAATATAATCCGGAAGCTTACTCATTCTAAGACTATTACAATTAAAGGCACTAAAACCAGTAAGATATTCCAGTCCCCTTCCAAACATATTATCATCATTCCATCCTGTCCTTCTCTCAGAAGCCATCCAGTCTTCAAGAAAACCAAAAGTGGTGATTATAGGATTTATTTTATCAACCTCAAATGATGGAATAGTATTAAGGTCAAAATAATTCCACATATCACTGGGGCCAGGAGTTATATTTAACGTCTCAAGTTTAGGAAGGTCATTAAACTCCTTTATATATCTATCCAAATAACATGAACTTAAATTAAGTTCCTTAATTTTTTTCATGTTCTTTATATTTCTTATCCCACTAGCCTCTATATCCCTAAGATCAAGTATATTAAACATATTTAAATAATATACCTCTGTCTTGCTAGTTATAGCCTCAGGAATTACGGTCATTCTTTGCCCAATATTTTGAAGATCGATATAAATTAACTTTTTGGATCTTGACAGCCTGTCTACAGGTATACCGTCATTAACATACCTCGTATGGGATACGATCAAAAACTCAAGTCCTGGTATATCCACAATCGGGAAAGCCGTCATCCTACAAGCTTGGATATTGGCATAATAAATATCACAAGTAAAATCTATCGACACAGCCCGTTGTACGTCCCTCCTCCCATCAGCGTAAGCGTGATTATCCACAGGTACGTATTGCGATCCATCCCCCTTCCTGAACCACCACGTAGTATTGGGATTTTTCCTGTGTTGTATTGCCAAAGAACGGAATATGATACGATAATTATCCTGCCCTTGAACCTTGGTCATAGGAAACTGCTCCTTTATTCCATCCCCCCAATCCACATTAGCCATACCGGGCTTTCTGGATCTAAACTCGACAAACGTATTATAAGGATTATCAACGACAGGATCAGGTACATAATTATAATCATCGGTATAATAATTTCTAAGTGCCCTATCCCATGTCGTGAACCACACGAACTTATTTGATGAGGTCTCATATTTATATAATGTCTTAGCCATTACCTATCTTGTTAAAATATTCTACAATAACATTCCTGTCCAATCCCATAGAATCACATAAAAACTCCCCTTCTGGTTGACCCCCAAACGATAATACCTTATCCGTATCATGAGCTAAAACATCTCCATTGCCTACAAAGGTACGCCCATCGTCAAATACAATAAGCTTATATGGCTTATACGACCTCGTGTCAATATCAGAAGATCGTATTGACCTTAACACCGAAGCCTCTGGTGCCATACTAAACCTCCATCCATAATTATTCATAAGCACATAAACCATCTCCATAGGATTCGACGGAGAGCCATTAGACTGACCCTTTATAAAACCAGAGGGAGCCTGTAATACGCCACTAGGTCTTTTATCATCAGGATTGGAAGCTGAATACATACTTAGATACAATCCATAAAACTGATTTCTTTTGCCATCGGAAGCAGAGGAAGACATAGTGAGATAATCAAATCCCATCACCTTATCATATAATGTCGATATAAACGTATCACATCGACCTTGGGTTGACAAGCTGCAATGCATATAAAAGCTATTCATAGACCTCATCTCATATATATAATCCGGGAGATTACTTACATCTATATTACTATAACTGAGTGAAGCGTCGATACGCTCAATGTTTCCCAATCCCTTACCGCTCATATACGGATGCCAACTCACGACAGGTCCATACCATCTATTTATATGATCGAAAATCTTTAAACTAGAATTTATCTTATCCACCTCATCCATAGCCGGGCATGTGTTAGGATCAAACGATGATGTGGCATTACCATGACTTAAATACAATTCTTTCAAATTATTGAATGACAGCCATTCCTTAGGATACACCCTCACTCTTCCGCCGGACAATGACAATATCTCCAAATTAGGCCACATGGAAGAAAATTTCCTTATATTGGAAGCTTCGGTATCGCTAAAATCTATAGACATGTCAAAATTCAAGTTCTTCAATTTAGTTAATCTATTCCAATCTTCCGGTATGGATGTCAATGCCCCCACGCCAAATTCTCTTAAATTTATACGCTCTATATTTACCGATCTCTTTATCCTATCCTTTGGGATATCTGTTATGGTACGATTACCAGGGATACTTATAATCAGATTGACAAGGCTAGGCATATCAAGTATAGGGAATCCTGTCATCATTATCCTTGCTGTTTGTACAAATGTAATATCATTCGTAAAAGTCATGACCACGACCCGCTCTTTATCCAGTCCATCAGCATAAGCATGATTAGGCACAGGGATATACTCACCCCCGTCATCCTTATAAAACCACCATGGATGACTATCTGGATTCTTCTTGTAGCTTATATCCCTCCTCCTGAATATTAACCTATATTGCCCATATATAGATTCACCTCTGGCCTTCACGAAAGGGAACTGATCTTTATTCCCGTCCCCCCAATCAACCTCGCACATACCATGAGTCTTGGAATAAAATTCTATATGCTCATTATAATTATTACCATCCAATATAGGATCAGGCACGTCATCAGTAGTATCATTCCTGTTAACGCCCCTAAAAGCGTATTTACCCTTAGTAAAAAAGGTTATAGACCCTTTATTCGTATCCTTACATATCAACTTCATGCCTCTCCCTCCTCTATTCTCCTGAAATACTCGACAACCGGCGAGCTGTCCAATCCTAGATCGTTACAGATATCTATGGCCTCGTATTTGTCGGCGAAATTATACTTACTCATATTATCATCCAATACATCTCCGCTGAACACGGATACATGACCGTCCTTTACGCCAAGGACGAGCGGGGTAATCCTAGCCTTCCCCGCCCGCCTTGCCCTCGTAAGGGCGGCCTTAGAAGCTGGGGCAGGGGCCAAGACCCATGTCTGCCCGTAGTTATTGGTAAGCACATACACCTTCTCCATAGGCGTCGTAGGATTACCGTTGCTAACACCCTTAACAAACCCCTCAGGGGCTTGATAAACGCCAGATGGTCTCTTGTTGGTAGGAGTTACGGAAGTATATAAATCTAAGGTAAGTTTATAAAACTGATTCCTATTACCGTCAGAAGCCGTCTGCGACATCGTTATATAACTCCACGACATTATCTTATCATAAAATGTATTTACGAATGTATCAGCCCTCTCCTGCGTATTTATAAATCTACCATCATACAAAGTCCATACCCTAAATTCCCTTACCTCATACAACCAATCCGGAAGATCATCTACCGGCACCGCGCCTGAATTACAATACGAGCCCTGAATCTTATTCAACTTACCTCCTACCAGATCTTGTTTCCATGAGCTACCACCACCCATAAAGGCAACGCCTGTCTTATCATCTCCAACCTTATCCACCTCATCAAATACAGGTATATTATTCCGATCGCTTATAATTCTTATATCTTTTGCCGGGATAGAATTAAAAGCCGGATCATAAGAAGGAATATTACACCAGTTGAAGTTAAAATTAGTAAGATTCTTCCATTCAGAGAATCTTCTCCAATTAGAATCAGGATCATCCCCAAAGTTAAAAACGCTATTGCATCCGAAATGCATCAGATCTTTCATATTTAAAAAACCTTCTGGCCAATTACTCCATACACCAGGATGAATAAAAGATCCCATCTGTATATTACGAAGATTAACGCTCTTGCTTATCCTGTCATATGGGATATCACCATTTTTTAAAACGGATCTAACCACAGCAAAATAAGTTATATCAGGAAGATTAGCTATAGGGAACTCATGAAGGACAATACCATCCATATTAAATTCCCCATCAATTACGTTAGAGAACCTCATCGTAACCTCTCTACGCCTGATATCGCTATACTTATGTGGAGGGACAGGTATGTATTGTGAACCATCCTCTTTCTTATACCACCATACGGTATCATCCGGATTCTTCTTATACTCAATGTCAAGAGACCTGAATACAATCCTATAACTACCACCAGATGTCTTAACTAAAGGATATTGATCCTTTGTCCCGTCCCCCCAATCAACATCCACGAATCCCGGTTTAGATGTCGAGAACCTAAGATTGCGATTAAAAGCATTCGATGATATTATCGGATCGGGTATATAATCAGCACCCTTACCATCAAAACAAGGGAATCTATCCTCATTCACTATAAACGTGACATAGGACGCTACCGTGTCGTATCCTACTAAAAAAGCCATACCATTAATTTATTGAGGTTATATCATAAGACACCCATTCCTTATATCCATTAACCATCTCATATACTTTGTTGATGGTCTTGCATACGACGGCGAATCCGATATCCACGTTAGGAAACTTCTCGTTAAGCTCATCTATCGTAAGCTCCTTGGTTATGCTCTCATCCCACTTACGCATCTCCTTTACCTCCATAAGGATCGGTTTTCCGGTTATGCCTACGCTCATAACCCACTCTCCCTCACGATTGGCATCCGCCATATCGGGGAAGATAGTAACGCCAAACAACTCGGTGAGCACGAACTCATCGCCGTTCCGGGTAAACGACACCGCCGCTCCGGGGAGCAAGACTACCTCGTTCACGGCCAACAGGCTCGTAAGTTTCTTGGCTCCCCCTGATACGGTACCATTCAACACGACAGTCACGTTACCCGTAGCACTATTAACGAACTTGATATCATTCTTCTCGCTATTTATAGCCTGTAACCTAGACCCAGATACGATATTCACGATCTCATAGTTCTTGTCATAAGTGCTTTGCAACGTAACATTACCATATCTTGTATCAATCAACGTAATCCACTTAGCCTTACCACCTACTATCTCAACAAGCTTATAAAACACGTTATTGCCGTCAGCGTCAACCCATCTAGCTATAGCACCCGGGGCGAAATTAGTCACCTCCCGATCTTGAGTATAACTTATAGTGCTTTCCGTAGGCTTGTTAGCCAAAGTAACGTAAAGACATTGCTCTACATCGGCCTCCATCTTAACTATCCCAGCACCATCGTAATAATAATCAGGTACGTTCTTCTCTCGTATCAACAAGATGGTACCTTCCTTAAGCTTATCGGCGTTAGTTGGATCATCCACGAAAGACTTCATCTGGATATAAGTATCGAAGATAATAGACGTACTCTTATCCTCTATCTTCTGATTGATATCATTGACAATATTATTAATCTCGTCTTTCGTATAATAAGGAGATAAATCAACCTTCGGACCTTCCTGCTCTAAAGCCTGAGTTCCATCCCACCAATAATCAGGTACCTCCTGCTCCCTGATCCAGAAGCTGTCCCCCACACGGAGCTTAGCCGTGTTCTCCGGGACCGCCAGCCACTCATTCATGGCATCGACCGTATCAAAGATATACGCCGTGTTCTTGCCCTCAGCTATACGTCTTACGACAGCCAACTCGCTCTCGACATCGCTAAGTCTTTCCTTTATATTATTGATCTCTCGCTCTAACTTATCATAATTATCCTCCTGATCTATAGCGTCGCCGATGGACATATAAACCTCGTTAGTGAGCTTATTGTAGGTAACACGAGCCACCTTCTCGTAGGATGTCTTATACGTAGATGAACCCTTACTAGTATGACAAACAAAATCATACGTATTTTGATACACCACAGATCCACCGGTATTGATGAAATTATATCCATCTTGGCTCATCGTACCTCCCTTGTATCCAACAAGTTCAAAAGAACATTTACCCGTACCTTTAGATCCAAACCATGTAGCGTAGGCCATGAAATACGTCTCTTCAGGTAGGATATCATAATATTTAGCCCTTAAATCCTTCACCGACATCCAAACACATTCCTTACCAGAACCGGTATTATCACCACCCCATTTAAGAACTTCTCTAACAGAGCTATCTCCATTTCCGGGACCAGACCAACCTACAGCAAGATTATCTATGGTGGGAACATTAGAATTAAGGGCTTCCGTCATCGTGTCCAAGTCCCTTCCGGAACTTGATTCCCATAAATATCTGAACGTCACAAAATCAACATCCCCGATCTTAATGCCTCCGGTATTACTAGGATATGTTTTTGTGACTAACTCATAATACCATTTACCATCACGGAAAGTAACCCTTATCCTCTCTACTTGCTTGGGGGATATAGAGACATATGATCCGCCAACAGAAACGTTATCGCCATCAACCGCACGGGAAGTCCCATCCTTTGGATCCTCAGGGTCCACGGGGGTGTAGATCGCAGCCTGCTTATCTCCGGCATTGATAACAACTATATAATAGCTGTCCCCATCAAGACCCTCATCATGAGCCATGGTTACAAAGCCCTGCTCGCTATCCGGCCTCCATTCAACGACAACCATATGCTTATCCATAGGTATACCGGAAACGCTGTTAACGTAATTGGTTGACGACATGAAAATGGCATGATCATCATAAGCCTCATCAACACGTTGATGCTTAGTAGCCAATCCGTCAAGACGTGATATCTCAATGGGGTCAGTTACCTCGACCCCATTATAATCATACCACTTATATCCTATCATCGTATTCTCACGACGATATTTCCTTTTTCTTACGACCTGACCTCCAGCTAAGGCGTCAATCATAAAATAATCATTGCATACTTTAACCATAGCCGTTCAGATTAACAGGTTTGACATAAACAAGCCACGATAGTAGCGCCAACAGGAATGGCGGTCAGCGTAGTCCCCACCGGGTAGGTAGGAGAGGATGACTCCATCACCATCAACGACGTCCGCTCTACGACCATATTGTTATCAATCAACCGGCTCCCCTCCACATAGAACCGGCCATCGGCCACCTCATAGCACTCTCGCACCGGAACCATATGTCTTTGGCTCTTATCCGCGTAATCGCAGATCGTCACCTTAGCCCCATCCGGTATAGACGTAAGCTCATCACCTACATTATAATCAGGATGATCAGAGTACACGACATACAATATAGACTTAATATCCTGCAATGCCGGATTGACTGTCCTGAATCCCTTCAAATGTATCTTATGACCACCGATCTCATAACAATCATCCACGTCCATGATATTAAGATCACAACTGATAACCGTCCAGCCGTTAATAACCGTCTGCGTAGGGGTAGTATTGATAGGACGATCGGGGTCGGTAGACTCAACGATCTTATAGTCGAAAGTCTTTACATCCAGATTTCCGTTCAACGACTCCTGTCTCCTGATCTTCACCGTACCCTTTCCGGTATCATAACAAGTCTCAGTGGTATCTATAAGTCGATCCATATAATCCGGCTCCTCGCATTCGATACGAGTGAAATTAGATGGCAAAGAGGTATATTGAGTACCAACATGGATATCATTGTCTGTAGAACTCAATACATGATGATTATACGACCTAACATGATTTAAAGGGTTGATAACGTAAGTGGATTTAATCCTTACCGATCCTCCCGGTGTCGAGTAACATTCTATCGCATTTCTGGTAATACGATCATCCAACCTTTCTAGAGCACACCTTTCACGGATAAAATCCGCAGGGATATTATTTATCCTATTTCCTAGCCCATACTTATTATCAGACGAGTCCACAATCTCCCAGAACTGGTTTCTTTTCCCAAGATCACCGTCATAAGACACCACATGTCTCATACGCACGCTTCCGGCTGATGTCTTGTAACACTCCTCGATATCAATAGGCATCCTATCTTCCATATCCGTGAAATCACAAGACACCAAAGAGAATCCGTCCGGGAGGGTAGCCAGTTCGGCCCCCGGAACGAAGCCGGCGTCATCCGATTCAAGCACCTCGAAGCGGACGTATCTTGCCTTTATCTTGGAGTCATAAGAAACCAACCTACGAAGCTTGACATTGCCATTGCCTCCGTCATAACACTCGACATAAGACCTGATGTCACGCTCCTCCATATCGTCGAAATCACAGACAGTCCTTACCCACGTATCTGGCAAGGAACTGAAGCTGGCGCCCTCAGGTTGTGACGGGTCGGTAGTCTCCAGGACTTTATAGTTCTTATCCCTAACTCCTATATTCCCGTCCCATGACGTGAGAACCTCCAGCTTCACCTTACCGGCCGGTGTCTTATAACATTCTACAGTTACCTCAATATCCCGGTCCTCCATATCCGTGAAGTCACAAACGACCTCAACCCAGTCATCGCTTATGCTGGTGATAAACTTACCTACCGGATTCTCAGGATCGGTACTTTGCTTGACGCGATACCATTCCTTTCTGGTACCCATATCGTAATCAAATATCTTATATCCCTCTATCTGCACCCTTCCGGTTCCGGTATCAAAGCATTTAAGCACCGGTATTATCTCCCTTTGGGTCATGTCCGGGAAATCACATACTATACGACTCCATGTATCGGGTATCTTATCATACTCCGTACCGATAGGATTGCTATCGTCAGTCGTATTCACCACCTCATAATGGGATACCTCCGGGTTCAGGCGGGGGTCTACTGACTCAACGCCCTCGATCTGGACCTTGCCCCCTTCCGTGGCGTAACATTTACTTACGAATATCAACTCCCGATCGGTCATCTCCGCTATACCACAATCTATAGCCACCCACTCGGCAGGAATCTTATCCAATTCCGTACCAATAGGCGTATCAACATCTGAAGAGTTGATGATAAATATCTTCTCGGCCAATATCTCACCCTTATTATTCATATAGGTATGGATACGAGCCTCTACCTGACCTCCCGGAGTACGATAACATTGGTTGACGATCGACACACGGGCGTCCTTGATGTTAATGAACTGATAGTCCTTTTTAGGAACCTCGCTTACAAGTCTCTTTACTCCTTTATCATCGAAGTATACGTAACACCCGTCATTCCTCATCATGACCGGATACGTCTTTCCGTCTATAACAACACCGGAGAAGTCATCTGGCGGAACGGAGAAACCCATGCTACCAAATATGGAAGCAAGTCTCTTTAGATACTCATTAATAGCTGACATATTATAACATTTTAATTCTTATGCTTCAAAGGTAATAAAAAAAGGGGAAAGAATTGAATCTCTCCCCTTTAGGAAATATATGAACGCAAAAAAGGTTCTTTATTTCGGCTCAGTTACGATGGCCGGTCCAAGACCAGCGGCAGCACCGATCATATTGATCATCTCCTGAACACCCTCATGAGCGCCGTAACGTACACGTAAGATCAGGTTAACCGGATCGTCAGCGAGATACTTGCCGAATCCCTGAGAGTATCTATGAGGATTAATCGTGATCTGGAAGTCCACGTATTGGGCTGTTTGTTCAACACGGCTGTATTCGTTCATGAATGTCCGTCCCATGAAATCCTGATGTTTCGGGAAACCGTTGAAATGAGCATAGCCCTTCAACTCGTCATCCATCATATTACCGCCGACATGAGTACGTGGCGCTTTGCTGGACAGTCTCTCGAAATGAAGTTGATCCCACCAGATAGGAGACCCCTCGTCAAGAGAATCAGGATAACCGCCGCTAGCGCCAACGATCTCAACACTATCCTCTACATAAGTCATTTTATCCATCAAGCACTCTGATGGAGATAACAACATTTCCTTGCCACGGAAACGGATACCGCACTTGCAGTTAGTGCCAAGTTCCTGAGCCGACTCCAATTTCTTCCACATACGGTTGCGGTAGGACGCCGGAGCCTTGCTGGTGAAGAATCCCTCGAACACCTTGTCGCACTCATCACACAACATGTTAGTATATACCGTTGTCTGAAAGCTATGCTGGCAAGCCGCCGGAGTACCGTAGTCGGTGATCTCCAGTTCCGGGAAAGCCTGTTTGATTTCCTCCAAAGCACTGTTTCCACACTCATCATCCGGGATCGTGATATAATACTTCTCGGTGGATACCTTGCAAGAACCACAAGCCGACCAAGAAGCGGTACGAACCGTAGGATTCTCACACATATCGGATGTCTTAGCCACATAGTAGATAATAGCCGTAGGATTGGCCTCCACGAAAGTAGAGATCTCCTCATCCGTCAATTTCTTGGAAGTAGCGGCAATATACAAACCTGATCCCTTGATCTGACTCATCTTATTAACCGTATCGGCTACAACGTTAGGCAATGACTCCACCGTAGTAGACATATCGACACCGTCATCCTCCAAGGAGATAGAATACAGATAACCACCCTTAACCTCGGTATAGTTAGGAGGACAATCCGTACATTCTTTCATGATAGAGATAAGACGTTGAGTATAATCAGCCGGTTTAGCGCCTTTCTTCATCACCTTATAACGTGACATGCTACCCTCGATAGTCTCACGTACGATCTTCAATCCTGGATATTGAGCGCGGACCTCAGCCAACGCCAGATCATCACCAGTATCGCATACCTCCATGCAATAGAAATTGACATCCTCCGTATCAGGCTCAGTAGCCTCATTAGTACATCTTGTAACCGGAATGATATCAATATAATCGGATAATTTACCACCACCGGCAATAGGTTGGTTCTTCATCCGCTCGATACACTTCAATACGGCGGGTAACAAATCAACCTCCTCGCAAGGATCACATTCCTCGCATTGATTAGGGGTATTGTCGCAATCATCCAAGAGGATAGCGTCAAAGATCTCAACACGGCCTCCCTCGTAGCCAAGAAGCTCGAAAGCCCTGCCGGCGAGAATCAAGCGGATAACGATACGGTCGCCCTTGGAAACGGAGAAAGCCGTGTCGTCAGAGACACCATTGTATCCTAAGATAACGTCATCGACATAAGCGTGATCCTTCTTCGGCCAAGAAGCGTAAATCTCGGTGATCTCATTCAACGAGAACAAAGGCGTGGAAAAATCCTTATCATATATAGAGCGGGAAGCCGCTTGTTCATTACGACCGATACGGATCTCATAACGCTTGTCGTTACGAGGCTTACCGGTAAAATCAATCACGGCCTTACAACCGTTCTCGGAAGTCTCCTTAGTATCATAAATACCGATCTGTCCTTCCTTCAAGAAGATGGAATCAACATCCACCATCTTAGCGTGCGGGGGTACGAAAAGTACCCGGTCTTGCGGTCTGTTCAACATATTATCAACTTTTTAGTTCAAAAATCATTTACCTAACGCAAACATAATCATAAACAACATCACCGCAATAAAATGAGGTCGTGAGTATACGATATAATATGATGTTTACATTTTATGTAAAACAAAAAGCCTACCCGTTTCCGAGTAGGCTTAATGATCAAACTAACGGTGTTTATCTAAAAGAAGCCACATTATCCTCATCAAACCGATACCTCTGCAACTCATTCTCGTTAAGGTTGAATTGCTTGGCGACCATATCCAAAATCTCCTCCACCAAAGGATCGGGCAGCTCAGGGTCGATGTCCGTGGACCGCTCACCGGCGGCGTTGATGTACCCGGCCAGATCCACCCGAACTGGATTCCGGTAGTAGGTCATCCTGACCTCTTCTGTACGGAAGCCGTCCTCATACACCACGACCTTCCCGTCTCCTATGGTGTAGAACGTTTCCCGATAGTCAAAAGAAGGCCTATTGTTATCATCTCCAAGAAGCTCATGAACATTCTCGTTCTTAGCCTCCCACATGACAAAATCTCCAACCTCACATCCGTTATAAGAAAACGATCCTTTTATATTTGAGAACCATAAATAATCATCAGGAAGACCGAATGATGTAGATTCGGGATCATCAATATGACTAACCTCATTAAGCGATTTCCAGTATACCAGAAGAGTTTGTATAGATCGGATGGTCTCATCATCCTTCCTATTAAGATAGTATCTTATCAACCTATCCTGAGCCTCGTTGAACAAAAGCACGAACCTCCCGGGATCAAGCTTAATCCCACCATTGGAGAGATTCTGCTCATTCTTCTGCAAAGACCTTAGATACGCTTCTTGGATCGTCATCGTCATTCCTCCGTATTAACCTTATCACCTTCACCTACGTCTCCCTTCTTCTTGACATCCTCAACCTTCTTGGTCTTGGTCTTATCGTCTATATTAGAAATAGACATGATCTCCTCGTACTCATCCAAGACATTGACCTTTACACTGATAAGATCTTTCTTGGTAGCCAAGAACTCGGCGGACGTACGGGTGTCAGGACCTATGATCTGACCATTATATTGCAAGCCAGATGGAGTCATGTTGATACGACCGTTACGTTGAAGGACATTTACGATACGATAGAACTCAAGAACTTCCTTAAAATCACCCTCCAATGAACGATCCCAGATATCAAGCAGATAATCGATGTTGGTCTTCTTCTCGTTCATCCAGTTCGATAACGATCCGGTGTAATAATCATCCTCCGTGAAATCAGGACGGGTGACGATGCCGATGTACAGAAGAAGGTCGATGACAGCCTGACGTTCCTTGCCACCTTTCTTAAGGGCGTTGATGAACTTATAGCTGATATTCATCTTATTGATCTCACGCTGCTGAACGAAATCCTTAGCGTTGTCTTTCTCGATGAAACAGAACATGGAGTTCATGAAAATAGGATCACCATCCATTTCCTGAGGAGTCAACATGCCAGAAAATACAGCCAGATATAAATAAAATAACTCAACGGTATTAGCCGTGTTATAAACCTTACCCATATAGATCTTGTCTTTAGCATCATCCCAAAACTCGAAATTGGTCTGGGAAAGATCCTTCTGGGATATATTCTCAAAAGGCTTCATTATATTATTGACACGTTGACCAACTAACTTATCAACCTCATCCTTATCCATGCCATTATAACATCTTGATCTTGGATAAAAACCGGTATTGTAAACCTCTGAGAAATCATCCCACGGGCAACATACGTGAGTAGCATTCTCCGGGAACGGAGCCTTGGCTATATTGGCGTCTTGGAAGGCCTGCGGAGCGCTTCCGTCGTGTTTACCTACTACCTCATACAAGGTATCTGACATGATATTGAAGCCGTTTACCTCGACCAATACCTTCTTTGATTTTAAAATCTCTTTCATTTCCTTATTTTTGCGTTACTTTCCTAAAAAAAGAGGAGAGGAATATCCTCCCCTCTAAAAACCAAATTACATATGAAAAAAAAACTTAGCCGAAGTAGTTCGGTTGAAGCTCGATGATCAAGAACTTGCTGTTATCCATAACCCAAGCCGCGGAAGCTGAGTGACACCAGAATTGCTCTTTCATGCCCGGCAAGGATGATACGATCTCATTTCCGTTGGCTTTGTGCGCCCAACGACCGTACTCATAACCCCACCACATGCTTACGCCTTCTGGCTTGATATAAAATACGTTGTTATTCATATTACCTAACTTAGCGTTAGCCGTATTAGGAATAGCGGAATACGCGTTAGTCGATCCAGCGTCAGTGATATTCTCAATAATACAAGAATAAGAGGATCTAGGATACATGCCATTCACTAACTCGCTACGATCTGTCATGTCAGCGTAATCCAAAGAAGGATCGTGCTCGAACTCTACATTTCCGATGCCGGGAAGGAAAGCTCCCTTAACCTGTACCGGACCTAAGATCATAGCATCATTAGTACCAGAGATAGGATTAGAAGGCAACATACGGTCACTACCCATACCCCAGGTCAAATTACTCAACGTAGTAAAGAAAGCCTCTCTAATCAACTTCTCTAAGTTAACCATAGCCATAGCTCCTACCTTGAACTTAATCTTACGCTCCGTAATAGGAAGATCTTGACGACCACGGAAAATATAAGCGGCAGCAGCCATAAGAGTATCCTTAGTAATACCCATCGGGCGACTATAGTAGATAGTATAACCACGGCGAAGCTGACGGTAGATACCCTCATTCAAATGGATAGGACCATTTTGATCCATAATAATACCACCTTCTTGCCACATCAACTGTCTAGCTTCCAGCTTAACCAACTCAGCCATACAGAATACCTCCAGCGTGGACGCTACCTTAGCCGTACGTAAATCAAGTCTACCATTAACAGTCTTGCCGATAATAGCCAAATCAGGAATATTACCCTCATACTCGCTTCTCATGGCATTCATACGACGAAGGGCAGTCTCCACGAACTCTGAAGTGCTATTCTGGGCGGCCTGCATGGACTTCATACCAGCATACATAGTTGTCTCACCCTCAACACCACGGTGGTTTCCTAAACGGAACTCACAAGTCATGGAACCGGCCTTGTCAGCTCCAGATACCTTAGAGAACTGGGTACTGTACTCACCAAGGGCATGACCGATCTTCCAATAACGGATACCCGGACGTAATTTCTCTTTAGGGAAGTATTTAGCCTTACCGCCAATAACACGACCCCAATAACGTGTCAAATCTCCTTCTGTCTTAGACGGGATCTCACCTGAGATAAGGATATTACAGCCATTAGCTGCGTCATAGGTAATGACATCATAAGCCGTAAACTCAGAAGTATTCAAAACAATATCAAACAAACCACCGTCAATACCCGGTTTTAGATGATGACCTGAAGTATCCTCAGCCGTAACGACGGCGAACGTCTTTGTAACAGGTAAATCATAACGGAAAGAAGCCCCGATACCGTTTACGGAGATCGTAGCGCCGTTATTGATCATACCCATATACATCGGGACAGGATAGTTAGCGATATTAGAGAACAAGTTCAACAGACCCAAATGATTCTTGTCCGGATCCTCATAATACCAGCTCGCCAATGAGCCTAAGTTATGCTCTACGAGCGAAGTCTTATAATTCTTGGCATCGGTGAAGGCAATAACGTTATCGCCATTCACGGTAGCCGGAAAACTTTTTGTTAAAAAAGGATTCATAATTATCTATCTTTTAATGTTATACACTCTTTGATCCACTCAGATCAAGGAAGTTAGCCTCTATAGTATCATTATCGATATTATTCTTATTTTGCTTTCCTCCCTTATTGCCAGAAAGAAGAGTGATGGTCTTCTTATTGACCTCCATCTTAGCCTTGTTAGTCTTCTGTTTAAGGAACTCGTCCTTATTCATCAAGAACAAAGCCAGATCAGCGGCCATGTCCGGATTCTTGATAGCCTCCGAATAAGCTTTATCTATAGCCGTATGACCTTGATTGTCTATCGGCTTGGTAACGAAATCGACAGCCTTACCTATCATCGTGTCAGTCAACTGGAACCCTGAGCTTATAGACGTCTTAAGACCTTTCTTATAGATCTTCATCTGCTCAATCAACTCCTGTTTCTTTTTCTCGGATTTTTTCTTCTCCTCCTCGATAAGGTTATCCATCTCCTTTTTCAGGATATCATGGAACTTATTGGCCTTGGACTCAATGAACTCATCGCCCTTACCAATCATCATCTCCATATTATCCTTTATCTCGTCTTCCGGCATACCCAACATCTTATAATAATGCTGGATAACCGCAAGCTGATCATTCTTGTTGCTCATATCAAGGTTGTCCAACGGCGCCTGAATGTTCTGATATTGGTTTAAAAGCTGACCTACGTTACCTCCAGCCTTATCCACCTCTATCATCTTCTTCATGAAGTCAGACATAGAACCGGTATCAACCTTATCCTTCAACAACTCATCGGCCTTATCCTTGATCAATCCCTCCACTATATCAAGTAGATCATCTTCTTTTGTGATAGTAGAAAGATCGACTGGCTTATCATCTACCATAATATCAAGGTTATCGATACTGTCGATGATACCTCTGGCGGCCATCTTCTCCAAGAAAGATTTCCCGTTAAAACCTGATACCACGTTATTATTATCAGTACCGCCTTCGCCAAAGGAATCCGGGTCTGGGTTGGTAGCGTCGCCGCCCTTATCCCCGCCACCGTCAGCCGCTCCGCCGTCGGCAGGCTCTTCCTTGGTATCACCTATAGGATTACCATCCTTATCATATTTACCCTCGATATTATTCTTATCGCCATCACCGTCATCACGGTAAAAAAGTTCCTCGACACTCATGGTCTTAAAACCCTTAGCGAAATCACCCATGTCATTCATACAATTTCCTTTTTTGCTTTTTACAAAAGTATTATTAATCCAATTACCAATTAAATCAAACCCATTATAGTATATGACAGAATTTTACGCCAAAATGATTACAGATTTTGTAAAAATATTTACAAAACTTGTAATCAATTCTTGTTTATTATTGACGTAAACCTATCTGTATCAGAACGTTTGTTTCTAGCGTCTATCTCCTTTTCTTTTAATTCCAACTTTCTTTTCTCTATCTCCTCACGAGATCTTCGCTCAGCCTCGGCGTTAGCCTGTCTGGTTCTCATCTCCTCTTCCTTGATATCAAGATCTCTTTCCCTTAAAGCCCTATCAGCCATAGCCTCGACATAATCCATGCCTTCAGAGTTGTTCTCGGTCCTAGCCGCTTGACCGGCGGCCATTATGCTCTTACCCCTTAAGTCGAAGTTGCCCTTGATATAAGCCAGCTCCTTATCCTTCTCATGCTCATCATTACGTGCCTGTTGCTCGGCCTCGGCTTGCTGCTGGACAAGTCGCTGTTGATTCTGGTATTCTTCTTGCCTTACACGATCGGCGTAAGATCTAGCATCCCTTCCGATCTGATTCATCTCAGCCGTTGAGTTGGCGCTCATCATCCTAGTGATATCAAGTAAGTCATTACCTAACGTATTTGTCTGTAATATATATTGTTTCAAATTCTCCAATTCCAGACGTTTCTTGGAATTAGAGACAGCCATAACATTAAGATGACGTAACGACAAGCTATTATCCGTAAGACTGATGTAAGCCAAGGAAAGATCGCTGTTTCTGTACATCACGGTCCAATCGTATCCTTCCTTCTGACATACTTGAGCCACGGCTAGATGAATATCCAATGTCCGTTTCTTGAAGTCATCGAAATCATTAAAGTAAGTCTGAGTCTGTAGCATAGTAGCGTTAACTCCCTGTTTTACGCCCGTAGAACTCTCGTATCTAGTTGACTGACCCATAGCCTGCTCAGATATACCTATCATCCTATAAGCCATCATATAGGCGTAAGAAGCCATTTCCATACGGGATCTTATCTGATCCGTATTAGTAAGATCATATACACCGAACTGGTTATATATGCTACTCATCTGTGGGTTCTGGTAAGGATTGTTCGTATCGTTACCACCTACGCCCATAAACGAGACGGACTTCACGATCTGCATGAAGGTAGCCAAAGCGCCCTTCTTGTCCATCATATCCTTATATTCAGTAGGCAGGAATCCCAAGTCACCTAAGAAAAACTTACCGATCTCCTTCTCGGCGTTATTGTATAGCTGATTCATAGCAAGGTTATACATCATCTGGAACGGTTGTATGCGATCAGCGAGACTGGCCCCTATAAATCCCGAAACCGGAATGACATAATCATACAGACTGCTGTCACCATGTATCTGATGAGGTATTGGATCCCCACCAATATATATAGGCTTATCCATTAAATTACCTCCGGTGATCTTAACTCCAAACCTAACCTCAGGAACATACTCCAAGATGTAGGTGTTCACCTCAGGATCACCAACGGCTTCTGCCATCACCCTCTTTACCTTCTTTATCCCGTTCTTCTCCAAGAACTCCGGGAGAAGCTCATCGGTAACAAGCTCCTGATCCACCATCCCGGTCTCCGTCATGTAAGTTATTAAGAATACCGGTTTCATGGATACCCAATATCCTTCCATTACCCTAAAAAGGCGAGAGTCTATCTCATATCTCTTGCCATTGGACATGTCAGAGTTAAAATAGCCAAATGGATGGAAGCGGGGCAAGAAGCGGGGCTGGGTGTGTTCCTCCCCGTCCGGCCCGAAGGTGTGGTACTCGCCCATCGGAACACCATAATAGTCCTCAGCGGCAACTATAGACTCATAGTCATGGTATCCTTTCCATGGAATAACCTCATTCTCATACATACCGGTAATAGACGGCTTCTTTTTCTTCCAGTCATACCTAGTACCGTCATTAGATACCCATCCCTCATAATCATCGTCACCGCCCATAATACGACGCTTGTCCTTTGCCGTCATCTTATGACCGTATTTTGATATCAACTCAACACCCTCGTAATAATGAAGACGACCCACATAAGACCCATATTGCGGGTATTTCACATCAGGATGGAAAACCTCCCTCGGACTCCATACCTCCGGACGATAGTAGTCGAAGCCAACGAAATGATTCCGGAACATCTTTCCGCTAAGAAGACGATCCCGGAAATTCTCCCTGTCAAGCTCATCCATATAAAACCGGCTACGGTCAGCCTCGATCGTATGATCCCCCCATACCGCCGCCTGCGTCTTCCATCTTGTACTCATGAACCTCTGGATATCATCAGGGGTCATAGACGCCTTGGCCTGTTGGATTTGCTGAACATAAGCCTGACGTTCCTCATCGGAATTAAACTCATTGTATGTAGGATCAAGACCGGCCTCCACAAGACGCTGATTAACGATAATATCCCACTGTTCTTGTATATGACGATGAAGTAAGTTTGACATCGTATCCTCATACTCACTTATAGCCATATCCCCTACCTCGTTAACCGTATACTTATCCTGTAGGTTTGTCAGCCATCCCTCAAAGGCATTTACGATACCACCTATTATATCATAATGCTTCAAGAAAGAAGGTATCCTTATATCGCTCCTTAACTTCTGCACGTCCCTTAACTGAGGGATAACATCCGCCATCTCCATAAAAGATAACTTACCATCCGCCATCAGATAATAGTCACGGTACATCTGGTTACGATCATACTGTTTCAACCCTATCGTCTCAAGAGCATCCATACAATCCTCCTTCCATTTCCTGTTCTTTTTCTTCGTGGAAATAGCCTGAGGAGGTAATCCTAATAACGCTCCTTTTGCTGGAAACGAATGATCTCTATTAAACACTTCCATGATTATTCAATTTTATTTACAACAAAGATAGGCGTTTAATTGACATTCATTTACCTAAAAGCTCCTATAGATACCGATCCAAATGCAGATGCATATACCTCATGGTGTTTATAAGCGTCTTCCTTGCGGGCATTATTCATCTCCTCGATCTTCGATTTAGGCATGTAATTGTTATCGTCAAAATATCTGGCGAGAACCAACGCATGCCCGAACGCTATTATCCTATCGACGTTCAATCCGGGCTTATACTGTATTATCTCATCCAGTAGGGCTATATCATCGATCAGCTCAATACCCTTGACAGTTATATCAAGACCAGTCTGATCATCATAACCGATAACGAAATCCTGCCAGCAGTAATCCACCACGCAGGAGAAGAGCAGGTTCTGGTTGCCGGGGGTAGGGTATAGCCCCAGCTTGCTGTTCTGCCGGGAGCCGGCCTTCACGTACTTATTGGCTATAGCCTCACCAGCGAACAGGAAGAAAGAAGCGGGCATACCACTCTTCCGGTTGAGGTACTGCTCATACATCTGGTCAGCATTCTCCATAAGACATATAGCCCCATATCCCTTCTGAAGCACCTCACACGTACGGCAAAACTGATCTATGGATGATGGACGAGATACGTAAGAGGCAACTATTCTATAGGCATAAGGATCTCGAATACCAACACGTCTCTTGAATACATAAAAAGCACCTAATGAGGGCGTATCCGACTTAGCCTGTTTGTAGGGGTCGCTACCACTCACATATATAAAGTCATCAAACCTATTGGATTGAGGCATCTCAAATATCTGGACAGGAGCGTCAATAACACCACCGCTAAACGGAAAACCAGCCAATTGCTTATTCGATTTAGTAGTACCAAGTTTATTCCCCGATTCAAGGAAAACATCACACAGCATGCCGCTATATTGCCCCGACTCAAGAAGATCATTCTTATGCTTGATAGCGTACTCGACCGGAAATAGGTTCTGGGATGAGCTTAAAAAACAGTCGTCAATCGTAAATGGATAGAACATGGTATGAGAGGTATAAGCTACCCTATCTTTCGTAGATAGCTTCTTCCGTTCCTCGTTAAGCTTATTGGTACTAGCCTCGAAATCCGTGGCGTCAATCTTGATCTTATTAAGCTTCTTATCATCAGGTTTCCCCAAATAATCACCCAGACCTATAGTTCTCTTGACACCGGAGTTAGCCATCTGACCAGGAACAAACATCGCCCATTTCCGTTCTTTCCATGTTTTCCCTTTCATGGCTCTCCGATTTAAAATATCCCAGTCCATGACCAGAAGATTGTATGTATCAGGATCAGAGAACATCTCCTGAGCGTCCTTGGATAGTTCCACCTCACCACCGGTACCAGCCAAGATCGGACTGAGACGCCAGCCGTAAGGAGTGTCGTATGACGGCATGGCGGCAGTGTACGGCTTCTTGATAGGTCCCTTACCTACCTCGTCGAAAATAGCCGTGGCGGGGGTCAGACCGGCAGTCTTCTGTGTGGATGTCTTCCTACCCATGTTGATGTTGGCTATGGATATTATGGCATGAACATCACGAACCCCGTTGGACATACGCTTGCCTAAGGTGACACCAGAACTCCAATCGGTCTTGGTCCTGTTAATCCTGAAAAAAGGATGCACATGATCAAGACCATACTCACAATACTCACCTATATTAGATAAATCGCTATCGCTGAAACCTACCACGGAATGACTAAGCCCGATCGTCATGGTAGCGTTCATCTGGAGAAGTGATGACATGATAGTCGTATTATGGGATACGACAAAATTAGTGGCAAGGAACTGATGGGACTTATTATCGACCTCAATACAAGTAGCCTTATACTTCCCGTAATAATCTATATCGGATATCCTAAGCCTGTTATGAGTCTTGGATATATACATATCATCACCATCCATGACGCAATAATATCCCATAGACCAGAATATTCTTCTTACGAAGGATATAATATACTCACTTTTGTAAACGACCTTAAAACAATCATCACCGGTACTTATACCGCAAGATATCTTCATGAATGAGCTTATAAACAACTCCTTCTGTTTTTTGGATGAATAAATAATATCATCCATCTCCTTATTGCTTAACTCGAAGATCCTGTCGGTAGATCCACAAAGGAAAGAGGCGGTCAGAGACCCAAGGAGCTGGGGCGACATCAGCCACCGCCGCTCGGGGAAATCCACGGCCTCCCCTATGTCTATAGTCATCTTCTGGAAGTCAGAGTGGATGATACCCATAGTGCTCATGACTTTATAATCACCATGATATTTAACCTTCCACTGATGTTGACCGCAACATACTATACTGCGCCCGTCCTCAAACGTAACCTTATACATATCAACGAACCCTTGAGGATATACGCCTACTACAGTCGTAAGCTTACCATCATCGCCATATATGATATCACCGATATCAGCGAACCCTATCTTCTTAGGTCCATAAGGAGTATATATCAGCTCCGAGTCCAGAAGGGCCTTCCCAAAACGACGGGTACCGAACATCCCTAACCCTTTCTTCTCCTGACGGGCACGTTGATACATCTCGGCGAAAAACCATTCATTATCACGTAACCGGCTGATAGCCGGAACACGCTCTCCATTTGGAAGGTCTTGAAATACGGGAAAGAAATTAACATGCCAATAAAGCCATGGCGGGATGAACGTACCGTTGATAGTCACCCCGTTCTTGACCTTATAAGCCTCCTCCGTGAAGAACTGCTTAACATCATCATCTTGATCCTCCCAGCCAAACAAATCGTTCCACACTGGAGGATTCTTCATGTTTACATAAAATTCTGGACTCGTGCTTAAACTCATGATCGCATATTTTTTAATACGGATTCTATACCACCGGAAACCTGTCCCTTACGTTCCTTCTTCTGGACATTGCTTACACTCCTGTATACATCCATAATCCCACTCTTCTCCATATACGAGTCATTCCATACGTTGATCTTATCGATCAGCTTGGATATGAAATCGAACGCCCTAGCCATATCCTCAGGCTTCTCCTTATCCCATGGATGCTTGGCGATATACGTCTTGGCGTCATCCACGGCCTTGGATATGACCTCAAGATTGTCATTAACCCGATCAACATCCTTACTCGTCGGCTTTCGTCTTCCCTGTGGCATTGGCTTTCATGTCCTTAAAATCGTTATACTGTTTCATAAGAAGCTCATAAGATTGAACAACCCCGATCTTACTTACTTCCGTCACGCTCATGTCATGGAACATATCCTCAAGCTCCTTGTCAGCGTATCTCAGACGTTCCTTGTCATCATAAAACACGAATCCAGACGTTCTGTCTTCTATAATGCTCTTGGCGGTGGACGCATATGTCGTATCTAAATCCAGATCCATACCGAAGCTGGTAGCCAACTGGATTATGAACATCAACCTAGAATTGACTTTTACAGCCTCTATATTCAACATCTGTATCTTATGGGTCATCTCATGAAGAACGACAAAATCCTCCTCTTTTATCAACGAAGATGATTTAAGGGCTATCTTCTTAGTCCTATCCTCAATATCGCTATACAGACGCTTGCTCTCACGTTTTATGGCTATCCAATGCCTTATATGAGTATCCGCCTCTTCTTTAAGATAATCCCTGATCTCTTTCTTAATATCCTTATCCTCTTCCATTATAATCACACATTATAATCATTATTATTTAATTCGATCTCATCACTGATGCTTTGGTCTATAGACCTCAATAAATCCATGGTACTAACATCCCGCAAGAAGCGGACATTACCACCATTAGCCCTAGCTATCCTCCTTAAAGCGGAGTAAAGTATATCACCCAATGAATATTCAGGTAACTCACGGCATCCGACTTCCATGACAATAAGTGCATGGATACGGTCATCTATCTTGCTTCTTACGAGATTTCTCACGGCATTATTTATAAGCTTCCCCTATAATACGTAGCGGGAAATGTTTGAAATTACGTTCAGGATCGTCCTTCGTATAACCGGTAAGAGATAGGTGTTTCTCAAAATGACCTTCCGTATATTTTGAGGTATCTAACGTCATCCTAAATATAGTTCTATTCTCATCGTCAGGATGTTTGTTATATGACACGTTTCCTATACATCCACATGAAAGATGATGATCCTTGACATGGAAACCATATTTATGGGTGATAAATAACACGATTTCTATCTTATCACCTATTTTCTGATCAAAAATATTTAGATAAAACTCGCTCTCGTCATCCGTAAGTCCTATATCAAAGGAATCGTTAGGACACTCGATATTAAAATCGTTATAATCGGCTGTTATCACCTCCATAGCATTCCATTTGGCTTTCTCTCCTTCCACGAACTTCAACGGGCATACCTCTGTCTTCATCCAAGCCTTTTCCTTGATAAAGCAACCACACAACGAGCACGCCTGTCTTCCCATCAATCTTTGCAGCAATACCTTAGCTGGTAACTTAAAGAAAGCTATATTAGAAGAGTTCTTAGGACATTTCTTACATAAATCAAGACGATTCTTGTACCACTCCGGATAATCCTTCTCATCCTCAGGAATCCTGCCCAATAAACTGTCTTCCCAAGCTTGGGCTATTACTTGGGCTTTACCAATTGTTTGCACGATAATTATTTTTTAAATTGTTGTTGTTGAAAATCCTGTAACTGTTCCCATGTCATGCCATACCGGCATTGGTACATAGCCTCATGATTGTCACGTATAAGGGGATCTCCGTTCTTCAATCCCTCCATACCTTCTATCGCCTTTATCTTATTATCCAGACAATCAAGCTCAATAGGCATCCTTTCGTCTGGATAACGATTACCCTCCTTGACATATATACGACGTATCTTATCACGTCTTACACGCATCTCACGGAGATTGCAGATAACGTATCCGATAAACGGGATCCTGATAGATATATTATCGGTATATCTGGCGAGATGATGGATATAAGATACGGATGCTTTCATGCACCACTCGACCTGTTGCTTGGTAAACTTCCCTCCAGATCTTCTCACCACCTCATCGACAATATCCCTGTCGAACGAAATAAGACTCCTATCCATCGATATTCAATTTGTTTCTCTTGAATACGAATCCCATTACACGGGTGTCATCACCCTCTCCGTCAAGAACAAAATAATTACGTAGGCTTCTCATCTCAATAGACAGCTCACGGGTACGGAAATTTCCGTTCTTCTTGTCTACTAAAAAACCGCCACGCTTTAGCTCATTGTTAAGGACAGCGATATAAGATTCCTTCTGTCCATAACAATCCATATACTTGGCCCTGGTATCATCCGAGTATCCGTAGTTGATGTAGAAAGAAAGTAAGTTTATCGTCCTTTCAGTAATCAAGCTCCTACCCTTGGAATCCAGATAGCCGTTGTATATCCTTAAGAACTTCTGGATCATATCCAACCTAGTATCATAAGGCAACGCAAATACGAAAGCTTTCCTCTGTTCGGCCATATAAAATTAGTTTTCGACAAAACTACTTAAAAAAAATATCGTTGTCAAGAAATTATGCCATAATCAACATAATATATGCTGATTAGCATGTATTTACGAATATCCAAAGGGAAAAGGTGGTGGAAATGGCGGAGGAAGGCCGAATGAGTCCACCGTAAGCCACGGCAACGAGGCCAGTTGAGCACCGGCCATACATGCCTCCGAGCGTCGGTGGACAGCTCTATCCTGCCTCATGGGACATGACCACACCTTTTCCCTTTGGATGCCTTCCTGCCGTGCTATGGGATATAAATCCAAAGGAAATGGGAAGTCTTGGGGCGATGGAGCCTGCCGTAGAGGATACGGGCGGCCGGAGCGTGAGCGACCGCACAAGACCTCACTTTTTCTTCTTTGGCTTCTGCTCCACCCGATCCCCCTACCGGGGTACCGGCTTCCGGTATAGGATACGGCTTCTACCAGGTTTAGCCTGCGGTATCCTGCCTGACGGCGCCATACCTTGGCGGTAAAAAGTAATGTTTTATTAAATAGAGACTTTAAGTGGAGTACACAGGAACTCGACGTCAGGAGAGGTTCTGTGTACGGATAGAGATATTAGAAAGTAGTATATGTTTATAGAGTTAATTATATTTAATAAATATACCTATTAACGCGCGCGTAACAAGTAGGTTGAGAAAAAACGATCGTTCACGCGCACAGCGTTTTACGAACATTACCTACCCTCCTTAAACAACAAATGGGCGACCTTCACAGGCTACCCATCCATCCGAATAACTTGTTTCGTATTGATGAAACTTGTATATTCGCAGCAAATAAAAAAAAAAATATGGAGACAAAGGTAGCACTTTTACAGAAAATGAAATCAAATTTCGATAAGATTCTTACCGAAGCATATATCCCAAAAGATATACAAGCAAAAAAAGATGAGCTTGGATGCCTAAGGCTTCCGGCAGGATCACTTGTCTGTCCAGTAGATTACAAACCTGTAACTAATAAGGACGGGAAGAAGGTTACGGCCGTAAAATACTCGAACAAGAAAGATAATATAAGAGGTTCCGGTATGGTTATAGAAAAGAAGTGTAAGCAGGTAACGGCTTATCTTTCTATCATAAATGTACAGAAGCATGTATTTTTAAGAAATAGGATGAGAGATGGTTACCGTGACCGTATCGAGATCAATACCGATGATTTTATAGATATCCTATCCGATGGCATAGCTTATTTCTGCTACAAACATGTTATAGAGAACTGCCATGAGGATATAGACTATCAGCTAAAGACGCTTAAGGCTTACGCAGAGGGCGAGATAAGAATAGCTTTATCTGATATCATGATCTACTCGTATAAGGCTAAGAAGAATGAGGATACGAAAGAAATATTCGTAGGTAAGAAAAGATCCGTATACAAATGTCTGGATAAGAATTTAAGCTCAGACGAAAGACGGAATATGGCTAACAAAAGCCGGAAACTTGATCGGGTAAGAATCCTTTCCAAGATAATATTCAGGGCCAGAACCAGAAACGTACATCATATATACAAAGTAACTAAAAGAAAGACAATTAAGTTCAATGTAGCATACCTTCTTAATGAGTTGAATAAGAAGCTTGCGGGAATAGGCATGCATGAGATATCTCAGTCAACTATATACAGATACATAAGCATGTTCTTAGGCATGTGTAAGAAGAGTATATCCGATTTGTATGACGAGGTAAAAAAAAACAATGGAATAGCGAATGCCAAAGACAGGAAAAACGTAACTATCGGACACCTAAGACTATCATACAGAGGAACGATAATGCATATAATTATCGCCGAATATTTTATAAAAGACGTTTTCTTAGGGGTAAAAGGAGTTGAGATGAGTAAGGCTGGATGATTTGAGTATCAGATACAAAATTTAATATTTATATATTATTTACATTTATTTCAATTAGTTAATTATAACTATTCGTATCTTTATACCATAAACCTAAAAAGATATGGTAAAAGAAGATTTTAAAAATGAAAACGACCTCCTTCGTCATATTATGACGGTGGATAAAAACGTGGAGCAGGGTCGTGCCTTGAAGAAGATTTTCACCACTAGGGAGAATCTATTTATTACCGGTAGAGCTGGTAGTGGTAAAAGTACGTTCATGAGACGTATCGTAAAGTTCTTGGGTAAGTGCGTTATCGTAGCACCGACTGGAGTAGCGGCGTTGAATGCCAGTGGACAGACCATTCATTCGTTCTTCTCTATAAAGAACGATCCTTACATTCCTTCTATCGAGAGAGGTATGTTATCGAATAAAGTGGATGTAAGTCCGTTTATGAAGAAGAAGATCAAGAATCTTGATACTATTGTCATTGACGAGATCAGTATGGTAAGACCTGATTTGCTTGATGAGGTGGCTGACATACTTAGACAATGTAGGCGTAGCAAGGAGCCTTTCGGTGGAGTTAGGTTGATTATGTTTGGAGATCTATCACAACTACCTCCTGTGGTGACGGCGGATGATTTTATCGACAAATATTATGAGAGCCGGTTCTTTTTCTCATCAAAGGCATTAAGAGCGTCAGGATTCTCGGTCATTACCTTCGAGAACGTATTCCGTCAAAAAGATCCTCAGCTTCTTTCCGTACTTGAGGATATAAGATGTGGGGTTATTACCGACGAGTCAAGACAGATATTGGATAGTAGGGTCAAGTATCCGGATAATATGGATAATACTATAATTATATGCTCAACTAACAAAGAGGCGTATGAGATAAATAAGACTAATCTTGATAAGATCAATAATAAGGTATTTAAGTTCGATGCTACTGTATTCGGGGAGAAGCCTGTAGCGCCTTGCGAGGATGAGCTTATAGTAAAGGTAGGGGCTAAGGTCATAATAACCAGAAACGGCAACGGGTATGTCAATGGCTCGATGGGTATCATAACCAGCATAGATACTGTTGATGAGACGATATATGTTCATCTAGATAACGATACTGAGGTGGAGATAACCAAAGAGAAGTGGGAGAAGATGAAGTATAAGCAGGTAGATGATTCCCTTGAAGGCATTTCTTGCGGCTATATAATACAATATCCATTGAGGTTAGGATACGCTATAACCGTTCATAAATCTCAGGGAATGACTTTAGATAATATATTCGTAGACATCAGCAGAGCCTTCGAAATAGGACAGATATATACCGCTCTTTCAAGATGTAGGTCTATAGACGGGCTTTATCTGAAATCAGTGCCTAAGGAAGATATGGTACTGCTAAGCGATAAGATATCTGACTTTATAGAGAAGGTGGATGAGAATGAGGGTGTTTTGAATCCAGAAAAGATATCTGATATCGGTAAGGATATGATCAAGAAACAACAGGATTTGTTTAATTTCGATGAATACGGATTATAATGGCTAAGAAAGAACTTTTTTCAGACGTAGATGAGTTAGTATCATCTTTAAATAAAGAGCTTGGAGAAGGCTCGATAATGAACTTCGGCGATGATAAGCCTATAATATCCATACCAAGGGAAAGCACTGGTTCTCTGGTGGTGGACAAGGCCCTCGGCGGCGGATGGGCGGTAGGTCGGATCCATGAGCTGGTCGGGATGGAATCTTGTGGCAAGACCATGATGTGTACGTTAAGTATGATCGAGTTCCAGAAAAAACATCCAGATAAGCTGGTAGCTATAATAGACGTGGAGAACGCTTTCGATATTGAGTACGCTAGGAAAATGGGATTAGATATAAACCGGTTTTTGATCTCCCAACCAAGCTACGGGGAGCTGGCTATTGACATCACAGCCAAGTTAGTCGAGTCCGGGAAGGTCGGATTTATTGTCGTAGATTCTGTAGCCAATCTGGTACCTAAGAAGGAGATAGAGGGCGATATGGAAGACAGCAACATGGGATTGCAGGCTCGTTTGATGTCCAAAGCCATGAGGGTTCTTACAGGAATCGTAAACAAAAGCGACTGTGTTCTGGTATTCATCAATCAGTATCGGGAGAAGATCGGTGTTATATACGGCGATCCTAAGGTAACGACCGGAGGTAACGCTCTTAAGTTCTATGCCTCTATCCGTATGGAGATGGCGAGAAAGAAGGTTATATTAGGAGAGGACGGATCTTCAGTAGGTCATGAGGTTAGGATAAAGGTGCTGAAGAACAAGACAGCCGTTCCGTTCCAAATAGCAGAGACAGCCTTGTATTATGGCGTGGGGTTTGATAAGGAACTTGAACTTTTGAAGTTATGCGAGGAAACCGGTATCTTTATCCGTAAAGGATCATGGTACTGGTACGGGGATGTTCGTGTAGGGAACGGAGTCGATAATACGTTAAGTATCATGAGGGATAATCAAGAATTGTGTCAAGAATTAAGAACTAAATTGAATTTGTAATCATGGCAATAGGAGTAAAATTTGTAGACGTAATACCGTCCAGTGTAGAGAACGCTGTCGAGGTTAAGAAAGGGGATGTGAAGAACTATCTGTTCGTAGGTATTCCCATGAGTGAGTTTATTGGAAAGAGATATGAGTATGAGGGATTCATATACATGTGCCTACAGGGTGTCACCGGTGGCACGGAACTTGGCGGAGATATAGCCATAGCCGTATTGAGACCGGTTCGCCCCGCCGTCGGGCAGGCATCTTATCATTTGGTATCGTATACACCTCTTACGTATACGAGATCTGATGTGGCGATATTCCTTCGCAATGGTGATTTTAAGGTTGTTAAACGTGATGATTGTAATCTTATATAGTATGGGTACGTATATCTCTATAAAATCAACAGTAAACGCATTCAGGTACGGGATTGATCCTATACCTGAATGGTTCGACAAGATATCCCAAAGGACCAAGGAGCTTGATGTGATGGTTGACGGTCACAAGGTAAAGGCTTTGGATATAATCCTAGAAAATGGCATTCTACGGGCTTTTTACGGTTATTATATAGGTATGTATCCGGATAACTCAATACAGGTGTTCAGACCTGAGGATTTCCATTCATTGTATACGATTAAGATATGAAAATATACACTGGACTGATAAAAGATTTAGGATGTAGATGTTTTTATTACAATAGCGGTATGAACATACCTATTGGATTCGTATGCGCTGAGATACCTGATATTGTATCTATATTAATGTCAAGGAAAGGATTGCCTCATTTTTATGAGCATATAGCGATAAAACGTGATGATGACATTGGTGATAAGTTGTTCTATGATTTTGATGGATATACTGATCAAAGATCGATTGTATTCAAGGGATTTGTTTTACCTGATGTCAATATTGATGAATGTATTAAGTTCGCTCATAATTCTATAGTAAATCCAAACATGAATAGTGATTTTATAGAAAGCGAGAAGAATGTTATACTAACCGAGATTGATAATGATAAATCATGGATTAATGATGATAGACTTATAGAATTATCTGGAATAGATAAGCGTTGTTTCACAAATATATTGGGTACTAAAAGATCTGTTAATAAGATAACAGAAGATGATCTTACGCTATGTCGAGATACGATATTAAATAAATCAGAAATAGTATTTCATTTATATGGGTGTGATAATTTTGCGTATAAACATATATCAGGCATAACGGAATTGTCAAATACTGTTGATATCAACTCATTCTATCGCAATAAGTTTAAGGAGTTTTCTGTATCTGATCCTAAATACGGAGTTTATAAACATACGAAGAAGCCAACACAGTTATATGTGTCGTTTATATTGGATAATTATGATTTTAAGAAATTGTGCGTATTGTTTATCGTATTATCTATAATATGCGATAATTATAATTTCTCTATGTTTAATTATCTTAGAACTAATGGATTGTGTTATTCTGTAAATAGAAGATACATGGAATTTTCGAATAGAATAGTAGCTAGCGTAATAATTGATGTAAGCCCAAGTAGATGTGATATCACAAAAGATTGTGTGATTGATTATATCAATAATTTTCATCGTATAGCGAATAATGACAATATAGAATATGTTATAAGAATGGCTAAATTGCATGATAAGCTAGATATGATAAACATTAATGATTACTATGATAGTTATATATGTTTTGTAATGTCAAGATTTAATGGGATAATGAGTTTATATGACACATATGACAGTATATCTGTGGATGATGTGCGTGATATGGTTAAAGATATTAATGAGGATAAATTAATAATTCAATATTGCTCTTGATATGAATGTAGTTATAGGAATAGACCCGGGTATAGAGACCGGAGGATTGTCCATGATACCGGAGAACGGAGATATTAAGGTAATTATGACTCCAAGGATATCGGCTAAGGGAGATATAGATCTTAGGGCTATATCAGGTTTCTTCCTCGATGCCGCTGACAAGATCCAAGAAGAGGGTGGTGGGACGCTAGCGATCGCCGTCGAGGACGTCCACAGCATCCACAACAGCTCAGCCGCCAGCAACTTCACCTTTGGCGGGAGACGCCGGGAACCGAACGCTTTATTCGCGATGATGGTGGAGATGATGGAGCGATACGGATCTCACCCGGATGTTAGGTTCATGTTCGAGGAGGTGCAACCAAAGACCTGGCAGAAGGAACTTCATACGACATCCGATCGGGTGTATACGGCGGCGAAGTTAGACACGAAGGCTACCTCCATCCGATGCTCCATGCGCCTTTTCCCTTTGGTCTCTTTCGTGAAGCCCTGGTCAGGGAAAGGAGTACAACCTACCAAGATACAAGACGGAATGTGTGACGCCACGCTTATAGCCGAGTATATTAGACGTAGGTTTAAACTATTTTAATACTATTAAGTATTTATTGTATTTGTATTAATATAATTATGATTATATTTGCGATGTAATAAAAAGTTGTTCGTTATGCTTATAAGATGCTTGTCGAAGTCATTAAATGAGAAGTTGGGCAAATTGGAGACGGTGGTTAAGAACGCCGGTTCCAACTCCCTTTATAAGGATATTAAGATAGATGTTGTCAATAATCTGGCTTATATCACTTCCGTAAATGCCAAGGTATGTGTTATAGAGCGATTGGAGGTAGAGGCTGACTCTAACTTCTCTTTCTTGGTAGAGGCAAGCTCTTTTATTAAGTTCATGAAAAAACAGAAGAATTGCGAGATTATGATACTGCTTTCGGATAAAAAAGATCAGATAACGATCCGCTATGCTTCTGGTGAGTATAGTTGTCCGGCTTTTGATATCAATACATTCCCGCAGGTACATAAGATACTTGATGGAGGAATTAAGGTTAAGATGAGCGATTATGTTTCGGTTCTTAACAAAGCCAGCGATTATACGACGGTAGATGACTTTTATCCATGCATCGAGAATGTGGTCATTGATATTGATGATATTAATATTAATATAGTAAGTACGGATAGAAATACTATTTACAGGTATTTTGTCCCTAATCAGGATAAGGTAGAGAAGATGTTTATCCCGGTATCGAACGAATCTGCGATATTGCTTGATAAGCATATCGATAAGTCATCGGATATGTTGTCTATAAAAGTGGACGATACTAAGACTTATTTCTCTACGCCTGATATGGATATGTATGAGATCCGTTTTGAGGGTAATTATCCAAATTGGAGGTTCGTGGACGAGCATTTTGTCAAAACAAGTACCTATGTCTTTGATAAGGATCTACTCGTCCAAGCCCTCCAAAACAATCTTAAGGTAAATGATTTCGATTATTGCAAGTTGATATTTACCGATAAAGGATGCGGTATTATGTCAGAGAACCCGTCTTCCGGTAAATCATGTAAGGAGAGACTTGCTTCTTTGTCTTATCATGGTGAAGATATTATATGTAACGTATTATGTGGAAGATATCTTGGTATTATAAAAAGCGTCTCATGTAATAGGGTGGTTATCGAGCATGATCATAAATCTCATTTCAATAAGATTTATGGGGAGGATAATAAGAACGAGTATTTCTTGTCATCATCAGTTATTGTTTAATATTTAAAAATACATAAAATGGGAGTTAGAGAAAATTCATCAGGTGGTAATAACCATTACTTTAAAGTAAGTGGTAGCGGATTATTATATCAGTCATCAAGAGAACCAAAGGAAGGTTTCGAGGAGCATATAAACGAGAAGACCGGAGCCGTTTCTTATTGGAGGGTATTCTGGAACGGTATCGAAGGTTATTTGTCTGATATCAATGTGCGAGAAGTGGAGTTCAATGGAATAAATACCAAATACTTATCCATAAAGATAAGTGATGAGGATGGTAATTACTTTATAAACGTTCCTTTGATGACTCAAAAAGGAGGTATCAATAATTACGTTAAGTCACTGGTAAGGTACTTGCCTAATATCGACCTGAAACGTAAGGTGGCGATCAATCCTGCTCATGCTAAGAAAGGGGATCAATATGCTCCCGGTAATTTCTTTATCTCATACGCAAGGGAGACTCCTGACGGTAAGGACGAGCTTATCCAGCAATATTATAAGAACGGGCAGAATGGATGGCCTGACAGGGTTGAGAGTACTGATATAATGGGGAATAAGAAGTTTGATTATACGACCCAAGACGCTTTCGCTTATCAGGTACTTAATAAATATATCCAAAGTATTAAAGCGGATGGCGTGAGACCGGTTCAGTCTCCAAGCCAAAACAACGCTGGTGAGGCTACAACGCAAACGCCCCCACCGTCATACGCTACGCAGGCTCCATCGCAAACGCCTCCTCCATCATACCAGCAGGCCCCGCAGCAAGCGCAAGCCCCTTTGTTTGGAGGTCAACAACAACCTCCTCAATATCCTCCTTTTGGAGACGACAGTGATCTTCCATTTTAATCAACTAATTAAAAATCAGAAAGTTAATGGAGGGTAATTTCAATATATCTACTAAAGTGAATCGTGTCTCGATGCCTACCCAAAATAAGGTAGATACGGTTATGAAGAACCTAGGGCATCGATCTTGTATAGCGTATTCCGAGGAAAAGGATATGTATTATAAGGATGGAGAATGGGTAGCGTCAGATCTTGACGCTACTATCTTACCTCTTAGGGAGATGTTCGAGAAGACATCTGATTTTAAGTTAGGACTGAAGATCGTTTATTTAATAATCAAATTATAATGGCCAGTATTGAGGATATTAAAAAGCCTCTGGAAAGCAAGTCGTTTACATCAGCCAGAGACCTTGATGAGCTTGAGGAGAAGCCGGATGATAAACAAAACGAGGTTAGATTGAATTGCGACCCTATGGTAGGGATGATGGAGGAAGAGGGGAAGATCTTCCTTAACTCCGTAAGATTCTCGAAAGCATGGAACTCGTTGGGTAAGGATATTCCTATCAAGCAGGGTAATGCTTTCCCATTAGGACAGGGTGATGTCCTTGATATAGACACAGGGGTATGGGCATCGTTCCCGGATAATACCATAGGGGTGTTGATGATGCTGCCGTCGTTTACCGGAGATACGGGACTTACTTTGGTAGGATCACCGTTCGTCTCGTCTAATAACGGGAATATCATGATCAGGGTCACTAATGTCCGTAAGGATATGGCTATAGTCGAGAAAGACAAACATATAGCTGAGTTAATTATAGTCGGCAAGGTAAAGGTCGATATTCGTGAAACTTATAATAAAGACAAAGATGTTCGGATTGAAGATAGTAAAGAGTAGTTATATAAATACACTAAAGCAGGATCTTGATGATGCTATTAGCTACTCAAGCGGATTAAAAAAGGATTACGATGATGCCCGCAAGAAGATAACGGAATTAGAAGAGAAAGTAGGGTATCTTGAAACTCTTTCCGATTCCCTTAATATGGATATAGAACAAAAGGATTCTATTATAATTAAGATGGGTAATGAGCTTAGTAAATCAAGAGAGATATATAATGAGTCGGTAAAAGATAAAGAGACTCTTAAACGGGCTTATATGGATATCGAGAAGAAACATAAACTATCATCTAAATTACTCGATGAGGCTAGAAGAAGATATAAGGAACTTGAGGACCAGAATAAAATCATGTCAGATCGTATCAAGTATCTGGAGGCAGAGATTTTAGACATCGATGTTCCTAATGAGGTTGTTGTTGATGAGGATAAGATGGATCCTAACTCAGGTCATATTGATATACCTGAAAATAACGCCCCTGAGGTCGCTGATGCCGGTATTGACGTAAATGTCGAGAATAAGGCGGAGGATAAGAAGAAATCTAAGAAACGTAAAAAATTTAAGAAAAGTGAATAAGATCTTGTTTTTCTTGTTAACGTTATTTACCTTAGCGGTTGTCGGATGCAGTACGTCAAGAACCTATTATACGGAATATGATACTACTGACATATCTTATGTAGTGGATTCTATAGTGTCTTCCGGGACCGTGATGGGCCAATGGAAGGAGTGGCGGTTTACGCTGGACGACGGCCGGGTCGATAACTTTGGCTTCACCGCCCTATACGACGCCAAGGGAAAGGCTAGAGGGTCTATACAGGTAAGGCAAAGATCCGATACGTTTAATATCAAGATAATTGATTACCATAAAAAAGATAAGTAATGGAATACGGACTAGGTTACATACCATCGCCAGCAGATGATAGGGACGCTATCATGAATATGCAGCATGAGGCTGTTCCTGATGAGTATAAGATCAATAATGTCGATAGCGTGGTAGATCAAGGTTCTTCCCCTATTTGCGCGGCAATAAGCTTGGCTGAGATACTTAATTGGAGAAAGAGTATAAGGGCTATTAAAAGACCAGCTAAAATATCTCCTTACGATATATATGATCTGAGAGAGGATAAGGGCCAGGACGGTATGGTTCTTCGTGACGCTATCAAGTCTATCAAGAACGTAGGCGTAGATGGGGAGAAAATAAACAGTTACGCTAGGATCATAGATCCGGTATCGGCTAAGGTGGCGTTGATGCTGAATGGTCCTCTGGTTATAGGTCTGTATTGCTATAATTATGGTAATCGATTCTGGCAAGGCCAAGGACAGAACTTGGGAGGTCATGCCGTTATCCTCACCGGCTGGGACAAGGCCGGCTTCGTCCTACAGAACAGTTGGGGGACGGGATGGGGTAGGTCTGGCGTGGAGACGTTCCCGTTCGAGGATTGGTGCTATATGCTAGAATGTTGGACAATAGTTTCATAACTTTACTATATAAACTTCGAGAAATTCCGATCCACATCCTCTTGTGAAAGACGATGTGGTATATTTAGGACCCGTAGCTCAATCGGTAAGAGCAATTGGCTCATAACCAGCAGGTTGTCGGTTCAAGTCCGGCCGGGTCCACAGTTGGATTAATATAATTTGTCATTAGATTCAGAGTTTAGATTTTGTTTGATACCCTTGTCCGTGAGGATCAGGGTATACGCCCCAATAGCTCAAGAGGAAAGTAGCACATCTCCCCTAAAGATGGGATCCACGTTCGAGTCGTGGTTGGGGTACATGGTGTTTTCTTAAACATATTCCTGTAGGTCGGTAATTAATAACCTCAAATAATATATAAGGTGTTGAAATTCATTTAATATTTTATATATATCTATATAGGATCAGGTTATTAGCTTAAGTCTTGAAATAAAGACTACGTTATTGGAGAATATATAGTTACCTACGGATGTTTATCCAAGTCCGTAGCTCTAAGGTAGGTGATTAAACAGGGATTGTATTTGGGTTCCAGTGTTGCCTATATAAAACCTTCAATAACATTGGCGATGGGTACTAACAGGGTTTTGCCCTGACTTATGTTGAATAAACATTGAATTAGTTTGTAAAATGGTGTATGTACAGGACATAGATGGAAAACCGATGATGCCTACGACAAGGCATGGAAAGGTTAGGCGATTGCTAAAAGACAACAAAGCGGTCGTTGTGAACACATGTCCTTTTACCATAACGTACAAGACATCCGATTACAAACAAGAGATTGTGTTAGGCGTCGACTCGGGGACCAAGCATGTTGGTTTGTCAGCTACGACGAAAAGCAAGGAGCTTTACGCAAGTGAGGTTATTCTAAGGAGTGATGTTGTTGATCTTCTATCAACAAGAAGGGGATTAAGGAGGACTAGAAGAAGCAGGCTTAGGTATAGAAAGCAAAGATTCAATAATAGGGTAAAATCCAAGAAGGATGGATGGATTGCTCCATCTGTCCGCCATAAGATTGATTCTCATATTAGAATTATCAGTTTTGTATATTCTATACTACCTGTCTCAAAATTGATTGTTGAGGTAGCCCAATTTGATACTCAAAAGATCAAGAATCCAGAGATATCAGGTAAAGAGTATCAGGAAGGTGAGCAATTAGGATTTTGGAATGTTAGGGAGTATGTCTTAGCAAGAGACGGGCATAAATGCCAGCATTGTAAGGGTAAGTCAAAAGATCCTATCCTTAATATCCATCATATTGAGTCAAGGAAGATAGGAGGAGATTCACCATCCAATTTAATTGCTCTTTGTGAGACTTGTCATAAGGAATTTCATAAAGGAAATATCAAATTGAAAGTAAGCAGAGGCAAGTCACTTCGTGACGCAGCCGTCATGGGAATCATGAAATGGAAGTTGTACGAGGAGTTAAAATCCAGATACGATAACGTTTCGATGACGTTCGGATACATAACAAAATATAATCGTATAAACCATGGAATTGAAAAATCCCATGTATCCGACGCTTTTGTGATTTCAAGGAATTTTAATTCATGTAGGCTTGGATATTATTACAAACGTAAATTAGTTCGTCGCCATAACCGTCAGATTCATAAGATGAAAATATTGAAAGGAGGAATTAGAAAGCGAAACCAGGCTCCTTTTAAAGTTTTTGGATTTAGGTTATTTGATAAAGTGATGTTTCAAGGAGAAGAGCATTTTATTTACGCAAGAAGGCTTTCTGGGCAATTTAATATTCGGGATATTAATGGAGAGAATAAGAAAGATGTATCTTGCAAGAAATTAAAATATGTCAGCCATGGCTTGGTATCTGTTAAAACGAATTTATTTTTATCACAATGAATATTGTATTTAATAAATCGCTCATATATGAATGAGCGATAATAAATGTATAAAATATATTTATACAAAATTTAATAATTTAATCATATGGATATAAATCAAATAAAAAAGTATCTACCAGCAGGATGGGATGTGGTTGATCTAATAGATCGCGGTATAATCGATCTTGATATTATGAACGGGAAGATGATGGGGGAATATGTGGCTGTGTTGATGATAAAGTCTTATGATAAGACCAATGGTCATATCTTAACCACTTTCTCGTTCCATGATAAGGATATAGAGAAGTTGAGGATGTTGATAGGTAATGCTATAATGGCGGTAGGATATAGGAATAATCCTCTTACTGGAGATGGGAACACGGCGATCAAATAAAGGTGCTGAATATACTGAGAGAGGGATATTGGATATCCTTAACAGACAGTTCTTGGTGTCTCCCAGATGGATTATAAACAACTTATATGTCTATAACTGGGAGTCTGATTATTTGGCTATAACTAGATCCATGTACGCCTATGAGGTTGAGGCTAAGATCTCATTAGCTGACTATAACAAGGATTTCGAGAAGGAAGGCAAGCACCAAGTAATGCAAGGCTGGTTCGAGGCTCGAAGGCAAGCCTTGTACGAGGCCGGAGGCTGGACTAGGTACGGTAGACCCAACTACTTCTACTACTGCGTACCGGATGGGTTGGTGGATCCAAAGGACATACCTCCGTACGCCGGGCTTGCTTATGTTTGTGGAAGGAATATAAGGAAGGTTAAGGACGCCCCTATCCTACATCGTGATAAGTTTGATCCGGAAGCCTATAAGATGGCTGACAAATTCTACTATAATTGGTGGAATGAGAGACGTAAGGCTAGACAGATAGAGGGGAAGGATATGAAAGACGAGTTTAGGAAAAGCATGAAAAAGGTTAAGGAGAAGATAACTGTTGATGCTAAGATCAAGGCGATGGAGGCGTTCTGGAGCGTCTGCGATTACGCCTACTGGCCGTACGGGGGAAGAGGGGTGCCCGGAATGAGACCCAACTGTTCCGCTTGTGGCGAGGAATGTAAATTACAATGTCCGAAAGGAAAGGAATTTAAAAACAAGATACGATGAGTAAGATTAAAAATGTATTGGCAAGAGCCATTTCATTGGCGTCAGAACAACCAATGAGTTATAATGAGGTAGAATCATTACTTGAAGATATAGATACTTGTAAGGTCAAGATATGGCTGGAAGAAGGAGCGATATTGCCTAAGTACGCCCATAAGGAGGACGCTTGCATGGATCTGTTCGTCAAGGATGTAGAACTTGACGGAGGCAGGACCATATATCATACCGGTGTACATGTAGCATTGCCGGAGGATTATGAGATGGAAATACGCCCTCGTAGTAGCATCACCAAAACAAAGTCTGTTATCCAAAACGCCCCGGGAACCGTTGACGAAGGATATAGAGGCGAGATTATGGTAGTATGTAGACGTGTGGATTGTTATGATGATCCTTCTTATTCGGTTGGGGACAAGGTAGCTCAATTGCTTATCCGTAGGAGGGAACGTATCGTATGGGATCAGGTGAAGTCGTTGGATGACCTCGGATATACCGATAGAGGCGATGGTGGATTCGGAAGCACGGGGAGGTGATCATGAGCGGAAGGGTTAAGATAAAGATCAAGGATAAGAAACCTAAGATCGATGTATTTAAGGTGATAGAGAACCGGTTTAAGAACATGAACGAGCTTCGGGATCTGATCGACATGGATCCAAGGAAAGGGCTGGTCAGGATCCGGGACGGGGCCGGCTTTAGGGAGGTGGAGCGGGGCGGATGCCTGCACCGGAACTACCTTAACCTGTTGGAGGAAGAGCTGGGCGCTAAATTATCCATAGATCTTATAGAAAGGTATATCAAAAGATAATAATATATTAAATCGTAAAATTATGAATAGATATGTAAGGAAACCAATTGCGATAGAAGCCGTAAAATGGAAAGGCTTTAATAATGATGAGATCAAGGATTTCGCTGGTGATAGCGTTAAAATAGAAGTTATTAGGGAAGGTGACGCTGATAATGGGATACCTCCTTCTGTTGATTGTAGTATAGAAACCCTTGAAGGTGTTATGAAAGCCAATGTAGGTGATTACATCATCAAGGGAGTAAACGGGGAGTTTTATCCTTGCAAGCAGGACATTTTTGAGAAAACATATTTACATGAAGATGATATGATGGGTAATATATCCGATGGGTATCATACATTTAACGAACTATATAGATATCGAATGCTTTACAATGCCGCTTTCTTCAATGAGATTGCTAAGAAAGGCGATATAAAGATCTGTAAATCACATAAGCATTATGATGGAGAGGAATGCTTCGGCGGATCGTGGTTTATCGTAATGGCAGAACTGCCAACGGGACAGATATCCAATCATTATGAGAACCGGTATTGGGAGTTGTTTAATATCCCTGAACTTGATACGGCATGGGAATGGGATGGACATACGCCTAAAGAGGCCGCTGATAGAATAGAATCGTATTTGAAGTCAAATTGATATTAATATCTGCCCTAGGAATTAACTAGGGCAGGTTCGTTTTATATACCGAAGTATCTACCACGATCTGGCTATCCATATCCCCAATCAACTCAATGATCTCATCCCTTATATCATAAGAAAGTAAGATAGGTATTATGGTTAATATAAAAGATAGTATTATTCCTGATCCTATTATGATAGCAATATCATCGCACTCTATATCTAACATCGGCATGACAAACATCAACCCGGACATGAATATCATCACGAATAACGCTGATATCTCATTTATCATATCCCTCTCCATTACGTCCTTTATCATATCTCCTCGACTTTAGTATGGTTTATTATCCCGCTGATATGACGGATACTTAATCCCGTCCTGTCCTTTATCTTACCATATACGTAGTTCCTTGATACGACCGTAGCTAAATCACCTAACTCGTCCAGTATCTCATTATACATCCTATGGATCTCGTTGTTGCGGATGACCGTACTGTCCCTTACATATATCTTCTCAACATCATCGTCGCAGAAGAAGATCTTAAGCTTATGAAGTATGTCTCTAAACATGATTATCTTTTTGTCCCAAAGATATGAAAATTTGAGGATAAAACCAGAAGGAAGCCAAAAAGAACAGGGAGGCAGTGGGAGGGATGGGGATGCCCGGGAGGATGGAGGCCAGCTCGTTCTCTTGGATTCAGTGACATGATCTGAGAGTAAATTATATATTTGTATGTGCAAAATACATAATAATATGATATTAAATAAAATCAACTCAATGGGGGGGTATTTTTCATCCTCCATAAAAATTTATCAGTATGCTTAGAAGAAGATTTCATTCATCAGGAATACATCCGTCTAACGCCGGCGATGGAGTATATGGAGTTGCTAAAAATCTAAAGTTACTTCCATCCAATAAGGTAGATGCCGAATGTATTGGAGCTGCTTTGATACATAAAGGCCATAGGATTATGATCGAAAAAAACGAGAGTAAAAATCCTAGTTATAAACAGGCAACAGAAGGTATGTCGGCCAGTGACAACTTTGTCTGGGGAGAATATTTGGTAGATCAATACGAGATCCCTAATTATGATACTATTGATTACGATTACCAAGGCCTTACTAGCGCGTATCTTATGAGTAATTCCGGGATATATAATGGTCAGCCACATATACCAAATGACATATCTCAATGGACCGGAGTGATGTCTGATTGGAATGGTAAATCTAATTCAGAGGTATTAAAAAAGATTGGAGCCACAGAACAAGGATCTTATGCTATCTCAGGCAATCTTCTTAATGGATTCATAAATAGTAGCGATGCCCTTGGATTCGATGACTGGTATATCCCCTCTTGTCCACAAATGTCATTGATATATATGAGGATGGTTGATATAAATGATATATTGTATCTTATTGGAGGCAAGGTATTCCAAGCCTCAACTGAGGCGTATATGACAAGCTCTGAATGTAATGATAGAAATTATTGGGCGGTTTCAGGTTTCGGTCAAGTTGGCGTATCTGATAAAAGAAATCCTAAAAGAATTAGACTGATACGAGATCTATAATATTAATGGTAGTGGTCGTGCCACTACCTATCTAATTATCCCATAATAAAGATATATACCAAGGGAAGTAGCCGGCGGAAGACCCGATGGGTAGGCCAGGAGGGATGAAGGGAGGCCTCCATCCCTTTGGTACTACATCCTCATCACAAGCTATCATTAGGTGCTACAATTATTATATCTACTCTATAGGTGTTATTGTAAATGCCAGTTCCAACGGCAATAGATTGGCATCCCTCACAGGCATTGGCTGTTATACAATAACCATTTGTTATAAGATCACCTTGCCAAGTTATACGATTGCTACTTGTAATCTGATTATAAAATTCAGACATGTAAGTAAAATTGATGATCTCCTCAGGATCGGTTATCTCCGTTATAGGAGTAAATTTAGTTATCCTATGCCCGTATAACTCCGTATCAGCTAAATCACAATGCACACCAGAATCATATAGATACGTAAGAGTCCCTTTTGAAACACCTCCAGATGTGCCTAATAAAACGTTGTACTCATATTGTTGACCCTTTGAAACTATCTGTCCACCTATTCTTATAACTTCTATCTTCTTATGATATATATCAAGATAAGATCCGTCAAAACTATATTGATATGTATCTCCATCAATATATATATCTACAGGATTAGGACACATGCTCTTGTCTATATTAATACGGTAGCGGATCTTACCGGAAGAATAAGTCCTGCGCCTAAACATACCCCCTCCTTATCTGAGGGTTAAAATACCCCCCCCCCATTATGTATTTAACTTCTTTATTCATAATATATTATGTTTTAATTATATCGCAAATATAACAAATTAAATGAGATGGAAGGTGATATGGTTGTGAGGAAGTATGAGGGATATTCGGGGAGGATGATATGCGGGACGTTATTGGAAGGATGAGGTGGGGTATGATGGGAGGGGGATATGCGGGACGGACCACCTCCCCGAAATCGGCCCGGCCGGGCTGCCGTTTTTTGGTCTCACCCCCCCCGCCTACAAAAGCTAGGAGATAGGAACGGCAAACGATCAACGAACAAAAAAAAGAATGCTTATTTTGTATTTAACTTGCTGATTATCAATCATATAAACCAATATTTTAATATATATATACATTTGATTAGATTTATTACATATAATCGCCGAATTTTTATTGCAAAATATTTGTTGGACAATAAAATATGTATTATATTTGCCCTGTAAGATAACAGCATTAACAAACAAGGCGTACCAGGTGCCAATATAAGCCCTAAAGGTATAGGCAAATCATATGACAAGCAAAGATATTAACAAAGTACAGAATGAGGTTAAAAAATCAAGCGAAAAGACATTGACAGGTGCCATCAAAGCATGGTGCCAGCTGTTTAAATCTAGCAAAGATGTTAACGAGATACTCAAGGATAATGATATCAGTGTAGATAGGGCCATAGTCCCCGCTTTGGTAGATTTGGCTAAAGACAAAGAAGCTGTAATACAGCTTTGTAAAGAGATACTACCACGTGTAGATGAAACCTTTTGCGCCTACAAGGAGATCGAAAGAGTATACCTCGATAAACAGGATCAGGATAAAAATACAAAGTTACCAGAGGATAAGGTGGCAAAAATATCGATAACAGGCAAGGTACATAAACGATTTGGATATAACGAGCCTATAGAATACGAGGGCGGTGTGTACTATGATGTATTTAATGGCGTTGATAAACGTATTATAAAGTGCGCAGTACCTATCAAACGGTATACGTTTAATCTCATTGCAAAGTGTGTCACTTACTATTTGACACACCAAAAAAATGAAAGATAACAAATAATTAGCCCCTATATCATTTATGTATAGGGGCGTTATGGTAGCACACCTATGCGTTCCCGTCGCGCTACTGATTTAGACTAAATAGGTAAGATATTTGATATTTTGGTATAAACATATTGCAGGTCGTTAGGGTGTCGAGAACTTGCAGTAGATAGGCCGCCGCTTAGCAATGTGGTTTAGGTACTACTGTAGTCTATAGTAGTACCATTATCTTTAGGTTTATATCAATTCGGTAATCACGCTAGGTCTACCTAGTAGGCCGTGTAAAATCACGGGGTACGTTGGTGTATATACGCATGCATAGGGCGTATGTCCATGCGTCGCTAGAGTAACGCGCATGGAGCGCATAACGGTGTTACAACCGTGCCAATGTGTCAAGGCGACGATATTACAGGTTGCTCGAATACTGCGATATCGTATGCGATAATAAATAACAACCTTTTACAGGGGTATTTTGTGCGGTTAAATTGACGGACAAAGTGCGCCTTGTCGATACGTATCACGGGCAACGTATGTGCGTATCTGGCCGGCTTCGTTGTCGGCAAAGGGACGAAACCAAAGAAAATAGGGGGCGTGCGGGCGTTCGGCTGGTCATATCGATAATGCCGGCCGTATTGTCCCCGGCTTACCGTTTCTTATTGGTGCAATTTAAAACGAATAAATTATGTATAGGAGAAAGTTTGACAATCTGAATAGAAAGCTAGCATTTAGAAAAGAAAAGGCTTTAGAGGCGGTTAAAATAGCTCAAATGGAATTTTACGTTGAGCTTACCAAAGAACTACACAAGTCTAATAAATTAGATTGCAGTAGGGAGTCGGATAAGTGCAGGCGGAAACGTGTTAGTTACATGGCGAACAAATTGAGACAGTAGTCGTTTGTTTTTATTTGATTTTAAAGTTTTGCCCTTCCGTATTGTAGTGATATAAGACGGAAGGGCTTTTTTGTGTCTATATTTTACAATATGACACCATAACTATGATTTTACTTACACATAAAAGTGTCAAGGCGGTAAATTTTAAGCCTTGATCTAAAATGTGTAAGTAAAATACTTTATTATGTATCATTTCGTATATATCTATATCCATACAGACGGGTATATTGTGCCCTTATGTATGGTTTCGTGCGTGAATCGATCCTAAAAGGTATATAATAGGCGGTACTTATTGTATATTTTTTATCTATATCTGGGCTTATCTTTCCTTAGAGGTAGCTCTAAGGCTTGATATATATTATATTGTTGATACTCAATTAATTATATTATTTGGGTATTGTTTCTAAGTTACGGATACTTATTGTATATTTTTATGGGTATATTTATATATTTCGTACTCGCCTTGTTCTGTTGGTACATGGCGTTTGAGTTGGGGCGGTATGTTATAGCTACGGGCGACGCCTTGCCCTTAATCATAGTTCTTTTATTGGCTTTATTATCAATACATTGCATAAAGCAAATATACAAGGCAATCAAGAACAAAGACCTCGACATCCTAGACTAATCGGGAGTTCCACGTGGAACAATCGGGAGGAAGGTCTCGGGTTTTATGCCGGGAGTTGGTGGGGTTGATTTGTTTTGCGGGAGGGGACACCTCCAGACAAGGAAAAACCAAGGAAAAGCCAAGGAAAACCAAGGAAAAACCAAGGAAAAGCCAAGGAAAACCAAGGAAAACCAAGGAAAAACCAAGGAAAACCAAGGGAAACCAAGGGAAACCAAGGGAAACCAAGGAAAACCAAGGAAAACCAAGGAAAACTAAGGAACCCCAAGGGAAACGAATGGAGACAAAGAAAACCAAGGGAAACCCCTTCAATCAACAAAAGAAATACCTTCCAATCAATGGGAGTATCTTCAATCAATAGGATTCCTTTCTAAACAGGGGTAATACTTTACCGTTAAGTGGAAACGCAAAGCGGTTGCTAGCGATGGTGGGTAGGGTGTTATTGGTGGTAGATATTGTCTGTTGGTGTGGGAGTGATGCAGAGGGAACCAAGGGAAACGGGCGGCGGCGATGGCGTGGGGTCGGCCCCGCTGGTCGTCCGTTCCCTGTTCTCCTTTGGCGGTAGTGTAATATTAAAAATCTAATAGTGATATGACGAAAGAGGAAGCGAAAGAAAGGTTCGGTGACAATATAATAAACAAACTATTGTCGCTTGGTGCTGAACCGACAAACGTATGCAGGAATGACGATATTGTGGAATGGTGCAGTGATGGATGTATAAAAGTGGGCGATATTGAAGTATGGGCTTACTATTACTTTTATGAAGGAGAGAACCCTGATTTATGTAATTGGGAGGATCGTATGGAGATAGAGGTAGAGGAATGTTGGATTTAAAATCGGTTGATATGAGATTCATTTATTTAATGGAGCTTAGAGGAAAGGATATATGCGTAGGCGACAAAAAGTGCAAGAGGGTAAAAATATATGTAGGCAGGCCGTTGGCGGATACGCCTAAAACCTATAAACAAATAGGTGGATTTGTAGCAAAAGAACTATCCAACGCTTATAACAGCGGTTGTGTTTCCATCTATGAAGCAAAGGATAAAACGCTCAGATATTCGGTTTATCGAGATGGTTGTTTTTATCCTTATTACGGGAAATTAGAGGTGGTAGAATAATACCAAAGGGAACGGGCGGCTGTGTCACGGCGTGGCAGGCTACGGGTGTCTACCGCCGTTCTTTTTGGAGTGATAATATAAAATACTAATAGTATGGACGAAATTATGAAATTACAAGATGAAGCGCTGCTTTATCTGCGTGATAATATTACAAAGGATGAGGCGTATTATATCCTTACGACCGATAAGGAGATGCTAGCGATTCTTATAGCTGATAAGAAGGACGGGAGCAAACGTATCAAGATTCTTGATGCGGAATATACTATAGAGAAGGATGATATGTTATTTCTATTCGATACTGATGGGGTGATAGATGAGTGTCTTTTGGTTGCCAGCTACATAGGTGTAAATATGTATTTTCGCAGGCAAGATGTCAACGCTATTTTGAATAACATCAATAGAGAGAAAGTTATGAAATATCCTTACATAGCTATTCAGTTAGATAATATACAGACTGTAGAAAAGCGTAGGGTTGTTTTTGAAATTACCGGGCATAGGATGGATGATAACAAAGAGAGAATAGATTTTATGTTTGTTTATTTTATGGCTAGAATGTTATGAGGGCGAGAAGGACTGTGAAAGAAAGAGATATTGTGAAGATATTGGTATTCGGGTATGATAGGACGCTTATAAAATCCATTAAGGATTCCGGATTCAGAAGTATGTCGGATGTAATATCGTACGCCAATAATATGGTCGGGGATAAGCCCATTGATTATATTAGGGTGTCGAATGAGGCTCGCGGGTGGTGTGGATCATATACTAATTATGGTAAAATGATAGATTAGTTTGATAGGAGGATATGATATGAGAAGGATTATAAAAGAGAAAGACGATATCAAGGTGTCTATATTTAGCGGGGGTAGGTTGGTTCGTGTTTTCATAGATTCTGGGTATAGGAATATAGCTATGGTGATAGCCGATTGCGGCAGAATAGCTAATGGTTGTTATCACATACATCATATTGAGGTGGTAAATATGGATAGGGGATGGTATGGTACATACACCTTATATGGAAGGAAAATAAATTAGTCGGATAGTGAACAATAAAGGAGGTATATATGGATAATGTTATAACAAACATGGATGGCGTGAAAGTAAAAGTAAGAGTATATGATTTTGGCGATGAAGTGGCTGATAGATATACCATAGTATATGTAAATAAAAATATAAAGGATGGTTATGGGGTGGTGTATTATCCTGTTTTCTCATGTAGTGAGGATCCATTCCATCCATTAGGAGTGGGGATGTATGCGGGAGATTATTATCCGCATAGAAGTCATATGTACAATTTTGGTAAAAGAGTGAAGGATATAGATTCATTGCCAAAGAAAGTGATTGAATTTATAAAATATATTACACGATGAACGAAATAACTTACAACAATTACGATTTGGTTGCTTTTGAACAGAATGGGGAAGTGGTAGTAGCCGTAACATTCTACAGGTATTACAAGAAGAAAGCTAAAGGTGAGGTTAATTATAGATGGAGAACCAGATGCCCGGAATTGGTGGATAAGATCGCAAAACACCGTACCAAGGTATTTACCGGTTAACTTATCCAGTTAGCGAAGGCGTATGGGGAGAAAAAGGTTATAAAATATCAAAAGGAGGAGGAAGAAGTATGTCAAAATACGATAGAGACGCTATAGAAATATATATACTGGATCATATAGATACAGATAATTATGGGAAGCAGTTTAAATATGATAGGGAATATCTATCTTTTATGCTTAACGTGTTCAAGGATGAGTATAAAGAACATATCAAAAGGGATGGGATTAAGAAAGCTTTTGAGGATTACATAATGAGCGTTCCATCCATATTTAGGATTCATATAGCGGATTGCGACATTAGATATTTATTACGTTCATGGGGCGTGGAGTTCGATGAGGATGATGATGAGATATACATCTTGTACAAGAGGATCATAAGAGAGGTCTTTTTAAAGATGTGTGAGGATATGAAAGTTTGTTAATGTTGAACCAAGCCTTGGCGGGGCGGAAGGAATACCATGATCGTACGTGTGCGGATATGGTCCGGGGTCGGTTCCCGGCGCCTTGGCATAACTTAAATGTAAGTAGTATGGAAGATAATATTTTAAAAAGAGCGGCAGCGGAATTAAAAGAAGCCGGTTGCAGGGTTTTCGCATGGCAGGATGATACTTATAATAGGGGTTGGAGCAAGGGTGATTATACGATGTTGTATTACGCCTTCCCTGATTCGCCTAACATCGGGTATCTGAGTCATGGGGAATATGGGATGAACGTAGCATATAGTAAAGCCTATATACCGAGCCGTGGAAGTGGATCGGGATGCCGTGTCAAGGAGGAGGCTACGTTCGACCTTACGACGGCGTTAGATGTGCTGAACGAGCCGTTGCCTAGGTGGTGTAAGTCTTATGGGGTTTATCCAAAGCAGTACGATAATATTGATAAATGGTATAATAGCGATAATCATAACAAAAAATTATTTAAGGAGATTTGATATGGAGGCAAAAGATTGGGAAAATCTGGTTTTGAATACAGAAGTAGGATCACATTGTTTTGTTACGCTGATTGATAATAATGACATCAGTAGAGGTTACGCGCAGATCAGACGCGCTGAACATTTCGGGTATAACATCTGCTTCACTCGGTTATATGGGAATAAGTTTTATTTCGAAAAAATAGAGGAAGGACGTACGCAACAATACATCAATAGGAGAAAATAATATGGTGATAGAATTTGATTTTGAGATATACAAAAACGGAGATTACGATAAGGTGTATCTCCGCGACGGGAAAGAGCCAAGAGTATTATGTGATAATGGGAAGGGAGATCGCCCTATAGTCGTGATGGTTGAGGATGATAACGCGAATGATTATATTGTTCTTCGTTATAACGAAACCGGCAGGAGGAATATCAATGGTCAATCGAGTCTTGATCTCATGTTATCTGTAAAAGAACGGGAGCCAGAGTTGTGGGTTGTTGTTATATCTTACATAGATAATAAGGATAAGAGGCAAAAGATGGTCTTACCTAATTTTTTCTCAAGGAATATAGGAGGAAATATATATCTTCAAGGAAGCTCTAAATCGAATGTATCATATTATGTTGGTAGGTTAGAAGAAGATGGGTGCTTCGATGAGCTGTGCGAGAAGATAAGGGTAAAAAGAGATCGTATTTATAACATGGAAATAATATCACTATCAGATGACAAGGCGACAGTTTAATCAGTTGATAAATGAGCTAGACGGCAAAAGCCCGTTTATCGTATTACATAGGGATGCCGTTGCGCCTAAATACGTGGGCGTGGAGGTGTCGAAGGATGGGATGGTATACAGATATGCGATAATAGGGATAAACGATGAGTATAAGGCTAAAAAAGCCCTTATTTCGAAAATATTAGGCATAGCTAGTTACCTAAATGGCAATAAGCCCTTAAAAAAGGGTTAATTAGATGTATTTATGATCTGCGGCATCATATACGATATAATGCCATAAATGACGTTGTATAGAGGATATGTATGATAATATGATAGATAACGCATTCGTGTCTTGATATCATAATATTATGCCATTATATCCTCTTTTTGTATAAAAAAAGATAACAAATGATACAAACATCTTGAATATGGATGAAATTAAGATAGGAGCTGAAATTGTATTTAATATAACCGGCAACCATAATATAGGATATGCCAAAGGGGAAAAGTATATCGGGACGGTGTTAAGCAAGGATCACCGATCACGTCTTTATGTACGGACAATAGGAATGCCTAGGGCTTGTATTGATGAGCGGGATGTAGAGTGGGTTATTGATCCAGATGGGGATTTTGATATGGATGAGGCGATCCCGAATCCTATGGCAAGGGAGTTGTATAAGTTGATGGGTAGGTACGTTTATACGTTCGGTAGGTCTCATGAAAGTATCAATGGCTATATCGTGTACGAGTGTATGATGATGGACAGGGATTTAAGATATAATGTTATGTATGCGTTGCATGATCATGGATTTGAGATACGGCATATTGATAGTTATTCTTGGTGGATGACCAATGAGAGGTTAATGTCTGAGGTAACATACACGGAGGGGGATATTCATATAATTGTTCATGAGTGCATGGAGGATTATGTGAATAACGTGAAATTCGGAGAGGAGTTTTATAAAAACAAGTAAACATGATAAGATGCTTACTTGTGATGGTGATGATAATATTGACACCGCCAAAAGGAAACGGAGACATGCCCCTCGCCCCGAAGCCGGCAGTGGTCGAGGCACGGGTATGGGATAAGCTGGCGACCGCCCTGTCTTTCGTGGAGTCAAGGAATGACGATCGGGCGCACAACGCCACTTCAGGGGCGTTAGGGAGGTGGCAGATGAAAAAGGTGTATGTAGATGAGGTTAATAGGATATTGTGTCTTAAACGGGAGAAAAAGCGGTATAGATACGATGATAGAACAAATCCTATCAAGGCTAGGGAAATGTTCGAGATATATCAATCTCATCATAATCCGAACAAGGATATAGATCGGGCTATAAGATTGCATAGGGGACTACATTCTACTAAATATGTTAAAGAGGTTAAGCGTAAATTGAGAGAATAAAAAGAATATAGGAGGATAAAGACATGGACGAGAATAAAGTGATACGGCCGATGGATTTTGTTCGGCTTACAAATATTGACGAATTAAATGTGATTAAGGACACTAAAAACCATATAGGGCTGGTGAAGGAGGTCAGTCGGGACGGAAGTATGAGTGTGATATGGATAGGTGACACCTACAGCAGGGTAGCGTGGTTTAACTGTAAGGAGTTGGAGACGGTGGACAACCTAGCAAACCTTTTGACGCGCGGGTTGGCCAACTTTATCATAGAAGGGGGAGAGAATGCGGATAAGTTCTATCCGTTTGGTTAGAAATAATTAATCGGAGGCGAAATGGAAATAAAAATAATGAAAATGGATGACGGATATGAATTATTCGTCAATAGTGTGCTTGTAAAGAAAGGCAAGGTCTTAGCGCACATAAGAAAGATGGCAAATGAGATTATATTCGACAGCGAGGAAACAATAAGAGTAGAATCAAATCTTCCGGAAATAAATACAAAGTACAAAGGATATAGAATTTATTCATCTCCATTGTATGTAAAAGTATTTAATGGGCATATTGAGCTTCCTGATAGATTTATGTCTATCTCAGAGGCAAAAGTATTTATTAATAGTTAAATGGGTTAAACGTAAATTAAGAGAACAATATGAATCGTGAGACATTAATAAGTATCATTAATAAAAATGGAATAAGATTTCTTCCAGTAAGAAGATGTTCATTATATGATGAATATATAGGGTATAAATTCGTTAGGATGTGCGATGGGAGTATGATTCTAGTATTTTCTAGTGGATGTGGGTGTTGTGGGGTTAATAATGGACAATTGTTTGAGAGGACATGGGATGAGTTGCTTGATATTATCAATAATCAAAACAAGCCTATGGATAAGAGGACAGAAGTGGATGAATTATATTAAATGAATCAACATAATAAAATGGCTATAAAATCTTATAAGGGATTCGACAAGAATCTTAGATGCAGAGGCTTCCAATACAAAATTGGAGGGATATATGAGATGGATGGAAAGATCAAGATGTGTAACAGAGGCTTTCACGCTTGCGAAAGCCCGTTTGATGTTTTTGATTACTATACTATGATAGACTCTAGGTTTTGCGAAGTAGAGCAAGACGGGAATATATCCAAGGAGGATAGAGGGACAAAAATTTGCTCATCGAAGATTAAAATAAAAGCAGAGTTAAAATTGGCTGACATGATCAATCTTGGAGTTGAGTGGCTAAAAGAGATCACATCGCCTGAAAAAATAAAAACGAGCATAAAGGATAATTCGTCCGGCTACGGTGCCAAGATTGACAGCACTGGCGAAGACTGTGTCATCATGTGCGCAGGTATCAACTCAGTGGCAAAAGCCTCAAAAGGATCATGGGTAACACTATCCGAATGGTCTTATTCTGAGGAAAAACAAAGATATATTCCCATTTGTGTAAAAACGGAATTTGTTGATGGAGAAAAGATAAAAGCAGATACATATTACAGTCTGAAAGGGGGGAGTTTTTGTGGAATGGATCAATGATTAAGAGGAGGTGTTATATATGAAATGGGTGGTAATAAAAGGGGTTAGATATCCTAGTTCCGTGATATCAGCATTTGCGGCATATAATATGGATAACCCCTTCTTGAAGGTCAGGATAAGAAACAAGTATCATATAGTGCCTTTTGATGATGTTAATAAGATGGCTAATCAGATGGTATATTTAATGGACAACTATCCTGATTTCGTTCAGATAGGGAGATGGTGGATATCCAAGAAACATGTGATGTCATGGACGCCCAAGGGGGAGACCGTGGACGGATCGGGCTGGGTTATATCCTTCACCCTGTCCTTTGGTTTGGATAATGGGACTCAAATTAAGTTTGATGAAGAAGATGAGTACTTAAATGAGATAGATAGGCTAAACGAGTTGTTTAATGTAATATTATGATATGAAAAGCAAGAAAGATTATATAAGCATGCTTAACGCTCTTGGTAGTTCTTTGTCTAGGGAAGAATGGATAATAGGCGGTAAGGATAGATATACTGGTAGGGATAATTATGGGGTTATGTTGAAAAGATATGACCCCATAGCTTTTGAGGTAGGATATAACGAGTGGAAGAAACAATCATAAACAATAATAATATGGAAGAAAAGTTGATTCTTAATAGCGCATAAGATGCTGAAATAATATCAGTAAGGTTAAGTCCAGGTAAAACACCCATTGCTTATGAAAATAAAGTTAGATGTTTAATGTTGTCAGGATTAAGCCGGGAAGAAGCGGAGAAAATAGCGTTAGAGCCAATGGATCTTGAGCTATATTATGAGATAGGCGCGGGGCTGATGGCCGTTGACCCAGCGGCGGTAGAGTCAGGGACAATCTGGAGTCCTTACACAAGGGAGTTGTATCATGAAAACTATGATACTTAGAGGAGTATTGAGACTGATTGTGATCAAGACAAATGATGTTGTTTAATTTTAAAAAAAAAATAAATTGTTATGAAAATGAGAAAATATTTATCGGTTTATCTAGATAGTGGATATCTTTTTGACGATATATCAGAAAAATTAAAGTGGTTTGAGATTGATAAGATCTTGATCAGTTTTACATATGGAGTAGTTAGATATGTAGGAACATGGGGAGGATGTAGGGCTGAGAAGACATTAGACGGGAAATTATTTTATTCGTCCGAAGAATGTTTTAAAAAGGGCGAGAGCATTCCTAAGACAAAACTATCAATATATGATGTTTTTGAGTCATTATATGGGTTCATTCCAATAGGTGATGTGTGGAAATACAAAAAACGGAAGAGCTGTCAAGGATAAGTTGGAATATTTTGATGTTGAAATAGATGATAAAGGAAAAATTTATTGTAAGGAAACATATTACAGAACACGTGAAGGTGTGTATAAATTCAATGACTTAACTGTAGTTGACAGGAATGGAGACATAAGGTTAGTGAAATCATCAAAAAGTAGATTAATGCTTAGTAATGATCAATTGGATGTCGTGGAGAGAATGAAAGGCATCATTGATGACATGGTTAGGTTAAAGATGATTATGTATATTGATCAAGACTATAATCTTTGTTTTCTGCCGGGAGATAAAATAGAAGATTTGACAATGGATGAAACAGATGGATTTGTGGATACCACCGGTATAGTGACATCTATAAAATCTAAGGATGTAGTGGAGTTTTATGTAGAAAACCCATTCGTAAAGATAAAGGATGAATGATATCTGAATCTGGATTGTGGTGGTTCGTGAGAATAGCCACGATCATCCCTAAGCGTGAACATAAGGAGGTACGTATGTCATTCGATTGACGTTAGGGATCTAATTATATTAAAAAAGGAGGGATTATGAAAAAGATTGTATTAAAACTGCATGAGTTTGATGAGCTGTCAAAAGACTCACAAGAAAGGATCATAGAGCGTGAGCACTGGAATGTAATGGAGCAATGTATGGATACTTATGGTATAGACTATAAAAAGTCAATGAAAGCCTTTGAGGATATGACAGATACTAGGGTTTATAATTGGGAAGTTGGATACGAGAGATATGATTTTAGTTATGGGTTTAAATACAAGGATCCTATTTATGAACACCCTACAGATTATCATCGTGATATATTCCCTGAGAATCTATGCGGTAAATTACTGTTCAGATATATCAACAACAATATTATGCCATATATTATCAAGGGCAAGTATTTCTCCACGTCAGGTAAATATATTGATGGGAAATACAAATACAGGCACAAGTATAGTAGGGTGATGTTTGACTATGGAGATAATTGCCCATTGACAGGGATGTGTTATGATTATTATCTCCTGAAACCTATAATTGATTATTACAATGCATGGTGTACTTATCCGGAGGATTTTTCTTTAGAGGATCTGATGAGACAATGTTATGATAACTTCTTCAAGTCATGGCATGAGGAGTACGAGTATTGGGCTGATAATGAAGATGCGATACGTGAGGAGCTTCATCATAATCAGTATGAAGATCGACTCTATTATGAGAATGGGGATGTGTATGTTGAACCATTAAATGAAATAGCATGAAAGTGATATGTACAAGGTGTGGCGGAACAAATATTGCTTGTGAAGCAATCGTAAATCCAAACACCGGGAAAATAATAGATTATCTTGATGAATCTTTTATGCATGCTAATTGTGGGGGATTGCAAGGAAGAGGTAGTGATAACGGATGTAGATAGAGTCAAGAAAGATATTGATTCTATGTTTTTCGAGTTCGTTAAAAAGAATGGGAAAGAACCTGAATACGTAGAATGTCAGATCGTATGGAAAGACACAGGGGATGATCAAAGAACGACAATAAAATTATCATTAAGCATCAATGATGATGATAATGATAATGTTTTCTATTACTGTAATGGGATAGAATCACTTAAGTCACTTGTGGAATATGGAGTAGGAGAGTTTATTGTAATAGATTGTTGGAGTTTTTTTAGTATTGATAATTTGTAAATTGATGAGATTATGAATATAGAGGTAATAAGATACAGGCTTCCAGTTTATTGGGGTTGCGCTCTGATAAATGATGACTATACTGGATTATGTAAAGAAGAATGTCAAGAAATAAAAAACTTCTTGAACATCGCAGATGGCTATCCGGTAGATGTGGATTGGGAAACAGAAGGGTTCTATCAATATAATGATGCAGGAACACTTCCGGGAAATTGTGCCGATTTTATTTTTCATAAGTTAAACGATTAAACATAAAAATATGGAAACTGCAAATAAACTAACTTTTTTAAGTACAAAATTCTTTACAGAAAACAAAAGGAAATACAGAATAACAGTCACGATATCGTTAGATGATGATTGTCATAACAATATGTGTGATTGGAGTATAACCGCTGACATTCGTTGGAAAAACGAATATGGGATATATAAAGAGTATATGGGAGGCTGCTGCCACGATGAGATTGCGAAACATTGTCCGGAATTGGCGAAGTTTATACCATTACATTGTTGTAATCATTATGGTGCTCCTATGTATCCGGTGGAAAATGGCATGTATCACATAAAGAATAGCGATAAGTCTGTGGCTATTGAATCTCAATATACAAATATGTGTGACTGGCAGCGCAGAGATCTTTCAAAAGAGGATCTGTTTGAATATGCGGAGGAGATGAGAAAATGTCTTGATAAGATATTTGATTTGGCGATTGATGAAAGGCTTAAATAATTCAACATAAAATCATATAAGATGATAACTTCTATAAGAATAGACGATAACAAGAGGACTCCATTTGAATATACCTCAAAGATAAAAGCGTTAAAAAATGGCTCTGAGTTTATATTCAAGCCCGGCGTGAATGTGATTGTAGGCAAGAACGGAAGCGGGAAATCAACCCTCCTGAATATGATATCGAAATACATGTTATGCGAGAAAAAGATGTGTTCTGAATTACCGTCAGAAGCATTGTATTTCCCGGACATATTTGATGATGACAAGGTACTTGATGGGATCAGTATTAAGTCGGATTATATTGGGAAAGTCTTCCATCTCTTACAACAAACTGAAATGAGAAATGATGATATATTGAATAATATTAATAATTTAAGTTTGTATATGAATGGAGCATCTAGGTCCTCTGGAGAGAAGAATCTTCATGCCATGAACTCGCTTTTTGATTTTATGTTTAACCAAGATGAGTATGCGTTTCCGATACAGAAGCTTGCGGAATTTAAGAAAAAGTCAAATGAGTTCTGGGTAAACAGGATTGACAATCTTTTAAAATACTACAAAGACAATCGTGTGGTATTAATGGAGAAGGATTTTGAGTATACGATCCTTATGGATGAACCAGATAGGAATCTAGATATTGACAATATCATGGATCTGTACAATGTATTGTCATTTCATAAACCACAAACACAAATTATAGCCGTAATTCATAACCCGGCTTTGATTTACAAGTTGAGCAAGCTGGATTGCGTGAACTTTATTGAGATGACAAGAGGGTATTTGAATAAAGTTGTTGATTTTTATGAATAAATAAAGGTGATTATATACATAAAAGATTTATAATTTATTAAAAGATAATGATATGAAAATTCAAGTAGAGTTAAATTTGGAAGATGTATTTGAGGAAGCTATGTACAACGAAGCGACGTTGAAAGAGGAGTTTACCAACTCGGTCAGGTTAGCTGTAGTACGTGAACTTAAAGAAAAGTTCAAGAATGAGTTGATGAGGGAAATATCCAATCCGATATCAGAGAAGCTTGAGGATATAGCGAGAGAATCAATGAACGATCTTGTCGAGAACGCCAGCAAGAAGAAATACAAATTCAGGATAGATTATATGGAAGAGGAACTGACAGCAGATGAGCTTATAAGAGGCAGGATCAAGAAGGTCGTAGACAACAACATTGAGACGATGATAAGCTCAAGAGCAAAATCTTTTGTCGATGAGTTAAGGAAGAGATATGATATGGCGTTCGCTGCCTTCATCGTGGATAATATGAGAAAGCAAGATATGTTGAAGGACGATAAGATAGCTGAGCTGTTAAAGGATAACCCAAATGAGAAGTAGGGAAGATGCCAAAGGAAGGCGGCGATCTGTGCTCATGACGCCGCCCGTACCAGATAAGGTCAGGGTATTGTCCCCGGCATGGTATAGGGCGGCGGTGGAGTTTCAAGGTAGGCCGGAGCAGGAGCGACTAGCCTTTTGCTCGTGGTATTGTTGTTGTGGAGGGTGTAATTTGTGCGCAGATATAAGCAAATACAACATAAAAGGGCTTAAGATATATGGAGGATAATAATATGGAGATGGAGGAACTTAAAAACATAAGTATATGGGAAAGATAATAGGAGCGAAAGTAAAAACTCTTTGTCCCTTGAAGAGCAAAGGAGGTACAGTCATAGAAAAAGGGGAGATATGTACTATAACCAAGAGTTATAAAGGATATGGTATTCGTACCGATGATTATCGGGAGATAACCAGAGTGGATAAATGTTGTGTTGAGTTTATCAAGGGGTAAAATATGGTTGATAAAACAAAAGAAGCATATTGACTATTAATAATGTTTATTTAATTTAATTCAAAAACAAAATGTCTACTTTTGTAGACACATAAAAATTACACATATGAAAAAGGGTAAATTTGTAAAGGAGTTAGAGAAGATCATCGATAGGGTTAAGGCCGAGGATGATGGTTTCGAGTATGGTGGTAAAGTTGTCTTCTATATAGAAGATGATGATAGCTATGAAATCTGGGCAAAGAACATTGAGATGGATATGATGGTAGAGGCCAATGCTATGGCTAGTATGGATGATAAGACTTTCGCTTGTCTTATGGGTGAGGTCTATAAACAAAAGTTTACAAAGGCTATAATGATGTCGGAGGATGAGGATGATGAAGACAATTGATAAGATGACCGATCAGGAGATATATGATCTTACTGATGAACAGATAGAGAAATTGATTGCAACAAGATGTGCGGAGGAAGGTGTCAGGTTCATAGATGAGCCTCCAGTCATGAAGACGTATGAATATAAATCTATTTCTCCATCTCATTTCTTCTACTATTTGGAGGGCTTGAATATAGCCGTTCTTGATCAGAATGATGCTATTAAGATAGCTAAGTTATTAAGTGAATTTGATCTATACAGGACTAGATATGATTTCACCATATCCAATGAGGAGCTATGCAGTAGATTGGATATAATCAATATCAGGCATGTTCCGATGTTTGACACGAAAGATAAGGAAGCTTATAAGTCTGTCAAGGATAAGAACAACGAGATCGAGGAGGAGTACAAAGATCAGGTAAACGAATACAAAGAGAATGTAAAAAAGATGGGTGAAATCCGTGCCGAGATATGGCCAAAAGTAATTGATGTAAGGCGCAAGATTGATCACATGAATCATCTTAAAGTTCTTTTCGTAAAGGAATATCTTCCGTTGGTGGATCACGACACGGACAAGGCTATGATATTTTTCAAGAAGGCTTATGACGTGGATGATGATACGGAAAGATATATTCGTGAAGGAATAAAAGATTATCCTTTGTTTAACAATAATATAGATTAAAATGCACAATTGGTTTAAATGTACGGTTTCTTACGAGACCGATGCCGAGAACGGCATGAAGAAGAAGGTAAAGGAAGAGTATTTAGTAGATGCCTTTTCTTATACCGAATGTGAGGCTAGGATCATAGAGGAGATGAAGCCATTCATCTCCGGTGAGTTTAGCGTTGATATCAAACGATTCAGGATAGCGGAATTGTTTGCCATGGATGGAGACCGGTTCTATAAGGTCACGGCTGATTATATTACGATAGACGAGAAATCGAGCAATGAGAAACGCAAGGCGTTTAACTACATCGTTCGGGCCAATGACCTTGATCATGCCAAAAAGAATTTCGAGGAAGGCATGAAAGGAACCATATCAGATTTCGTTGTCACTTGTATCAAGGAAGAGAAGAAACTGATGGACTTCTACGAGTTTGATGGTAAGATCAGGAATCCGGAGAAAAAATGAGGATAGTAGGCAGTAAAGCTAGCTACGAAACCACGTCGTCCATAGCCGAGAAGTTGATGGAGATAAGTAAAATGGAGGGTACGATTTATCGTATCCTCACATTGTCTAACAAAACTTATCTAGCTTCTAAATTAGGATATAGCAGATCGGGGTTCTATAAGAAGATACAAAACAGGAGTTTTAATATCCGGGAACTAGCTCAGATATTCGATACGATCATCAACTTCAAGGATCAAGATTGGACTGAGGGTAAGATTAATAGGCTTAAGAGGTATAGGGCTATGAGCCTTATGGAGTTCAACAAAAGTTATAAAAAGAAAAAGGCATGAGAGGTAGGATGTTACCGTGTGAGAGATGCGGCAGGATAGTAGCCATAAGGAGCAAGGGGTTGTGCCCTGCGTGCCGGGCTAGGGAACTACCGCCAAAGGGAAGGGCGGCGATACGGGTGAAGACCAAGCCAAAGGGGAAGAGCCTAGCCGTTTTCTTTGGCGCCCATGTGGCTAGATTGAGTATGACAAGGAGATCTGCTACCGGCGCATACATACCATGCCCGGGGGTAAGCAACATATGCCACTTATACCCTAAACGGAAATATAAATCAGTTGCTGAGGATAATGATAACATTATCTACTTGACGGCTGATGAGCATACAAGATTCGATTATCTATTAGATACGATGGATTTCAGCCGGCTCTTGGACGAGTTTGGCAACGTATGGCTGTTGGCAGCCAGAAGGATGAGAGATCTCGCACCTAAAGTCGAGGAGGATGGTAAATTAAAAACCAGATTATTATCATGGATAGAAGAAAACAAAGATTACTTTTAGACCTAGGATATAAGGCTATAAGTGACACAGTATATAGTTATGGGATGATCATAGAAGTCATAAGCGATCAAGAATTGTTTGATGAGATGAAAGTTCGTTTATCCGAGAGACACAATGTGGCTATTGCGGATGATGGAGAGATAGGATGTTCGGCTTTAGGCAAGATAAAGGACGAGAATGCGCCATCATATTATTGGCGATCATCATTACCAGTATTAAGATCATATCATACAGATCCTAAATTTACCGCTTTCTTTGGCATATTAGACGTTTTGTCAACGATCCCAAAGAAAGATATAGCTGAGGAGGAAAAGCCTGCTGAAGAGCCTAAAAACGAGCCTAAGGAGGAGATGGAAGTTGAGTATGATCTGGAGACAGAGCAACAGTATTATGCCGCTGAGTGGATCAAGGATATCCCGACACCTGTGTTATATAGAATGACCGTAGCTGGCAAGCGTGTTTATTATGAGATGGGGGCTGATGGGTATCCTATCATATATGACGGAGCTACCAATAATATAGCTAATGGGTATTGTGATACGTCTGGCGCTTTGGAGAAGTGGAAGAATGAGATGAGACTCAAGGGCAAGGACCCTGATGAGTACGCTAACTACAGGGCTGACTTAGGTACTATCATGCATTATCTATTTGGGTTGTATCTGACCGGGGTTAACATAAAGCTGATCCCGACATGGATCAGGAAGGTGGTCAAGGAAGCCAAGCTAAGAATAGACAAGTATAGGATGGAGCGGATATTAGTGGATAACATTGATGAGCTGATAGAGGATCTGATATCATTCGCTATATTCTGCAAGGAAAGACATGTTAAACCGGTATTGATCGAAAAGATGCTGAGGTCAAGCAGATTGAAGGTAGCTTCTTCGGTGGACGCCGTGGTGGAGATGGATAGCGAGCCGGAGATGGTGGAGATAGAGGTCGAGACAGGAGAGCTTTATAAGGTGGGAGCCGAGAAAGGCCAACCTAAAATGGAGAAAAAGAAAGTAAAAAGATGTAGGAGGATATTCGCTATATTGGACTTCAAATCAAACAGGAAAGGTAATTTCTATGACGAGTACGCTTTCCAGCTTGAGCTATATAGAAGAATGATACTGGAGAACTACGGAAAGATATTGGAGATAGAGGAGATATATAACTTCGCTCCGGGTGATCCTACCGCTAAGACAAGTCAATATAAGTTGAAGAGACAAACCGATAATCCTATACTTAATATGGCTACGGTTGTATATCTTCAAGGTAAGTATAAGTTTGAGAAAACCAATTATACGGTTACGTCAAGGACCGGATCTTTAGATATAGAGGGTGATTTTGAGTTGAATGATTTGATAAGAAAAGAGTCGCTGAGAGATTATATATATAGAGTGATGAGTGAGAGGAGAGGATGATGGAATTTAGGGAGTTCAATAAGAGCGTTCATCGGTATGAGCTGGATCATAGCAAGCCAAGAAGGAAGCTGACGTGCCCGCAATGCGGCAAGGATAAGTGTTTTACGCCGTACGTGGACGTAACCACCGGTCAGATCATTGGAGAGCAGTTTGGGATGTGTGATCATAAAAATAAATGTGGTTACTTTAAATATCCAACAGGGAGCGAACTTGGGAACAATGATCTTTTTACCGATTCAAACAAAGTATTAAGGAGGTACAGACCTCCTATGGATCCGGATATAGCCAACTGCATTCCGGTAAGCAAGATGTTTGAGACGCTTAATCCTTTCGAGACATCCGATCTTCAGGATTATCTATCCAATATCTTCGGATCGTATCATACCAATAGGGCATTTAGCTTGTATAAGGTGGGGATGATGAGATTCGGGGACTGGGGTAAGTGCTGTGTGTTCTGGCAACTGGATAAGAATTGGGTAGTGCGGACCGGAAAGATAATGGACTACGGGCCTGACGGGAAGAGGGTAAAGGTTCCCATGGATCATGTATGTTGGGTGCATATACTGGACGGTCAGGATTACCTGCTTAGGCAATGCCTGTTCGGGGAGTTTCTTATCAACTTCTATCCCAATGACGCTCCGGTGTATATAGTAGAGTCAGAGAAGACGGCTGTTATCTGTAACATCGTGTACCCTGGTAGGTTGTTTATGGCCTGTGGCGGTATCCATATGCTGAAAAGGGAGATGATAGAGACATTGGGTAGGAGGCGGATAGTCCTGTACCCGGATAAGGGCGACGCTTTCAACGAATGGAGAAAGAAGGTAGACAAGGATATGAGGGGGATGAATATAGAGATAAGTAATTTTCTAGAATCAAAACCCAATATAAATGAGGGAATGGATATAGCGGATTATTTTATTATTAAACAAATTTACAATGGCAAAGGTAGTTGACAATTACAAGAAATTCAAGGTGCTTGAAATAACAAGACAGGAGATGATGGATAAGCTCACCAGATATGGGTGCTTAGGTATTTGCGATATGTGTAACAGACCTACATCCGTGGGCTATTATGTAGCAGTAATCAATCAATGGATGTGCGAGGACTGTTATAATGATTTCATCAAATCAGTTGACAGGTATGAGGAGGATATGAGAATAGAGAACAGGAATTTTAATAGATTCTGTGATCTATTTAATGTCAAAATACAAGAAAAGGCATGAGAGAGCTATCTTTAGCCCAGAAAGCTATGTTAAACGGATCCGTATGCCCGTATTGCAAGGCCCCATCCACTATGATAAATACGGTGGAGGGAAAGCGAGTTGGGTGCGAGAAGTGTGGGGCTTGGATGAGATCCGATTCTACGGGTAAACCTGTAGGTAGGTTAGCCAAGCCGGATCTCCTTAGGTCTATGGATATGGTAATGACCGAGATCAACGTATTCTTAATAAAAACAGGACAGGATAGACATGATCTTTACAAAGAATTATCCGGTGAGCTTATGATACCGGAGGAGCATATATCCCCTTACAAGATGTCTTTGCCATCATTACTTAAAATCATGAGACATATCAAGGCATATAGTGATAATCGGATACAGATATATGATGGAGGGAGGGGGAATAACTGCCCTAGGCATAAGGCGATAGCGATAGGAGGTAGCGCGTGCCACGGATGTCCGGAGCATCTATTCCATGTAGTGGATAAGGTAACTGACTTGGTGGTGTGTGACGCTGACATGAGTTACGGTGATTACAAAAAATAATTATTAATAAAAATTGACAGAACATGAAAGTAATTTTCATTCACAAACAGACAGGGTTTTATGTAGGAGGATCAGTGTTTAACAAGACATGTGGTTTTTACAAATGCAGAGATAAGATGATAGAAAAAGGCATAAGCGAGGATAAGGCCAACATGCTTATTGATATAATAGGTCCGCACTTATGTGTGTGGGAAATAAAAGATGGGGATGATCCTTACGAGAGCATGAGAAGCAGACTCGGAGATAAAGCCTCATATTTAGATGGAGAGGATATTATCGTAGAAGATTATGATTATGACGAGGAGGGCGAGAATGGGGAGATCGACTGAATACTATAGGACACATCCGGAGGCCAGAAAGAAGAAGGCTGAGACGGACAAGAAGATCAACGCCAGACCTGAGCAAAAAGCCAAGAGACGGGAGTTGGGTCGTAAGAATTACAAGACCGATAAGCTGAAGGGTAAGGCTTATCGGAAAGGGAAGGACCTATGCCATACGGCTAAGGGATTAAGATATAAATCAAGATCAGCTAACAGAGGATCTAAATCCGATACGGCTGGCGATAGAAACGCGCGAGGATGAACGATAACAGGATATGGAAGACGTCCAAGGAAATTATCATGGATGCCTATGAGAGGATAATGAAATACCAGTCGGGAGAACTTCTCCCGGCTCGTACTGGATATCCTTATCTAGATAAAGCTTTGCTGGGTGGATTTTACCCTCAACATGCGATAGCCATAGGAGCTAGACCAGGGGTTGGCAAATCCTATTTGGCACAGAAAATCATGAACAATGTGATGAATGTTAATATCAACCCACAAGCGGATGATTATGTATGGTTAAGATGTGAGTTCGAGATGAATCCGGAAGACTTGGTATTACGTTCACTATCAAAAAAAATGAACAAAGACATAGAAGATATCCTCCTTCGTAAAATGAATGAAGAAGAGATGCTGGAAATGCAAAAATGTCTTAAACAAGAAAATTCAAACAGAATAACGTATATACCCATACCTACAACAGTTGATGAGCTTAAAGATTTTTTATGGAATGTATATATGCCGGCGAATAAGGATAAGAAAATTGTATTTGTGTCCATAGACCATACAGCTCTTATACAAGGTTCGGGTGATGCCAAGAGGAATATAGATAGTTTGATGAATATGTGCAATATAGCCAAAAGAACGTTCCCAAACATCTTCTTCCTTATCGTATCGCAACTCAATCGAGAAATAGAGGGCAGACGTGATCCGAAGGATCATATGCCAAGGCAGTCTGATTTCTATCAGTCTGACTCATTGGGGCAGTTATGTACGGCCATGGTAGTGTTGAATATCCCAAGGAGATATGGATACTCCTCATACATGCAATTTCCGCAAGGATGGTATCCTAATCTGGAACGTTTCAAGAGCGAGTCAAGACGATCCTTCCGTGTGGATGGATTATTATTCCATCATATCGTAAAGGTCCGTCAACGGTCATTAGAGGAGATTGACGCGATACATGTAGATATCATGAAAGGATATGAGCGATATTATCCTGATGGAGGGGTGGTGCGCCAAGAAAGACCGGGAGGCTCGGATGCCCCCGTGGGTAGCGGCAAGCCGGACACGACCGTGGTGACGCTGCCGCCCCCGCCTCCCAGTATCCCGTTGGAGCAACAATATATACCGCCTAGTGATGATTTCGATGTAGTATATGACGAAACACCTTATTAAGCATGAGATTGAGAAAAAATTTTTTGCTTGTCATCATAAAAGGGATGGAGATGTTATTAAAAGCCAATTTCTCCACCGAAAACAAGATGGGCATACGAGAGATCATATCCTCATTAAAGGAAATGGCTGAATACAGTATCAGGTATATCATAAACCGGGACAGGGAGAAGGAGATCATGAGTATCTGTGATGAGGTATCCAATAAAGTACAGGAGTATAAAAGAATGAACGATAACTCAATGGTATTGGAATTGGAGAACTTGAAGCGGGAGGTAGTGGTGGTAGAGGATCTTCTTAGCTCTTACAAGGGCGTTCTTGACGCCGAGCTGGTGATAGCCGAGGATGATATCAGGATCATACGGGATAAGATAGCTATAAGTTTGAGGGAGGACGGGACATGCAAGAGCATGACTGACGCCGATAAAAGGGCTAGGGTGGATGTAAGATACGAGAGGGCGTTAGAGGATTATCGAATCCTTCTAAGATGCGCCAATACGGTTAGGGCTAAGATGTCGGTTGTAGGGCATCTTAACCAATCTATAAATCAATCTATATCAGTTGGTAGAGTTGGTATGGCTAATGAATCTTATACAGTAAAACAGTATGAAAAAGGGAAAGAGATTATCGAAAGCAGACGCCCTTAGGGTGTTGAGAAGAGCTTACGATCTAATAAAGAATGATAATTATACATTTATGTGCAGAGCAATAGAAAAGGCAGCGGTTGAATTATCACTTGCTGAAAGATCATGTGTGGCGTGTTATCTTATACCAGAACTGAAGATGTTCAAACCTGTAAACAGAAAAAATGGAGATTTTTGGTTTCATTCATCAAAGAAAAACATAAGGTTACATATAATAGATACGCTAATAGATATATATAACGGAAATGATCATCCCGATATAGTCGAGAGGGTAGCCAGAAAGATTAGGTCAATATTTTAACTTATTTACATATGTATATAAATTTTGAACAGATGATGACATCAGGATTAACGATGTCTGATGTTGGATATCTTTTGATGATCCGGCAAAAAGAAGAGATGGCTAACACCATTCCAAAGGAGAAAATAGATAGTTATAAAGCATCTGGTTATATTGAGCTTCAGAAGAATGGGAAGTGGAAGATAACGCCAAGGGGAGGATCGCTGCTGATGCTGATAGAGACACCCGGTCTGACACCGGAGGTCGAGGGGATCCGGGACCGTATCGTTGGGGTATATAACGATATGGGTAAGGATACAGGAGCTATCAAGGAGGTGGAAAAAAGGCTTATCTGGTTTGTGACTAACACCAACTTCAAGGAAGAACCTATAGTAAGGGCCGTAATATCTCACATAGATCTTAAACGTGAATATACGATGAGATTGGATAACTTGATCTGGAAACCATCAAATGTGTATAGCGTGCATATGAGTTTATCGGAATCAACGTTATTCGATACGATCATAAAAATGTATGGCATGACGTCTGACTTGTATCTTAGGGAGAACAAGAACAAGGAGCTGGCATGGTTGTTCGCCATAAGCCGGCTTCCGGATCCCCCAAAGAGAATGGATAAGGAATACGCTATCACAGGCGATGTTAAGATGGATATCGAAAGGATATCGGATATAAAAAAAGAATTAGGTAGAAGATTGAAAATGTCGATTTAGATTATGGAAAAGGATAAATTATTGAGAATGATAAAAGAGGTGATATTCGAAAAGGTAGGTGAATTTAATGGGCTTAATCATCCTGAATCGATAACCAATAATGATGAGCTGGGCGCGGATATGGCCTTGGATTCCCTTGATTTCGTGGAAGTCGTAATGGAAATGGAGAAGAGAACTGGTAGATGTATACCTGATGAAGTGCTTGATGTCAAGCCTTATTACGAATTGACGGTAGGAGAGCTTACAAATATGCTGTACAATTATTTAAAGGATTATGAAAAGAGATGAGTTATTGGAGATAGTGAGGGAAGAGATATTCGAGAAAATGCATGAGTTCAATTACATTAATAATATAGAGGTAATTGACGATGTAAGAGAAGACAGTAATTTGTCATCCGATCTAGCTATGGATCCATTTGATTTATTAGAGGTATTGATAGGGATTGAAGAAAAGATGGATATAAGGATACCGGATGATGTCTTTGGCGATAAATCTGTCGATGAACTAACTGTAGGGATTTTTGTGGATATGTTGTACGATTGGCTTGAGAGTAAGAAATGGACTTCGGATATGATGATTGGGAAGAGGGGCTAGAGACCCCTCTTGTCGATGATTGCGATGACGATTACAACGAGGAGGACGAGTATGATTTCGGCTAAAGAACTAAGGATAGGGGATCTTGTAAAAGACAAGGCTGGCAATATATGGAGAGTAGGGTGCGTTACTGGTATGCGTAATGAAAGTAAGTCATTGATCCTTGAATGTGAGGTTGATGATGGGATAATGAAATGGTATTCCGGGGAAGATGATGTCATACCTATTGAGATAGATGATAATATACTTGATACTATCTATTTCAAGCGTGATAAGGGGCGGGATGTATATCGAGGCTATGGAATATCTATAGAGATTTTTGATGATGGGTATTATCTTGGGCTTAGGGATCTGGAAGACGATCTAAGCGATCCTATTCAGATTAAGAATCTTCACCATCTACAAAACCTGTTAATGGACTTATACGAACATGACATAAAAATAGATAAGCTTTATGGTAATACCGGAGAATAACTTATTATGTAAGGTTATAAACGGAGAGAAGGTTCTCGCCGCCTCTTACTCGCAGATAGACACGTTCATCCAGTGCCCATATAAATGGTATAAGACTTACGTGGAGGGTCACAGATCCACGGAGAAGCACGAGGCTACGTCATATGGTACGGTTATCCACCAGACGATGGAGTACTTCTTCAAGAACGGATGCAGACCTTCTTATGAGGATATGAGTAAGGCTTTCAATTACTACGCCGATATAGAACAGATTCCTTTTGATAGCGTAAAATCCCAGATCGAGTCTATGCAACATGCGGCTAGGTTAATAAGATGGATTGTGGGGTTGTTTGAGAAGGATGCTGCTGGCAACTATAAGAAAATGTGGTCGGATCTTACGCCGATGGAGAAGGTGATCCGGGGGTCGAGACCGGCCGGCGTGGAGGAGAGCTTCGTCCTGCCCTATAAGCTACCCAAGCCACTTACCTTGGATGGCGTGACGTACGATAAGGTGCATATCATAGGATCGGTGGACTGGCGTGGAGAGTATAAGACAAAGGACAGGATAGTCATGTATACGATAGACTGGAAGTCCGGGAGAAAGTTATTCGATGAAGACAAGCTGCTTCATAATCTCCAGCATCCGATATACGCCTTCTACATACTGAGAAAGTACAAGGTATTACCGGATATGTGCAGCTATTTCTTTACCCGCATGCTGGACAATCAGAACGTGAAGGTAGATAAGGAGAAAGTAGAGAGATCTGTCAAGGAACTTAACGATATTCTCCTTGACATGTATGATTTCGAGACAAATAAAATAGATAGCTATCAAGCTCACGTCTGGGACGATGCCAAACAAGGGTATAAGTACGAGAAGCGCTACCTCATGGGACGCCAGCCGGCCTGCCTTGAACCCCGCCCCAAGCCCTTGTGTTTTTGGTGCGATTTCTCAATCCACAAACAAAACACATGTAGGTATTCATCGGATTGGGATGAGTCAAAAAGAAAGAATAAAAAAGATCAACTTTATTAAAAAGCCTAGGTAAATATCTAGGCTTTAATTATATTTGTGTCAATAAATAAATGATTATGGATAAAAACGAAAGAGAAAAACAGGTATTGGATCTTCTGATGTCTAGAAAGGATATTAGGAAATTGGTAGAGAAATCAAATGAATGTTATTCTAAAATGGATTTCGTTGGTGCCATGAAATGCCGGCAGGAGATAAAGGATATCGTAGACCGGGAATCGAAGATCATGTTGACAAAAAGCGAGTCTTTGGTGAGTTTGATGAATAACGCTGATAATGAATATAAATTCAATATGCTGGTATGGCTACATTCCATGATGTGTATGGCGGATGTATTTAACGGGATATTGGAGGATTTCAAGGATGGGGTAAGAAAAGCCAATGGCAACTCCAAGTTCGTTAAGTTCGATAATCTGGATCGGTTAATGATAGAATGTAAGAAGGAGATTGATTACCTGATGAAAGGCACAAGTAAATCATTCCAGATATCTTTTGCCGTAAGAAGCGATGAGCTAAGGGAGATGATAGAGAATATGGTTGGCGACAATATCCGGGAAGGGTATGATATGTTTAAGGAAGAGGCTAAGATGACCAAGGAGACAGACAGGAGCAAGATAGAGGAATTTAATAAAAAGCTTGACCATGATCAAATGTAATATAAAGCTAGGCGATATAGTCCATACCCAGATAGGAGTAGGAGAGGTGATAGCCATAAGCAAGACCAAAGAGACTTTGATGGTGAAGATGGATGATGGTCGGGAATGCCCTATAAGACTAGAGTACGTAAAAGACGTTTTTGATAACTACAAATCCAAATGATTTACAAATTAAGACCATATCAAGAGGAGTGTGTTAAAAGTACCTCCGATTACATAAATTCTGATAGACATGATCCGGCATTGATCGTAGGTCCTGTAGGTTGCGGTAAGTCACTGCTGATAGCAGAGGCGGCTAGATTGATGGGAGATAAGACGCTGATTTTACAACCATCAAAAGAATTGCTGCAACAGAACCACGACAAGATAACGTCGTATGGCATACCGGCTACCATCTACTCCGCTTCCTGTGGAAAGAAAGAGCTGTCTAACATGATATACGCCACGTTAGGGTCTATCAAGAAGGTTGTTGGTCAGCTTAAGGAGATGGGGATCAGGAACGTGTTGATAGATGAGGCTCATGCCGGGTATAGCCCGGAGGATGGTAGCGAGTTCATGACATTCATGAATGAACTGAAACCGAAAAAGGTGATAGGGTTTACCGCTACACCATGCAGGCTTAAAACGATGTCGATAGGGCAGGTGTCATATTCCCAGCTTAATTTCATCACTCGTATGAGACCGGTATATTTCAAGAACCTAATCCATGTCATACAGGTGGAGGAGATGATAAGGCAAGGATTTTGGACACCTCTTAAATATGAGACATGGGATTTCAATGGAGATGCCCTTAAACTTAATTCTAACGGCTCCGAATATACGGCCGAGTCTATTAGTGAGGCGGTGAGAAAAAACGGCTTAAACAACCTTATTTTACGTCGGTTGATGGTATTAAAAGACGTATGCAGATCTATACTGGTGTTTATGGATTCTGTTGAGAGCTGCAATACCGCCGCCGAATGGATGAACGCCAAGATATGCGCTGGCATGGCGGAAGTGGTTCACGGAGGCACGCCAAAGAAGCAGCGGGAGGCTATAGTCGAGGGGTTCAAGTCGGGTAAGACGAAGGTGGTGTTCAACTATTCCGCCCTCGGTACGGGATTCGATCATCCGGGTCTGGATTGCGTGATAGTCGGAAGACCGACGTTCTCGTTCTCATCGTATTATCAGTGGCTTGGAAGGGCGGTTCGCATAAAGGATGGAAAGGATAGTGCTTTGGTTGTTGATTGCTGCAACAACTCGTCAAGGTTCGGTGATATAAGGAAACTTAGCATAGAGAACTACAAAGGATATGGATGGGGAATGTTTATTGGTGATAACCTAATTACCAATATCCCGATGGGAGATAAGGTAACGAAAACGGATCTGGATATCAAGGTCGCCAAGAAAGATCGCAGGAGGGGGCTGGCGCAGGGCGTGACCGCCGCCCCTATCCCCGGGAGACCGGACCATCCACTTGGCTCTACGTTGATGACATTCGGCAAGTATTGTGGATGGATGTTGCATTCAATTCCGGCATCATACTTCAAATTCATAAACGAGACATTTGACTGGAATAATGATCGAAACAGGGAGATAAAAGAATACATAGATTTTTTAATTAAAAACAATAGATTATGAATATGAGTATAGGTGAGATAAAAGATATTTGTGTCCAAATCGCTATAAATGGCGTACATATATCACAAAAAATTAAATCAAATCATTGCATGATGATGGTATTAGCGTCAGCCCAAATAGATAATATCTTATCTAAGAAGGAAGATGGTGATCATGATAATGACGATGATAAAGATATTATCATGGATCGTATCAATGTGATAGAATATAAATTGAAACAAATAAAAAAAATTATTATGATTGGGTGTATATATCATGAGGCTGACCTTGACGGAGTAATGTCAGCGGCTATAGTAAAAAAGTATTTCAAAGGGAAAGACATTGATCTTCTTCCTTACAATTACGGCAAGGAAATACCTGACGTGAATAAATATGATAAGGTGTTTGTAGTTGACGTGTCATTTGGAGACAGAACAAGCTTGCTGTTTGATGAATGGAAAGACAAAGGGATAGATGTCACATGGATAGACCACCATAAGACGGCGATAGAAGCTATGAAGGATTATAATGTCAAAGGCAAAAGACGTATCGGAACGGCGGCTTGTGAGCTTACGTGGGAATATCTTTTCGATGATATCGAAACCCCTGACGTGGTAAAATTATTGAGCGCTTATGATGTATGGGATCATAACCGCTTCGAATGGAGTGACGTGCTCTCATTCCAATACGGGATGAGAGGATATTGTGGTCTTGACGTGGATATGGCGGCAAAGGCCATGGACGGCGATCATGACTTCATATATGACATGATAAGGAACGGAGAGGCGATACTGGAGTATATCGTTGAGAAAAACAGGGGCGAGATGGATATGTTCTCATTCGAGGCTGATGTATTTGGGTACAAGGCTATATGTATGAATACCACGGAGTTTAACTCTACTACATTCGAATCTATGTACGATCCTAGAAAACATGATTTGATGATGCCATTTTGCTGGAACGGGAGATTCTTCAGATGCACGTTCTATACCACCAAGGAGGAGGTGGATGTCTCAGCGCTGGCACGCAAGGCCAATCCTGGTGGCGGAGGTCATAAGGCAGCTGCCGGCTTCCAACTTAGCGTGGAGGATATGATGGGATTCTTGAAAGAGAGGAGGATGTGATATGGTAGGATTGATATCTATTATTATAATAATAGTAATCTCCTTTGTCATGATGATGGAGGGATGGGAAAAATATGATTCACAAAAGTTTTACACAGGGCTGCTTGTGATAGGTATAAGTATCATAATGATATTTCCAGTAATGCAATATAATATGAAGAATATGAAAAACGTATGCAAATTCAAGAAACTTAACGAAATGAAGCTAGATGATTACGGCTTCGGTTTATTCGAGTACAATGGCGCTCTTTATTTCAAGGAGGCAGAGGATGAGAGATGCTTTGATGTGAGAAGCGGGAACGAGGTTATTATCGGGAAAGATAGGATTATAACGACCTTGGAGGATTGATCATGAGAAAGCTTAATGACACCAACAGGACAAGAAAGAGAAACGTGCGGCACTCGTGGGTAAAAGCGGGGTTGGGGATTCAACGCTGCGCTATTTGTGGGATTACGAAGCGAAATGAGCGAAGGGGCGGAAAGGCCACGAATTGCGTATATCTATCATCTGGTGAGCTTTACTCTATGACAGGAAAGACACCAGAATGCAGGGATCTTAGTGAATTTTATTAATCTAAAAAGTATATAATTACCTAATAATAAAACAAAAAGGAGTTTGAAATGAAAGAGGAATTTAGCAAATACGACAAAGTCGTTTATGATGGTGAGGTATTTGAGGTACTTGAAACCGCCGACAATACGGGAATGATGAAAATAAAACCGTTATTTGATGAGACATATAAATCCATTTGGGCTGATGAAGAGATGGTTGTTTCGTTAAATAGGGCTATCAAGTTAAGGCTTATTGATGATGAGACGGCGGATGAGGCGATAAATTTCGGGAAGCCAAAAATAGGAGACGCAGTGGTGGAAAGCGGGCCGCTTGTAGGGAAAGACGGCAGCGGGAAGGACGACCGGGCCGACGGTAAACTCCGGTGGGATCTTCTTCCTTTGGCTGAGATAGAGGATATCGTGAGGGTATATACGGAAGGAGCCAAGAAGTACGCTGATAACTCATGGCAAGATATACCTGATGGATTTAGTCGTTATCTAGGTGCACTCATGAGGCACTTAGTCGCTTATACGAAAGGGGAGAGATATGATAAGGAGGGATTCATGCATCTATCCGCCGTATGCTGGAACGCCATAGCGTTATTATATTACGATAAACATAACAAAGGGCTTATAGAATGGAAGAGTCAGGAAAAAGAGTAGTAGATGAGGGATTAAGAGCTATCGACAAAAGAACAGGTAAATACGTTAATGTAATCAAGCGCACTATTAATGATAGCCTATTCCCGATAGTTAAGTATCTCAGTTACAGTTATAATGGATTAAATTATGATTATGTAAAGAATCTGAATTTTGATGTAAACGTAAATTGGGAGCAGCGTAGATATCAGATTGTTAAGGATTTATTATCTAACAATTTCGATGGGAGAAAGATGAGTATAGATGAGGTAGATAATGCTATATTTACCGCCGATTTGATTATTAATAGATTAACAACTATTTGAGATGGTAAGAATTGATTTTTTCACGAAGAAAGACGCTGAGTACAGCGACTACATGCGGTATATTATCGCCAACACATTACAGGAGTATGAGGGTGAGGTTACGTTAAACCAGATCCCGGAGAACAAAGCCACGGAGGAGGAGATATCCAAGTACGGTATAGAGGTATATCCTACTATTATCGTCAGTGGAGATAATATGGATGGCTTTAATAAACTTGAGGGGATGACCAGAAAAGCTGATCTTATTAACATCATGTCGTTATATGACAAGAAATAGGCTTATGACGATAAGGGATAAATATTTTGGCTGGAAAGATATATTCTTTGACAGGTTCGTGCATTGTTGTAATGAAAAAAGTGACCAACCACAAGGAAGTAATATACCTCTAGCCAAAATAAACTTCGATAACAAGACAGGATATGTGGAGGACGGGACTATTAATATAGCCGAGCTTCTTCAATATCTTTGGATAAATAATAAGGTCTATAGGTGTGAATATGCACCCATAGATATATCCTCTGTCTTGCAAACATTGATTAGATTGACCGAGAACGCTAAGTTCATATTTGACGACCAACCCGGCATACATGATATGATCCCATATAGAGGTTTTTTTCTTAGAGATGATTTTTTACCCGGGAAAGATTATTCGCTTGATTTGGATAAAATAGTGAGCGGGATGGGAGGATGGTATGGAGAGGATGAGGACCCATGTTACTCGATGTTCGTCAGTCAAGATCAGATATGGAACTTGAACCCGATATTGAAGGTATTAGCTGATGAGGGATCTATTCTAGCCAAGGAACTTGGGTATGATATGAACTCATATGTCAGCGATAATGGATACACGATATACAACCCCTACCTCTCGTGGATTAATCATTACTATCATTATTGCCCGACATTTAATGAGGATAAGCTGAAACCTTGGGATAGGGTGGAAGACAGAAAGAATAAATTCAAGATGACGGATAAGGTCAAGAGAGGCGCCAATAACTGGTACTATTCAGGCGGGACTATATCTTGTGTAGATAGCTTCTTAGGGAAGAAATACAGGAAGAATCTCCGAACCTTTATCTATCGTGGAATAGTGTTCTTTCTGGATCGGATATGGCATACGCCATTGTTTGAGAAGATGGGCGTGAAAATGAAGTACAACGCTTATTATTGCTATGCGGCTACCTCCGGGATATGGTATGATAAGGGATTCAAGGAAAGACTAGCCAAAAGGTTTAACAGGTCGCTGAGCGGCGGCGGGGAGCCGTTCGGGGCTAACCTAGCCTGCATGGTATGTGACCGTAAGGATATCGATTGGGAGGCGCTTCGTCTTTGGCTTGACAAATACGATGATCCTACTGATAAGGGCATGGTGAATAGCCCTATTCAATTTATGTATTTATATTTATATTACACTTTTAACAAATAATTTGAAATAAAGAAGATAAATAACTGGGTTATAAGAACATTTGGGTTGAGAGGCTCATGGAGCTGGGCTAAGAAACAGATGTTAAATGGAGCGATCATTAAACGTAAGGCTACTACAGGGACATACAAAATAGCTATTGATGATGACAAGAATAGGTTACTTGTAGCCACATGGGATCATCTAGATCAAAGTCCTGTATGGGAAAGGTGCCCGCATAGTTTATTAGATGAAGATGCGGTTGATTATTTTGTCACAGCTCATAAGGAATTATCATATGGAGGCATAAAGATCAGGATGAAAGATGAATTTAATTGTAACGATAAAATATCGAAAGTATGAAAAAAATTACCGATAAAGACGTAGAGGCTCTTAAAGCCGGGAAGAAGGTGACAAAAGGTTTTATCCATATGCAATTGGATGATAAGGGAAAATTGAACTTGTGGAGTGATATCAATATAACTGACAATGGTGATTATATATAACTTTACACCGGGTTTATATAGTTACGATTAACAAACGATACCGGAGGTACGCCGGGAATTAAAGCACGTGAAGAGACCTCTTTAGAATCAGTTTCGTGTAAGCGGATTCAACAATGTCCCTATGAAGCATGAAAATATGCTTTTGGTGTAGAAAAGTATATAAGTACCTAAATAAAAACAGGATTTATGAAAGCGGAGAAAAATATGACAGTACAAGATTTGATAGACGAATTGATGCTTGTCAAGGATAAGAGTAAGGAAATAAGGGTTGTTATAAATACGAATGATTATATAACATCCTACCCTGCCTCTTTATCTGATATGTCTATAAAAGAGAAGGGAGATATAGTCAATGATCATTTTGATGATACAATTGCTATAGAATTGCATAAATAAACGATAAACAATATGAATGTATTATCATTGTTTGATGGGATATCATGTGGATATCTAGCATTACAAAGAGCCGGTATACCTATTGGGACTTACTATGCCTCAGAGATAGACAAGACATGCATAAAGGTAAGTCAAAAACATTTTCCTAATATTATTCAATTAGGGGATGTTAATAACTGGAGAACATGGGATATCCCTTGGAAAGACATAGATCTGGTCATGGGAGGGTTCTGTTGCCAGAGCTTCTCTAGCTCAGGTAAGGGTAAGGGATTTATGGACTCTCGTGGAAGGCTTTTCTTTTGCTTCTCGGACATCGTAAAGCATTTAAGGAAGGAGACCAAAGGTAAGGTCCTGTTCTTGGGCGAGAACGTCCGGATGCGGGATGAGCACCGCTGGGTGATTACCGAGGAGCTTGGCGTGGAGCCGGTGGAGATCGATAGCGCCTTGGTCTCGGCACAGACCCGGCATCGTCTTTATTGGTGCAATTGGTCGGTAGAAATGCCGAAAGACAAGCATATATCATTGGATGATATTTTAGAGCATGACAAGGGATGGAATCCGGGAGCCATAAGAGGAAGATATATAGGAGTCATTGCCGGTAGAAGGATAGGAGAGGACGGGCATCGAAAGGATTATAACAAGAACGTGAAAATAACGCAATGTTTGGAGGTAAGAAGGGATAAAAATACTGTTTCTATTAAGAAAAGTAATTGCCTGACAACAGTCATGAAAGATAACGTGATATCATCGTTGCCTCCCGGAAGATATCCTAATGCCTTTGACATGAAAGACAAATTCAGATACCTGACCCCGGTGGAGATGTGTAGGCTACAGACATTGCCGGATGATTACCTTGACGGGATAGCCCCAAATACGGCCATGTCTTTAGCGGGTAACGGATGGACAGTGGATGTGATAGCCCATTTGCTAAGAAGCATAGAGCGTAAGCAGATGAATGATATTGTAAAGGAGTTTCGCAAGATTACTGATGAGCTTATGTTCGGGTCATCAAAAACGGATACTGATATGACATGTGAAGGTAAACACGAGAAAAATGAGACCATACGTAAGAATCAAGACAGTTAAGGGATCTTTATGGGGAAAGGATATACATCCACCAAAAGGACACAAGAATTGGTGGGAGGATATATGTGATCCTATATCTAGAAGTATTATGAAATTAAATTTCAAAAAGGAAATAAACAATCAAATTTGGTATGAGCAAAAGCAGGGAAATGATTAAACAGGAATTAAATTTATCAGATCAAGAATATAACTTTCTTGAAAAATATCAATCTATAAAATTATCACAGAGGTTTGGTAATGTTTTCGATAGATTAAAAAATGATAAGTCTAAAGCAATTTACACTCATGATGGGTCAATACAGTTGTTTTATATACAAGGTAAAAGAGTAGATAAAGAAGAATGGGATAAACTTCATAGATCATGATAATTACTAAAAAATGGTCAATGCCGAATAAAGAGACATTCAGCATAAGACCGATAAGGGAACTTATAGACAAATATCGAGAAGAGGGGATGGTTATAGTGGATCCGTTCGCCAGAAACAGCGATATAGGGACGATCACCAACGATCTTGATCCTGATACTAAGGCTATGTATCATAAAGACGCCACGGACTTCCTGAGTGATCTTGGCGATAATATAGCTGATATGGTATTATATGATCCACCATATTCCGCGAGACAGGTGTCCGAGTCATATAAAAGGCTTGGAGAATCTGTTAATATGCAAACAACACAATCTAGTTATTGGGCTAGACAGAAGAAGGAGATAGCTAGGATCACCAAGAAAGGCGGGGTGGTCATTACCTGCGCGTGGAACTCCGGCGGTATAGGGGCCGGGCTTGGTTTCGAGCAGCAGGAGATTCTTCTCGTGGCTCATGGGGGATGGCATAATGATACGATTGTTACTGTAGAAAAAAAGATCAAAGGTTAGATGAAAGAAAGGATATTCACCACAAAAGAACAGGGGAGGGTGCTGGTTGAGGCCGGCCTCCCTATCTCCACCGCCATCGGTTTCAGAGACAAGTATCTGGATCAATTACATTCTATGGAGGATGACGCTGGTCGTATAGGACTGATCGAGGCCGTTACCCCAGACATATCCAACCCTGTTTGGGATGTAGGGACGTTACTGAATTTACTCCCATATGAGATAGAGGGTTGTACATTCGAATGTTATAAGCTAAAACATGCATGGTCTGTAGCGTATAGAGACATAGACGAGATCCCTATATATTGGAGTAGCGAGAGACTTCTTGTAGACACATTGTTTTCGATGATGATGGAATTACTTAAACATAAGATTATATGAGCATAAAGCAAATAACAAAATTAAGGTACAAAACGAAAGATAAGCCTCCTATGGAAGGTGTTCCTCTTTTAGGATACAACAAAAGATATGACTGTCCGTGGGAAGTAATGTACAGGAGAGGGGATAAGTACTACACCTGCATGAAGTATGATGCTGAATTTGAAACATATCCACCGGAAGAATATGAATATTTATATCCATGAGAACATGAAGCAAGTAACAAGAATAAGGTACAAAACTGAGGATAATCCGCCTATGGCCAATGTCCCTCTTATAGGATACAGCAAAAAATATGACTGTTGGGTAGCGTTAGTATACAGAAAAGGGGATAACTATTACACCAATATGGAGTGCGATGTTGAATATAAGACATCTCCTCCAGATGAGTACGAATACGTATATCCGTGAGAACTAGAAGGGATATATTTATATTTAAGCATAATTAATATTATTTTTATATTATTCATGCTTTTAATTTTGTTTAAATCTTACTTTTGTATCAACATTAAAAACCAGATTATTATGGATGGAGACAAACAAAAAGTCAATGAACTTACAATGAGGACGCTGGGTTCTCATTATGGCGGATATGCCTATGTAAAGGTAAAAAATCGTCAAGCTGATGTAAAGATAGATTGGAAGTTGTTGAGAGCTATAGAAGAAGGAGAGGTGGAGATAGACAACGAGAAATACCATCTATCCGGGATAGAGTATGTAGCTAAAAGATATCAGGACATGTTTTACGCTGGTCGTGATATTTATTATTTCAAGGGCATAGGAGGGCATGGGATGACCGATCTTCTTAGAAACGCTATAGATGATTTACTAGACACCATAAGTAGTAGAGAGGCTTATCGTAGTGCAGAGCATAGAATGTACGCCCAAATGAATCAACTTACTGAAGCGGGAGCTATGATCAGCTTAGCTATTGAATTACTAACATCTAACATCCGTCATAGTTATGGAGAAATTAATTTTGAACAATATCCAAGACCTGTGGAGGTGGAGGGAGAAGATAAACATTGATGACTTCAAAGAGGATCCTATGGCTGAGGATATGCCATTATATTTCCCGTGCGCCGTCGTATGGCATGTGAATTGGGGTGAGCATGACGCTGATAATTATATATGTTATGGATTTGTTTATGTAGCAGAAATATTAGGGATATGAACATTAAAAAACAGATAATTCTTGACGATAAAGACTATGAGCGATTAGTGCACGATGCTAATCTCAGTAATGATGAGATAAAAAGCAAAATCGCCAGCGCTCTAACCACCGATATAGTGGTTAGTTTCGATTTCGATGTAAATAAAAAGGTTACGGGGAATATGAGGATCGAAAGCGCCACCCATAATCTAGGATATAATGAATATGATAATATCGTAAGGGCTAGAGACGAGAATATTCACCATGCTGTTTATACAGCTATATATGATTATCTTGAGAAAATAAAGAGAGATAATAATGAGCTAAGCGCAAAAGATTGGATATTATTCACATCTATAATCTTATCTATTTTCGCAATGGGATTTGCAGGTGGATGGTTGGTATTTAATTGATTAAATCACGGGTAATTTAAAAGACATACAAGATATAACCGGTCTTACGTCAGAAGCTATATTCAATAGGGGAGAGCAGTGGAAAGCATTGGCTAAAGACTTGTTTAATGAGTTGCTGGAAATAGATAGCGATAATACTATAGACAGCTATCTGTCTTATAAGGCATTGGATAAGATTAAGGAACATTTAAAATAAAACTATAAACATGAATAAAAGAAAAACCAAAAAAAGACTCCATTTAAATAATAAAGAATTTCAAATCTTATTTCGTTCAGGCAAGAAATACTTTAGATATGCGATAAATAATCTATGTCTTGCTTTTGGATGTTCTTCATTAGAATATTGGATATACTTCTTTGAAGGTAAAAGAGTTGATGGGAGTATATATTATAAAAGCATTTCACGACTAGTTCTTAGATAATGATAAATTAACAAAATAAATAGACATGAGCAAATTACTATTTTTTGATTTAGAGACAACCGGGGTTAAGTTCTGGAGAAACGGGATACACCAAATAGGAGGGATCGTGGATATCGACGGGCAGGAGACTGAGAGGTTCGACATCCGCCTAGCCCCGAACCCTGCCGCCACGATAGAGCAAGAGGCGCTGGATGTGGCTGGTGTTACCTTGGAGCAAGTGCAGTCGTATCAGCCTATGGAAGAAGGGTACAGGCAGTTAGTTGGTATATTATCCAAATACGTGAGCAAGTTCGACAAGAGGGATAAAATGTATTTGGTGGGGTATAACAACGCCGGATTCGACAACAACTTCCTACGGGCTTTATTTACCCAATGTGGGGATAAGTATTTCGGATCATGGTTCTATCCTAACTGTATGGATGTATATGTTATGGTGACACCGTTCCTGATGGGCGTAAGAAACGATATGGAGAACTTTAAGTTGATGACCGTAGCCAGAACTATGGGTATTGAGATCGACGAGAATAAGCTTCATGACGCTACTTACGATATTGAGCTGACTAGGGATATTTTCTATCGTATAATCGGTAAAATGGATGTTAAGTTATGAGAAGTATCTTAGAGGCGATGCATGATTATCCGGATGAGGCTCTTGGGCTATTTTTCTTTTTGATAGTGGTCTTCTGGTTATTGTCAGGTATATTCGAGAAAAAAGATGAATGATAAACTCGATAAGATACTGGATCTCCTAAGATCTCAAAATGAAATGATCAAGGATATTCACGACTATGTGAAAGAAGTTACCAGCGAGAAGTATATAGGAGAATCTAGAATGACAAGCTTCTCTATTAACTTGGCCGCTGATATACTTACCGAAGCCATTAGCCCTAAGATAAAGGAGATGATGGTGGATCTATTGAAAAAACAAGGATGGAAAACTGAGTGAAATATGGGAACTTATGAGAGAAAAGTAAATCAATTAAAGGATTTGATGAGAAGGAAATACAAATCAGCTTACAATAAATCCAAGGAAATGGACATAGATATAAGCTCAATGACATATCTTCCATGCCCAGACGCATTTAACGTCATAAATATTGAAAAAATGCATGTTATTCTTGATCGGGTCAATAAGATCATAGATGAGAATAAGGATAAGCTCAAGAACCCAACTTGCGCCACTTGTGTACATCTACATGATCGGGAATGGGCGAAAAGATACGGGAAAGTATGCTGCTCCATTTGGCAAGTGTGCGACCATTATATAAACCCTAACAGGAAATATGATAGGGAGCAAAAGACTTATACGAGACGCCCAAGCAATAAGGCTTGTCCTGATTATGAATATGGTGATGATAATTTTGAAAACAGAAAAAGATGCTTAAAGAAAAAGAATACCCGATAAACAGCTATGGCCCAGTACGCACCAACAAAGACCGGACGTGCGTCTGCTGTGGCGATACGGTTCCCGCTGGTAGCAGCAGGATGATGCCGAGGAACGCCAAGTCCAGTTATTGTCTATGCATATCTTGCTTCAAAAAATGGAAATCTGTTGGTGGAGATCTTAAACTGATGGACAATCTCAGCAATGTGAAGAAAGAGCATATCATATATATGTCTAAGATCATGAAAGGTAATTGTGACATTGTTAAAGGTCGTAAGCTTTATATAGCCCTAAAGAAGGCGATAAACGAGAAGAAGGTAGCCGTTATCAGATTCGATACCGACCAACCGATATGTATATCGACAAGAATCATGAATCCTTCATTCGGGGTGATCATGGACGAGTACGGTAAGGATATATTCCAAGGTAACCTTAAGCTAATTAATGTCCCTAAAGGTGTCAAGGATCTAATAGTTAACTATATAGAAAAATATCGTAAATTATGAACTTCAAGACATTTGTATTCATGATCCTTACATTCAGGAGAGTAGATCCTATACCTAAGAACATAGGTCTTATGTTGAGTATAACATTCTGGATATCTATAGTATGGATAATATCCAACTTTGCTATATTGATAATGAGATTAATAAAATAGACAAGATGAAACAAGGAGACGTGATATACAAGAATGGCATGGAGCTGCTTGTAGTATTAAGTTACGACCATAATGAGCCATGTAAGGGCTGTTTCTTCTACAAGAATAAGGCGTGCGGATCAGAAAAACTGATAAAATGCTGGGATTGTAAAAAGGAATATATATTCACGGCTATACGTAAATATAATACGACTGAACTGTGCGGAATAGTAAAAAGATATGAGGAGACGTATAAGATAATACTTAAAACAATCAAGAAGATTGAGAAAGAATGTCAAAAATATGTTATCTGGGATACTGTGCATGTGATGTTGAAAGATGATGGAGAGCTTATTATAAAAGCCTTATCCAAGGATAAGTCCGTGCTTTTAAATGATTTCATTATATATGTCAACAATAATGGGAGTATAGATGAAGAGGACTATGATCTATTATTAACTAAATAATTGATAGTACAAATGGACAAATCAAACAAAATAGAGAATCTAGCAAACAAGTATGTTGAAAGGCATATAAGAGATAGACATCTAAGCGATGATACGATAAAAGAAATAAAAATAGCTTATATTATGATTATAAAAGATTTTATAGCTATTGTCGATAAATCTACATCAATGAATGAAGATGATATAATATACGTCGTTAACAACATATCATCAATATTATATGAACCTGTAGAAATCTCTAATACCGATAAAAAAATATTGGAGATAGGGATAGCGTTAGGCCTAAAGAGCGCCATATCATGTATATTTGGTTCATTATTAAAAGATGACTGCAATATAAAAGATGAGATAATTGATATATCTAAACATATAAAAGAAAAATTAATATCAGATAATCATGGATAATAAACAACTTTATAAAATAACGTTGACAAGGGAACAGCTAATGCTGATATCCCAATGCGTGGAAGACATCAGTAGATTCGCCGCTGGCGACATGGATCTACAACATACGACAGATACGTTGATAAATGATATGGATAGGACGGAATCGCTGGGAATAAGAAGCTTTATAGTCAATAACTCACGAGCGATAAGAAGAAGGTTGTTCCCAGATCTTGAGGATTTTGAGCATATAGGGTACGATGGAGGCAGTAAGGATAAGATAAATAGGAAGAGACTTATCGGTAACACATACCAGATATATAGGTCGATATTACATCAGTTGGCCATTGACGAGAACTGGAATAACGTGTATAGTGATATCACGTTGCCTTCAGGTGATATGGGAACAATTAAAGTGGAGAGGGTTGATGATGAACGGGAAAGTAAGGGCGTTTAACGGGGATATGGGTATGGCGATGTCCGTATTCAAGGATATGGTAGGGAAGGTAAGATTTGTTTTTGCCGACCCTCCTTATAAGATAACCCAGGCAAGATACGACAAGGAGGGATTTGATTATAAGGCGATGTGGGAGGTAATCCAAAAAATGCTGTGTCCGTACGGGGTGGTAGCCGTCACCTGTTCCCTCACGGCGGCGGTCGAGATCATGAGGGTCGCCCCAGCGGGATGGTACCGGTACGACCTTGTTTGGCATAAGACTACCCCTACAGGTTTTCTTAACGCCAAGAAAGCTCCATTAAGGAATCATGAGTTGATACTTATCTTCTCACCTATGCCACTTGGGAAGCATACATATAATCCCCAAAAGACTTATGGTCATGTCAGGAAAGTATCCAAGGCCTCCAGTAAAGCGGGATGCAAGGAAACGGAATTATATGGCAAAGCCGGTCTCACTACATACGATAGCACGGAGAGATACCCGCTATCGGTCATGACATTTAAGACAGACAGGCAAAAATCAGCCATCCATCCCAACCAGAAGCCGGTGGAGTTACTAAGATACTTGATACGAACATACACGAATCCTGGAGATGCGGTAATGGATCCGGTAGCCGGGAGCGGAACGACAGGGATAGCGGCTTACGAGGAGGGAAGGGACTCCCTGCTTGTGGAGATAGACCGTCAATTCTTTGATGAGATGATAAACAGATTTAATAACAATAACATTAAAATAGATAGGATATGAATAAGATTGAAGAACTGGAAAAACAGTTAAAAGAAGAAATGAGCAAGATACAAGTTGACCTAAAGGAGAAGTATAAATGGATTGTTGGAAAATATGCCAAATATAATGATTCTTTTATAACAAGAATAGATGATATACATCATATCCCTATGTTTTCTAAAAATGGCTATACGACTGATTTAAAACCAGATGATTTTATTTTCGTAAACGGCACTGTAGTTCGTTACTCTGTCAATAGTAATTGCTATTCTTTAGCAAAAGAAAGAATACAAGTGCAGATAAAAGACATAATAGATATGCCTGATGGAGAATTTGAGAATCTGGTAGAATGGTTGTTTAATGAAGCAAAAAAGAACTTACTATGAGCCTGTTTGTATGCGCTAAATGCGGTTGTGTAGACAATACCGCCACGTCTAGTTACTGGATGTTGACAAACGAGTATATGGTGGACAAATTCGAGTATGCCAAGGAACTACAGCCGTACAAGGGCATGGGGCTGTGCAGCGAATGCGGGAGGCTTACTACCTCCCCAGACGGCCGTGATGTCGTGGTGCCCGGAAAATGGCACGGGAAGTTCCCGAAGGAGAAAGCTACCGAAGAGCAGTTGAAACGTGTAGGATATAAAAATCTAATAAGATGAATAAGATAAGAAAAGGAGAAGTTAAAATATATAAAGGGAAAGAATACATAGCTATCCCTGAGATAGAAGAAGAGAGTTGTACGGGATGTTGTTTTTACGACAAAGGGATTTGTTTAATAGATCATGCTGATGATCCTAATTGCCTTCATAGCGGCATGATCTGGGAACAAAAAGAAAATAGTATGAGCGATATCAAAGAAAAGGCTATCAAATTAGCCATAGATGCCATGAAGACCATACCGATACACTCATCACCATGCTACAGCTTAAGTGATAACAGATCGCCGGAGGAAAAGCATGAGGAGGAAATGAGGTTTTGTAAGGATCTTAACGACCTTAGATGTGAGATGCTTATTGATATGGCTAAGAAAATAGAAGAGTATTTATTACAAGATATATAACAACCTTAAAAAATCATTATATGGACATTGAACTTTGCAAGAAAGAATTTTTCTTATTAGATGAAGAACTGGAAAGTTTTAAAGATTTTTTGAATGATCCTACAAAAAACATCTATCATTCTATTGATGGAGTAAAAATTGTCAAATCAGAAAATGGGGAACTTTGTGGAGTAGGTAGAATACCTCATCGTCTAAAAATCTTAAAATAAAAAAAATGACGTTATTATGGCTACTAAAAACAGATATTAGAATCAGATGAATTACTTCAGCAAAAAAGAAAGGCTTATCATCTTTCAGATGAAGGATTCGAGGAATATAAAAAGTTCTTGTCAGATCCCGATCAAAAGAAATTTTGTTTCAAGGGATATTATTATGTAGAGGTAAAGGAGCAGGATGATAAAGAGCTATTAGGAGCAATGGGACGAGTAGTATATAAATAAGGATAGAGGTTATAAGCCTCTATCCTTACAATACTCATACATTATCATAGAAATGTCCATATCTCTTAAAAACATCTCTTTTCTTCCTTGACAACTCCTCTAGCTTAACAAATCCTTTCAATGTTATCATGACGGTCATGGCTTTAGCCTCCCAGTATTCATCACCGGGATCAGACCCATATGTAACTAATCCATAATTACGAGCGGACTGATATGCTTCTATCCTACCTCTCTCATTCCTAAAAACATATTTTGATTCCTGTAATAACGGATACATGTTCTTAATCCCGATATAATAGCCAAATTGCTCAAAATACTTTGATGATTCACGGATAAGGACACCCTCTCTTGGAATAGACCTTTTAAACATATCAATTACCGGTTCATTCTCCTTTATAGTATCTATAGCTGTATTTAATTCAGCTTGAACGACCTTCTTCTCCTCCTCTATCACTTTCTTGGCCTCAGCTAACGCCTGCTTCTCTTTTTCGGACGCCAACAACGCCTCTAACGCTTCTATATAATTATGCGGAAGATTCTTCTCCACGGATTTTTCCACCTTATTCAAAGCGTTTACCGCGCCATGAAATACACTCCTATATACATCAAATACCCTTCTTTCTTTTCTCGCTATTAAATATTCCATGCAAGATACGGAGACCATATACACGATCGTAGGTCTACCGCCAACCGGGTTTTTGCCATTTTGGGTAAAAACTTTATAGTCAATATTTTTGATAAAACCATTATCACCAGTAAGAACCCTAACGGCCTTACCTTTATCAGAGTATATCAAAGGCCAAACATCATCTAAATTAACTGGAAAATCTTCTCCGGATTCAACTAACTCAAGAACCTTCTCAAAATACGATCTAATAGACAAATCGTCATTTAAAACAATATTACACATAATATAAAAAATAGGCCCAAAAGGAAATGCCGGATCTCACCTCGACAAATCCTAATGAGCCAAAAATATCTTACACATTGAATGACCTTGAAGTGAGATCCCGTCATTCATTGTTTCATGATGCAAATATAGCCAATCAAATTGTCTTAAACAATTGACTGGCTATTTTTTTTGTCATACTATATCAGTTATCTTCCCCTGTCAAAATACCAATTAGCGTCCTCCCCGGACTCATCCTTATCCCTGCCTCCTAAGAAGAATCCCATCGTCATGCCGTTGGTCATCAACCAGTAGTCGAATGTCTGCTTAATATCCCTAGCCGTCTTGATATTATACCATTGCTTACCAAACGAGAACTTCATGAGCTGCCTCCATAGTTTGCTCTCGCCCTTATATACGCCGGTCTGGACGGTAGCGAACGGATCCCAGTTTCGAGGATCGGTGAGGTCGCCTAACTTCCGGGCGGTGACTAGCGGATCCTGTAGCATGTCTATGGCGTTAAGCTCCATGAACGGGGATGTCTGGGAGGCGATCTCATTGATCGTCCTGGACCCGATGTAGGTAATGAACTGCCCGAACCAGCTATCCTCATTATCCTCCCTATATCCCATCAACGCCCTTCCTATGGCCATCATCGTGGCGAATACCGCCATATTGATAATCGATCTCTTGATATTGATCTGCTCGTAGGGGGTAAGCTTATCATACTCTTCCTTAAGCACGTCATATGCCTCCCCCATCCTGCCCTCGGACATCGAGCCATAGACATTACCGGCCAGTCTCCATAACGTTCTCATATATCCTTCCTCGAACTGGTTGGTCTGGAAATTGAAACCGGCTTTCTTATACGCCCGCTGTACGGCCAATATAAACCATCCACGATGAGGCAGCACCATGTTAAGGATAGCGTTCCGGCTAGCCCCCACCCGGTTCTGCTCGTTCAAGGCGCCGTCGCAGATCTGCACCATGCTCCTGACCCTGCTGGACAAGGTAGGTATGTATCTGTCTATAATATCCTTGTTAGCCTCGTTCTTAGCCACGATCTTTCCATCCTTGACATCTACCATGTTCCACATAGAATAATCCCTTAAACGCTCCCAATCACGTTTAGCCTCGTTGGCGGACATATTTCTGTCTTTCATCATCATCTCCTTGAAATTGGAGTATGACCAGAACTGACCCTCGTATAGGCGGGTATCATCCATGACCGAGATAATGACCTGCGGATCCAACGGGGAGTTAAGAACCTCCATCATCTTAAACGGCAGGTCCCGGAATAAGGTTCTCCAGATCTTGTTATACGCCGCCGATCGTACACGGTTGCGGACATTGAATACGCCTAGAGCCTCTCCAACGACATATAATTTGTTGGTACGGTTTATATCCCCGATCTCCGACACGTACGTACTTAATTGCTTCCGAGCTTCCCCATAGGCGTATTTCATGGAGTCCTTGCTTATATACTGCCCTACCATACCTTCCAAAAGGAAGTTGGCCTGCCCTGTAAGGGCGCCGGTAGCCGCTACGAACGGGGAGAAGCCTAAGTTGAATTTGGATACGAATTTGGTAAACATAAGAGCCAGCTTATTAAGATCAACCTTATAATTGCCTATATTCCATTCTGCCCGCTTATTGTTTATCCTGACGTCATAGATACTGGCGTTAACCCAATCTTGGAACATCCTATAGGCATGCGTCGCCTCTGGGTTCTTACCGCCGTCGTATTGCGTCTCCAGCATCATGTTCCTGTATCCCATGACATCATCCAAGGCCGCCCTCTTATACTTGTAAGCGGTAGCCTGTAAGGATAACATGGAATAGGAGTAGGCGAAGTCATGGGACACGTCGTTGGCGTTCTCCAACTTACTGAGATAGTATTTAGGGATCATCCTATACCGATTATCGTTCTCATCAAGACCTCCAAGGTCTTGCCCTTGACCGTGTATAGGGTCATCCACCCTCTCGCCAACAATATCACGTACGGCATTGCCGATAGCCGCCTTCGGGTCAACCCCGGCCTGCGCCATCCTCTCCACGCCGACCTTGGATATCTGTGGTATTTGGTAGATGTTCCGGAATCGCTCATCATAATCCTCCATAGCCTTATGGCTTATGTTAAGAAGCTCCTTCCTCATCTCCCACTTATCCTTATTGATCGTAGCTTCCTCCCCTTCGTTGGTAATACCGTATTTCTTGAAGAAAGCCTCGTTCTTGTACTTATCGAACCTAGGCGTATGATATCCATAACCCAGATCGGGATTATAATTAGGATTACGGAAAGAACTCTCGGCATCAGCCTCATCAAGCCACTGGTTATTGATCGTCAGATCGATCATATTAATATCAAACCCGAAACGGGATACGCTCTCTTCCTTAGATATACCATTTTCTATGGCATCAAAGAACTCGGATACCTTATACGTACCGTTATTTATCTTCCTGACAAAGCCAGAATACCCCTTGGGAGAGTATCTCCTCATATAAGGATACAGCCGGGTCCTGGCGTACTCGACAAGGATCTTATCAGCCTTACCCATCGCTATGTCGTTAGCTAGCTTATTATTGAAGTCAGGACCGTATTTCCTTCTCAAAAACGATACCTCCACGGTCGTCCATGACGGATTCTTCCTAGATAGCTTAGCGGCCATCCTATCCACCTGACTCAGGGAGCGGGCAGACATATGTCCCTTGGCGAATTTAATCTCATCCATACCCTTGTCGTATACCATGGCATCCCTTAAAGCGTTACGGTAAGAATCCGTGACTCCACTCTCCACCGTATCAGGCATATCCATCTCAATAGCCTCAGCGGAAGCGGCGGCATTAATAACGCTCTTAGCCTCAGCCAGACGATCATATAACTCGTTTATCTTTCTTAATGAGGCGGATCCACGTAACCTATCGAAATCATATTCCCCGTATCTCGTGCTATCCCGGTACTGGATAAGCAAAGGCCTTAGCTGGTCATTGATCTCGTTTATTGTCGCCATCGCCTCCTCTACCTTCTCTATCCTTGATGATGATACAGATTGCTCCGTGATCTTATCAACAAGATTCTCGTAATAATCACCCTCCTCGGATCCCCACATATCCTTGGAGAAGCCAAGATGACCGCCAGCTAGCAGGAACTCAAACGCAGCCTTGCCGCCCTCGGACCGCTCTATCCCACGAAGTATCTCCTTGAACTCGGCGGAAGCCTTACGACCCTCGTTGGTATTCCCGAACTCCTCGGCCCACGCCTCGTCCCATGCCTTGATCTCCTCGGACATCATCAGAGCCTCGGATCCCTCTTCCTTTGGTGTCCCATCGGAATACCACTCGCTCTTGGCTATAGCCCTATCACGTAAAATATCCAGATAAGATCTCCAAGCTATAGGATCGGATTGAAACGCCTTCCAATCGACCTTCCCGTTCCTCACGAACTTACCCATAGCCACATACCTGCTCCTGCGGATACGGGTCATGAAATCGGACGTGGCTTGCGATACCCTACGACCCAGTCTTTCCTCGACCTTCTTATTAACTTTCTCGATCTTATCGTAATAAGCCTGCACCATAGGTTTCTCTCGGTTCTCATCCAACCACCTATTTATCGCGTCGAGATATCGTTGCTGATCCTCGAACGTCATGTCCGAGATATCGAAATTCTGGATGGTAGGCTTGAATATATGATATACCTCCTTAGTGATAGGCTTATCCCCGTCATATCCTACTATGTCGTCACGGGTCTTCACCTTAAGGCCTCTATCGGATAGAAGAAGGTCGATAAGTTGTTTCTCGGTCTTACCCGTAACATTCTTAAGATCATATATATCGATAATAGCCTTAGCCTGCTCGGTCCTGTATAGTAAATCGTATTTGGCGAAATCACGGGACGAGTCAAGGTAATCCGAGTTCTTCCCATTTATCTTCTGTATAAGATCCTCATTATCCTTTATCCCCCATCCACGCTCTTTCATCATCCTAGTCATCTTATTGATATTAGATATACCTTCGATATGGGCTTCATTATGGGCCTTGGCTAGACGTTGGCCTAACATACCTAAAATAGCGTTACCACTATGCTCCAGCGTACCAAAGAACCGGGACATGGCATTGATATCCTTATGGATGTTATCCACCAACTTCTTTATCCCATTCCAGTACCTTTCCGGGATATTGAACATCCGAAGCTGTCCATCCAGCCAATCCTCGTTACGATCACTTTTAAGGGCGTTTATATCGGACATGGATGTCTCAGCCATACGTAATATATCATCCATATCCTCTACCATGCCAACCTTATTGCTGCCATAATAATCAGCCGCCTGATTATTGACGAATCCACGAAGGTTCCTGATCAGAGGAACTATCTCCCCATATACGTTATCGACAACCTGTATCGTCTCATAATCCAATCCTTTTTCGCTCTTACGTAGGCTACTGGCGACAGTGACCAAATACTCCACCTCAGCCTTGGCGGTCGCTATGACGCTCTTGGTGGATAATAGGTTGTTATTCTTATTTAGCTCACCCCCGACTTGTCTTACCTTCTCGCCTATATCACGAAGAAGGGAGATGCTCTCACCGATCCTCTGGCTCTGGCTTGACCTCATCCTCTGCAATCTGGTATATAGTCTTTCCAATGACCTACCGTTCTTGATCAGCTTATTAGCCACATCAACATCCGATAATGAGTACATGAGATGGTCGCTATCCTTTAACAGAAGCACGTCAAATGCGCTTGGGTCATCAGCTAACACCGACTCCTTTATCCTATCAAGAACCTTATTCAAGTCTGATCTTTGAGTAGAGAAGAAATTCCGTATAGCCCGGATTATCCTGCCAAACAAGGATAGCTGGGCGTCCTCGGACGAGGCCAGATCCTCCACCGCCTGTTCCATGCCCGGCACGAACCGCTGGGCCAACGTCTTGCCTAGGATCTCCCGCTTCACCATCCGATCCAGTTCCTCCCCTTGGTATTCCTTCCCATACACCTCATAGTAACGACCGGCAAATTGATTCCATAATGGCGTGCCGACAACAGAGTCCAGAACCTCGTCAATCTCCTGTTGGTTACGATAAGTATCGATCAAGAAGTGAGCCACCTCCTCATTAAGATCCTCTACCGTAGCTCCCTCAGCCAAGGCAATAACTCCATTAGCCATATCGGACAATGCCCTAGCCGAAGGCTCGACACCATTACGCGTCTTATACTTATCCATATATTCGGACATACCCATCACACGGATACCTAACGTGGATAAGATGTTGGTGATATCAGTCCTGTTCTGAAGATCCTCCGCCTTCTCATTCTCGATAACCCCACGGACATTGCTTCCGTACAAAGCGTTATCCTCCATCATCAACGACAAGGCTAGCTCCATGAACCCATCATACTTATCGTTAAGCTCCTCAAACTTACCTTGCCTTAACATGCCCTTGATCTCCGATCTGCTTACCGTAACCTTATCCCCTGATGTCGTGATAAGATCAAGATCATTACTTACCTCCGTATCAAAACCGATGGAGCCTAATACGTTCATCTCAGAGGACTGACTTCCAAACCTATTCCTTAGCCTAGACAAGGCATCCATAGCGTTATAGATCTTAAGACCATCGGAGTTGCCGGCCCCTGTAAGATAATACCTATCCCCTAGCCTTATACGATCCCCGCTCAACAGACCTTTCTTGATAAGGTAATTGACAAACCCTCCGCGGGTACTTATATTAGAATCTGAGCTGATGCCAAGGACCGGGATGAACGAATCACTGTTGTTAAGGGTTATGGAGGACGAGCCAAAGGAGATGTCAGCCGTACCGGACGGGACGTCGCTCTCCTCGACACTGCCGGCCAAGAACCCGGCCTCGATCCGCCCGCCGGACGAGCCTTTTATGGCGTTGGCGTAAGAGTCGTGTATCTTGCCGTCATCCGATCTAAAGAACAGGCGAGGCTCACCGGAATCATATACCAATCTTGAAGATGGGGGCGTATAATCTTCAATATCATTTAACGGCAAGACATTACCAGAAAATATGATCTCCCCGTCTATATTTCCGCCCTTCACCCCGATATTAGATCGTTGACCGGTAAAAGCGCTTTCCACGGCCTTCCATAACATACGGGCTGTTTCTTTAATATCTATATTCTTCCTGATAGCCCTTATATCATCCCATGACGCCTCTTTCAGTATCGTATCGCCAATATTATCCTCGTTTATGGAATCCAGATCCACCTCCTGTACCGTAGATGTATCTACCACAGCCATATCATTGACATCACCTACCTCTCCGGAGGTAAGATAAGCCACGACATTGTCGCTATTCCCGAGACTTCTGGCCAACGCCGGGGCATCCATATCGCTTATGGCGGACAAGACCTTGGCTGACATAAGTTGCCCCCACTCGCTAGCGTTAAGTCTGGCGCTTATGGATCTGGCGGCCTCCTTATTCCTTGGCACGGATCTCGTCCAGTCTCCGAACTTAGACCTGAACTTATCGTTATAAATAGTCATATAAGCCTCAGCGGCCTTATCAAGATCACTTACGGCGGCTATACCCGCTATCTTATCGAACAATGTAGATACCTCGCCGGAAGGAGTCAAGACACGAGCTATCTTACCTTCCTTATTCCTTTTAATTACGCAACTGCTCATAAATAAATGTTTTTCACAAAGATAAATAAAAAGCCTCCACGAATAAGCAGAGGCTGATATTCTTGTATCCCTTGTATGGATTTATAGTCTAATCCATATCCTTGTTGTTGATAAACTCACCAACACAATGACCCGCAAAACCGGCTATATACGCGGCGTGTTCATCCTCTCCGACCTTAAATCCAAGAGACATGTCGCAAAATTGGCATACGCTCATTGCTATATGGAATGACTCGTGACATATATTTCTCATTATTAAATCATCGTCGCTCGAAAAATTCCAAAGTATGGCAAATTTATCATCATCGTCCCTATCCCTTACCAAATTTGCGAAAGACGCCTCCTTGTCCATATCATCCTCATCTCCCCATTTCCCCTCGTGTTCAGGTTCCATATTCTCGAAACGATCACACAACGTCTTATAATCTAATCCAACCGTGATAATCAAATCCAACGGATATATCACGAAATCAAATTTCTTTTCTCTCACGTTACTAAAATTATTAATTTTATTTATCAAATTCACATTCGTATCACAAAATGTTTACTCTAACCGGGTTAAACGCCAACCCACTATCGATTATCTTACTGACGTAAGAATCACCGAATACTTTCCTACCAATCCCGATAGCTCCATTGATATCAGCGTTAATCAGCTTTCCAATAGAGCTTTGAAACAATCCACGTTTCTTTCTTTTGCCTAAGTAAACATCATGCTTTCCCAATTTTTCAAAAGCCAGATGATCCACTTTGGAGGTATAGGATTCCTCGTGGACTTGAAAGTCTATTCCAACCAACTTACACTTATAGGATATCTTTTCAACAAGTTTTGAGAATGGAATCTCAACGAACTTCTGGTTTATCCTCTTCCCTAGATTTACTCCATTCTTCCATCCTTTATTCAAACCCACAACAAGATTCCCAATATTGTTTTCAATACAGATATTTACAATAAATCTGCTAACCTTGTGGATTTTATCTTCAATCCAAAAATTCCTATAATTATTTAGCCGTCTAAGTCTCTTTGAAGTTCCCTTATCGCCAATATACGACATCAATCTAGCTCTCTTCTTATTATACCACTGATTGAAGGACTTGATAATCTTGCCGTTTACAATGAAAGGCTTGATACCTACATTACTGATGCATGTGCATAAATTATTCAATCCCAAATCAATCGAAAGAAAATTATCCTTATCAAGATTTAAATCCTGTTCCTTCTTCTCATAAATAACCTCAAACACATAGCAAGTAGCTTGTGGAATTATTCTAACCTGACATAACTTGTTATCTCCTATTTTAGTTTTGATTGGCCGGATTATGTTTTTGATGAAATGAATACATCCATCTTCTTTCAGTCTGCAAGAATTTTTTTTGTAAAAACTACCATGTTCTGCTTCTTCCCTTTCTTGTATTTAGGCAATTTAGGTCTTGATAGAAATTTAGAAGGATTCTTCTCATATTCCTTCTTTGATTTCATCCAAGACTTTGTTACCGAAAACACTTGAGCTACGACTTGTTGGGACACTACTGATGGTAGATTCCTAAAATCAACCTGATTCTCCTTACATAATTTAGTAGAAAACTCATATTCATTTATGTAATCTCCGGAAAATATACCTTGTCTGACGTTGAAAAGAACATAATTATACAACAACCCGGATTTGAGGCATACATCCTCAAATCGGTTGTCTTTTATGATATGTCTCTCAACTAATCTCATTCTTAATATCTTATGCCATAAATATAAACATTCTTTATGAAATAAATAATTTATTCAACTATAATCCCTTTAATTTTTCTATAACCTCAAAACACATCTTACACTCAATCCTACGATACAACTGCCTTGCGCCATCTATCGTAATCCAATAACGACCACCCTCTCGGTGCAGGAACTCGCTCATGACCTTAGTGTCAGCTACATCATGTAGATCGTATGAGTCAAAACATAACTTACATATATCGTCAAGATCAAAATAAGTAACCTTATTATACGACATACAACGGATTTGTCTCCCATCGGGAACCTGAACATCGAAAACATTTATCTTCTCCATATTAAAAAACAGAGGGATGCCGATCCCATCACAGACCGGTATCCCTTATAATAAATTAGCGACGAAAAGCATGGTGATGGACATGCGCCACAAATGTAATTACAAAATTCGTAAAAACAAAATATCAAGGACAATCACCTATGCATTCGCACGGAGCATCGCTTTTCAAAACCCCATACACCCGATTGTCGCTAGTCAGCCATCGTTTGCCGTCGCTCGTGATATAAGCCTGCCGGCATCCCTCCTGATTCACCGTGAGCGTCTTCTTAACACCTTTTGGAGTTGTTATCTCCAGCTCAAGAGTCCGATCAAGACCGTTGTTCATCACCGAACCAAAGGAAACGGGGGCGCTTCCGGTCCCGGACCCCGGGCTGACGGTCAGAGGCTGGTCCGTTACCTCGCCTACCCCGTCCTTCCAATTAATATTCAAATCATTAGCCATAGTTGTATTATTTTTGTTCTATTGCAAAGATAGCAAAACAAATAAACCCCAACCGGCTTTAGTCGATCGGGGTCTGAGTAAGAGAAAAGAAACTGATTATCGTCCCATCATTCTCAATACGGTTCTAGCCGCAGCTTGCGCCCATGTCCAGCTGTCATTAGATGTTACGTTAACCGTCTGTTGAGTACCATTTACATCCAAGTTAATAGTCTCCTTGTCAAGCTCGATAGTAGAGTCTCCAGCGGCTTGCGTTACCGTCACGTTGGCTATCTGGCCACCAGCGGCAGTTACCTTCAATGTAGCTGTCAGTTCCTCGATCGTGACGTTGGCCGGTACGTCCGAGATCGTGATGCTCCAAACGAACTCGCCAGCGGCTCCGGGATCGTCGGCGATAACCGCTCCGTTAGCCGTAGTCTTTCCAGCCGCCGTGTAGTTAGCCGGGAGCTGTAACGTAAGCCCGTTCTCCTCAGCCGGCGTGACCGCGAACGTAAGCTTAGTACTGTTAGACTTACCGGTGATGGTAACATTACCGCCTGTCTTTTGTACGGAAGCGTTAGGGCTGTCTGATCTTACCACCTCAGCAGCCGCTGCCTGATTAACTACCAACGCCTTCTTAGCCCCGCCGTTCGTGGCGACCGTAAGGTTGATAGTGCGTTGAAGACGACCGGTGTGTTTCTCACCGGAGAAATTAACCGCCTGATCTCCTGATCCTGATACCGGGTCGACGGTTACGAAACCGATTTTTTGTGATGCCATACTTAAATATATTTACAAATGTCATTTTATTATGCCCAAAAATAACTTGTATCATATCACAAGCCAAATATAGGGGGGGGTAGATACGACTAGCCCTGTACAACCTCAACATACAACCCTACTAAGTCCTTTAGATTATGACTAAGAGGAGTTCCGCTATCCCTAGTGCACTTATATACATCAGCGTTCTGGATGTAATATTTATCCTTGAATATCTCCATTGGAGGGAAATACGGGATAGGATCCCCTATGGTCCCGGCATGCTCCTTATCAATGACCTTGTATAAGGAAGCCGTATCCAATCCGGGTTCCCATTCCTTTGATAATGTATGTTGTTGAATAACCTCATAAAGGATATCCGTATCGTCCTTCACCACCCTGAGACAGAATCCGGCATCCACCGACAACCCGAACTCCGCCCCTTCTTGTCCCCATATAGGGAATAGAACCTTAACATCCAGTTTCTCATTAGGGGATAAAGATATAGTCTTGTTATTAACCACCATTCTGGAGAATCTGACAACCACTTTCTGAGGATCGGAGACATCTTTCTCCTTTGCCTGTTGCCGGACATAAGTCATGGTGATATTTACCTTGTCTGGATAGCCGGACTGAGCGTCAATAGCCCTCACCTGCTCTACGGTAGTGGCTAAGCTTACTTCCCTCTGTTTGGCTCCTAACGCCGACATCAGATCATTATCATACTTATCCATCATCCCGATCAAGATCTTGCCTTCCGTCATATCAAACTTCAGACCCATGATCGTTATCTTACCAGCTATAGCCCCATCAGCCAAAGCGTTACGCCTATCATATTCAGGGATATAGATATTTTGGTCATCCAAGAAAAACTCATGAAGATTATTATTCTCATAAGTCCTGATCTCCTCATACTTAGCCGATTTCTCCTCATTAAGAAGCCTTGAGTCATCCAATTTAGCCTCGATAATCTCCTTAACCGTAGCTTTAGGATTAGCCTCCTTGAACGCCAATTGCTCCTCCCCAAGCTCTATCCATGGGGCGGGATTCCCGTTAATGTAATCATCATAACTATAGCCCTTGGCGTAATTATCATCAAGCGGATCGCCCTGAACTAATTGATTGGGATATATTTCCCTGTTTATATATACGTAGCTCATATCTTATATCATTGATCTTGTTCTTTAACGGCGATACTATACTTATCTGAAGCGTAACACCAGATATTTATCTCGAAAGGCTTGTTAGCCGTAGTGGTTATAAAAGTACCACTCATGCTTACATAAGCCCCGGAGTTGGGTATAGCCTGCGTGAAGGCCGCCGACGGGACGCACATGATCATCAGCTCCTCCCCTATCTGCATCCCTGACTGCACGGATAGGGTGGTAGCGGCTGATAACGTAGCCGTGATACTTCTCTTGCTAATAGGCAGGTTAGCTAATGTCGTGACCGTATTAACCCCTATAAGCCTGTTCATGGTCTTCTTATCGGCGGCCGCCATCAAACCGTTAGTAGACTCATTGGCCACGGCGTATGTCGTGTCAGGAGGTGTAGCCCAAGTGCCATCTCCACGCATGAAACTGGATGTACTGCCATTAAGCTGTCTCAACAAGCCGTCAGCTGTAGTAGAGGCCAATCCGTATGTGGTATTGGTAGGTACGACCCACGTTCCATCGCCACGAAGAAAAGATGCCTGCTTGCCAGCGGCTGGGGCCGGTACCAATCCCGCAGCACCAGCCGCCGAGGCCGTAGCCGCCTTCATATTGGCGTAGGTAGTATTCGTATCCGTCCACGGAACATTCACATACATCTTACCATTTCCGTCAAGAGCTACCGGGTAATTCTTTCCGTTAGCTGAATACCCGATCTTAACAAGACCCAGATTATCGCTTGTAGCTTGGGTATAAGTCGTGTTACTGTCAGTCCAAGGGACATTGACGTACATCTTGCCATTAGCCAATAGCACAGCGTAGTTCTTTCCATTAGAAACATAGCCGATCTTAACCAATCCTAAGGTGTCGGCCGTGGCTTCATTATACGTTGTGTTATTATCCGTCCACGGAACGTTAACGTAAGCGTTGCCGGACGAATCCAGCTGTACCTTATAGTTCTTCCCGGAAGTCGTATATCCTACCTTAATACCGCCAAGAACGGTAGCGGAGGACGTGGGAGGGGTGAAGGTACTTGGTTTGCCCGTAACCCCGGACCAAGGCACGGAGGAAGCCTGACTGGCCGTGTAAGGCTCATACCCATCCTCACTGTTCAATTTAGACTCGTCTTTTATCAGATACATCTTACCTGTAGACGTGACCTTTACCGTATCACCGCTTTGAACCGTAGCGGTGGTAAGGGCGAATCTAGCCGTATCATCAGCTACCACGACCAATCTCTCCAAAGCCGCCTTAGGTAACCTATCTATGCTGATGGTTCCGGATGCGATCTTAGAGGCATCAAAATTGGCCAATGTCGTGGAGATAGTTACGTTGCCTCCGAAGTCCGATGAGACACTACCGGTAACAGCCCCGGACAGCGCTATGGTCCTAGCCGCCTGTAATTTCGTGGCGGTAGGGGCATTATCCGTCTTAAGAGCATATTTGGTAAGATCAATATCATTAGCCTTATCCAAAAGCTGCTCTATCTGATCACCATTGTATTTACCTTGAAAATCTGCCATATTACACTTATTTTTTGCTCAAATATAGTTATATACATAAATACCAAGAAATCGAGGGAGGGGGGGGATACGGGTAAGTGTCAGAAACTGCCGTCCCCGTGCAGGAATCCGCTACGGAATATAATAGCCTTGTCTTTAAGTTTCTGGACAGAATCCCATTCCCATTCACCCTCACAAGGCTTAACGATATACTTATTCCCCCATGTCTTAAACTTCCTCTCTATAACAAACATCTCTGGGTCTTTTAAGACATGGAAGATACTTCCGACAGAGAAATACTTATCAGTCCTCAATATAACACGATGATGTTTCTCGTCATATTCAGGATCGCCTACGATACGTGCCTTATAAAATTGGAAATCATTTAACGTCTGATCCACTGGCTCTATCCAATAATACCCCTTACCCATTGCAGTTTGTATTTAATTATCTATATTTGCGGTGTAGTAACTCATAATGTTTTAAGTGATTTTCAACCAAAGGGAAAGGGTGTCCGTGAGGATGCCTTTTTTCATTCCCGCCCACCCTACCATGACAAAAAGATCTACCTCGAACAAATGTAATCATAATAAGGCTACGATCAAAAAGAAACCCTATCGGTATTCTATTGCCGACAGGGTTCTCCAACGTTGTATCAAACTAAATCATATCACTCCATTTGATTGTGTCACCGACGAAGCACCGCACCGCCAGATACCTTACGAACGCCGTCCCTTCCGGGGCGTCAGGGTCTTCCAGATAAGCCAAGACAGCCTTGACTATTTTCTGGTCGCAATCCAATACCTTAGGAAAGTAGTCGCTATAGAACATAGCGAACAGGTATTGGATATCTCCCCAAGTGGCGTTATCAGGTTTCTTGGCCCCGCATTTATCGAACATCTGCTTAGCGTCCTCCATCGTCCATCTTCTCTTGGACCCGTCGGCGTTAAGCATCTTGTCAGCGGCTTCCCTAGCCAGCTCCTTGGAAAAGTGATATCCATGGGTGTCTATATACCGCTTATAATCCGGGTCATCGGCGTCTGCTCCTCAGTAGTAACGACTCCTGCGTCCCCTGCGCATATACGGCTCGGTACCATCGAACTCGTCACGGATGCCACGCTCACCGAACCATCCCCTGCGATACATCTCGTCCTCACGTTCATGGAGTCTCTCGCGTTTCTCAAGCTCACGCTCGTCACGTTCCAGCTCCCTCTCGCGTCTTTCAAGATCACGCTCACGGCGTTCTAGCTCATCCATTCTGCCGTCATGCTCCTTGCCATAGTGGTCGTATATTCCACCACCATAACCCATGTAAGTCCCATCCGAACGTCTGCTACGTCCACGGCCGCCTCTACGATCGTAGATCTCGTCATCGTAGTCCTCATCGTGACCGCCGCCTAAATCTATAACTCTCATCTTAACCTAATTTTTTAATTAACAACTCTTTTAGCTCATCGAAAGAGGATCCCATCCTATCGACTTTCTCCTCAAGATTCTTGATCTTCCGGTCTTGATCCTTAGTCTGCTTAAAAGCCGGATTGATTTCCTCAAGGATCGAATCACAAGCCTCTAGCGTCCTCCTATGCTTATCGATACTATCGAGAATATCGGAGCTGGTTCTCTTAGCGGCGTTAAGCTGGTTCATGATCGGATCGACCGAGCAGGCCAAAGTTATGTTATTGGACATAGCGACATCCCTGCTCTCCGGTACGACATAGGTCATGGAAGACCCGTTTATCTCCACGGTAAGGTCTATCACCCTATCCTGTAGTTGCTGATATTGCCCCATCTGACCCATCTGGGGTTGCTGGAACCTAGGCTCGGATACGTTGACCACATTCCCCATCCTGAATACCGGAACATCGGACGTATCCAGCGTATATACTTGAAATCCTTTCTTTAAGTCTCTAAACATATCTCGATTTTTAAGCGGGAGGGAATACCCTCCCATTAGACATCCAATCTAACCTATTCCTCATCAACATCCGTTTCCGACGCTGATGCGGCGGTTGTAGGCACACAGCAATCCATGAGCCTCAATACACCCCTTACCTTGTTGAAATAAACAAGGCGTTCGGTGTTGTTAACCATAGCCGCTCCGGTCACAGCCACGTTGATCGGATTCACCACAGCCACGCCGGTTACCGGGCAGCATGTGTCATCACCTACCGTGGATACGGTGCTGTTCGCTGGGACAGCTATCTGTACTGGCAATGTCTCGCCTGTTGTCGGAACCACCTGCCGGATTTTCAGCAGCAGAAGGCCCTCGCATGGCAAGGACAGCCATATCCTTGGGTTGATGCCGAAGACGGTGTTGGTAGTAGTCACTACCACGTTCTTCGTAACCAACTCATAAAGAGACCCTATTTTAGAAACACAAGCCATAATAGCCTCCTTCCTTTATAGAGTTAAATAGCGGCGTTTCCGTTGTTGCAGCATCCATTGTTGCACCCACATCCGCAATTACCTCCATAAAATGCCTGACCCCATCCATAAGTCTGGTAAGGAGAGCATGAAGGATAAGCCGGCACAGGGGTAGGTCTCAACTGGTTGATCAAATTCTGAGTCTGTTGCTGAGTCAACGCGGAGGCTTGGTAAGCCGACCTTTCATCACGCAACTGATTGATCGTATTCTGCATCTCACGCATTTCCAATTGACAGAATTTATCATTAATCAAGGTTGTTTGAGCATCAATCTTAGCGCTCAAGATATTGAACCGACTCGTGGCTTGCTCACGATTGTTCGTCAATCCTTGATTAATAGTGTTTTGTAACGTGTTAGTCTGATTCAATGTCTCAAGACGATTCTCATAACCTTGATTGTTGATCATCTGCTGAGTCTGGCAAGTGCTTTGGTTGATCAAAGAACTCAAATTGCAGCAGCAAGAGCTAATTTGATTACCGATCTCACAACCTTGTTGCTGTACGGCGTTGATAACAGCCTGAGAGGTCATACCTACCTGACCAGCTACCTTATCGATAGCGCCTTGTACGTTACAGATAGCACTTTGCAATTGAGTGGTAGTACAGTTCAAGGCGTTAGCGATCTGATCGATAGCGCTTCTGTTACCTTGGATAGCCTGCATCAGTAACTCACGACCATAGTCGTTATTCAATTGAGCTGGAAGACCATTAGCGCAACACTCATTACCATTGCCAAAACCATTGCCAAAGCCACGGCCACCCCATAACCAGAACAGGACGATGATCCACAACCACCAACCGTTAGCCCCGCCGAAACCGTCTTGGTTGTTACGGCCGTTCATCAAGGCCGCCACCAAGTTCGGATCCATCTTATTTCCGCCTATTAAGTTGGCGAACATACCCGGAATCATAGATAATAAACCGTTAGTGGCGCTTCCACTACCGGAACCCATACCGTCTAACAAAACGATTTTGTCTCCACTTGTACCCATGTCTATTTATTTTTGAATTAATAATAACCCCACCTGATGGCGGGCGTTACAAAGTTCAAAAATTAACAGCCCTAAAATCGTGATATGTGTCATCATCAAAGTACGTCATGTCTTGTAAATGGGATTAATAAGAACCGATACAAGACAAAAAAATCCGGAGCGTATCACTACGACCCGGATTCATCGCAAATCTATAAAATCCAATGTTTCAATGCTCGAAAGAAAACGTCTCACAACGTCAAAGAGAGATTAACTACACGAAAAATCTCGCATCAACTTATTTGTATTAGCAGTGTATTCATTAACTATCTTACTGGATGAGGGATTATCCTCTATCCTTGACAGGCGGTTATCGTCACTCCTTACCGTAACATCACCCATCCTTCGTACCATATTTTCTTGATATGATGATGGATCGGAGTATATAAAATCATCAACGAACCTGTATATCGCACCATCAACCGTCTCACCTACCTTCTCATATAAACCGGATTGGAATGACACGAAATCATCATACCTCCCACGAGCCAAGAACGAACCGTCCGGTCTCACCTCGACGCCGCCGTTGACCTCCCGGAGCAGGCCCGGATTCCTTTGGTACAGATACCTGTAAAACCCGGCATCCATCATCCTATCCTGACTATCCAGATAGAAAAGGTTTCTCATGCTACTGTCACCGGACTCGATAGCCACGTCAAACAGAAGATCCCTTACCTGACCTTCCGGCAACGACATCTCCATGCTTTTTAACGTACTTCTGTCATGGTGGTTCAAAGATACATTATAAAATCCATTAAAATCAAGGAAACGTAAGACATTATTATATAAATCCGATTTTTTTAACCTTTCCTTAATCTGGATCTTCCTCAACGAGGTACAGGATTTGATAAAATCCCGATCCTTTCCCTGCCTAGCCTCGTATCTCCTGAACTCCCGATCAATATCGACATCATCCATCTTAGGGGTTACGGGATGCTGATATATTAATCTGGTAAGGATCATGTTCTCGGTATTCGAGGATGAGATGTTGGACATAACCAGCTTTTTTATATTATCCTTGACCACGCCAATATCGGAACGGGAAGCCCCGGCGGGAACCACGCCAGCCGGCAAGTACGAGGGCCGCTCTATCCCGATATCGGCCAACATCTCATAGGCCTGATCGGTGTCGGTTATCGGAGCCGTGTTATGGTACGTATTCCTACTAATATACAACATGCTCCTATCATACATATCGGAAGGGGATGTATTCCCGGACCTTACATACACCATCCTATCCCCAGTAGAATAAGTATCCTGAACCTCGTATATCGGATTCCCTTTTCCTGTTATCCTATCAAGATCGGAGATAAAGCTATCGTATACCGAATTGCCGGCCTGTATGGAAGACAACATGACGTCCAGCGACGCCATAAGATCACGGATATCCTCAGGTCTGGATATAACCATCTCATCGCTGATCGCCTCGCTTATATCCACGCCCATGTCGGCAAGATCCATGGCTATGTCATGCAGACGTCCGGCAACGTCCTTGATGTCCTTAAAATCATCCATATCGATTATCTCCCCAACCTTATCCCTTAGACCCTTCATATCCTTAGGCATACTGATATACGGTGTGGTACTATTGAAGTACGAGTCGGTAATCGTATTTCCGTCCTGGCTCCGAACCTCCATACGGGTCATATTACGATACGTGTCATACATCCGATCTGCGTAATCCTGATCCTCCTGATACCGGAGTGCCAAGGAAGGGTATGGGATGGAGGCGAAAGCCTGATCGAACTCCCGGCGGTCGCTGATACCGCCTACCGCCCTCATGATCGTATCCCTTACCTCTATTGGATTCAAGCCCCTTCTCTTTCCTAACGAGTCATATGTATCCTCATATATCATATAATCATCACCAAGGCCTGACTCGGAGGACAGGAAATACATATCCTTCTCATTAAGATTCCCCTCAGACATAAAATCGACAATCCTCCTCATCATATCCCTTACCCGCTCATACTCCGATCGGTTAGTCATGATATTATCAATCTCATCAGCGTCATACATCCCAGATCGCTCAAGATTGTACCTATTGAGGAATATATCACCGCCGGAAAGGAAGTTAGATACGATCATATCATTAAGATCATTGATATTATCAACACCCAAGGAAGTAAGAGTATTATTAATATCCTTAACCTCATCGGCCATGAAATTGCCGGCGAAATAGTTCTTCCGCTTGATAAAGGACATGACATCATCATACCTAGGTTCCCCGTTACTATCTAGGTCATATTCCGATGGCATGGACATCCAATCGCCAAAGAAAGACACGAAGTCGGGGGAGTAGGCCGTACCCCAGACCGATAAGGCCTGCTTCTGGTCGCCCAGCACCTCCATCGCCCTTTGGTATAATCCGGATGGTTGGTTGTTAGGGGCAAGGACATTATCTACCCCACCCTCCTTATTTTTTATAACATAACAAGATCGTCCCATTACTAAATCGTTTTGACACAAAGATAGGTGATTATATATCATTTTACACTAAAATCGTAAAATGGTATATATCTATACGGAAATCCGTACCGGGTTCCACCAAAACCCTCTACCTTCTGGTAAGATACTTACATCGAAGGCTTCTTTTGCCGATTTTCTGATGATGTTAAACGCACCATTGATATCGGCGTTAATAATATTGCCGGAAGATGTCTTGAACAATCCTCGTTTGATACGTCTTCCGGCATATCCCTCATGCTTACAAATCTTCTCGTTATCCAAGAAACTACATTTTGAGGTATAGGATTCCTCAACGATCTTAACATTAATACCCTCAAGTGTATTAAAAGGAATAGATACAAAGTTCTGATTATTCCGTTTTCCGATATTGATCTCTTGTTTCCAACATCTGTTATGACCGATTATGATCGTATTAATGCCATTAGAAACTACGTGATTAATCAATACCCTACTGGCTTTATGCAGATAATCCTTGATCTTGTTATTCCTTTTGTTGGTTAACGACCTTATTCGCTTTGATATTTGTTTATTGCCTTTTAATATTGATTTTAAATATGCTAATCTTTTATTATAATACTGGTTGATGGACTTCAAAGGTCTACCATTGATGATAAAGCAAGAACCGGTATTTGATACACAAGACGCAAGATTATTAAGTCCAAGATCAATACCAAGATAATTTCCGTTATCATACATAAGACCTTTCTCTTTCTTATTATACACAATCTCAAGCATAATATATCCATTCTTAGGTATAAATCTAAGTTGTTGAATATTTCGCTTGTTAGTTCTTGTAGTGAAAGAGAATTGCTTTGGCAATTTAACAATACCTTGCTTTATCCATTTCTGAGAAAAGGCTGTTGTTGGGAAAACAGCCATAAACATCCCGTCTTTATCCATCAATACCTGTTGGGCTACTGGTGACGGTAAAGCACGATAGTCTACATCGTTTTCTATTCTTAACTTCTTTTCAAGAGAGTAGTAGTTGAGGTATTTATACTTAACGGTATTATCATTCTTATATTGAAAGTAATGCTGCCTAACAACATATAATCCTTTGTTGTATAAGTTTTTGCACTTATGCAACAGGTCTTGAAGCTCATTATAATGCATCGAGCTTTGCTTGATTATATGTTGTTCGACTAATCTCATAGCACAAACATATGGATTATTATTTATATATAAAAATAATTCAGTACATTTATGGTGTAAAATTGTATATAATCATCCAAAGATATAAAAAATCCCGCCTACTCTCACGAGCGGACGGGAGCCAAATAACAATAATAACAAACCTTATGTTTCTCCGAAAAGTACAAATCTTTTTGCCGATCCTCACGGACAGGCAAAAACTCAATCCTAAATTATAAAAAATGGAGTTTATCGTTTAGCGAAAATATCCTTATCTGATCTACTGAGAACCCTGCCTTTTAATTCCAAGAACCTAGGCATCCATTCCCTAGATATCTTAGACACGATCCACTGGAATCCCTTAGGAGTTACATAAACAGTGTTAGTTCCATAAAACTCATCGTCATCACGATATCTGTAACGAGCATAACCACGATCTATCATCCTTTGGGAAAGCAACCACCTCTTACCGGTCTTGGCGAAGAACTTATTATCCTCAAGCAATATACGAAGATTCTTCTCCGCTATATCATAACCATGAGCCTCCAACTTCTCCCGAACCTCTCTGATCAACATATCTGTCTCTTGGGCTATTTCGGCTGTCTTAGCGAACTCAACCATAGGAGCCTGTTCTTTGATAATATTATCAGATATCCTTTTGGCTTCCTCTGCAGCTTTCTTCGCCTCAGCTAATGCCTTTTTCTCCTTTTCAGATTTAAGTAACGCCTCTAATGCCTCTATATAATCAGATGGAAGATCGTTTCTGCTTATATCAGAGTTATTCCTATTTATTGATGTATGCCCTTTCAATAGAAGTTCCTTTATCTTGTCTGCACACCATAACTTAAAATCTATACTAAGCCATTGAGCAAAATCTATAGCTATATCTTCATGCAGCCATACTCCACCTCCAAAAGCTGGCATTCCAGTCTTCTTTATAACTAACTGATTTTCAGATTTACCAGTTTTTCTGGTAATTGCACTAACCAGCTCATTTGCAGATGTTAGCGATAAATAATCATTTGGTCTTCTATTGAAGTGTTTAGCCATCTCTGTGGCATTAATATAAGTCGTTCCATTGATCGTCTTAAAAGTCACCTCATTTCCATCATAACTAAAAATCTCAGATAATTCACTCATAATATAAAAACAACGAGAGCCACCAGCGTCCGTTACTCCACTGATGACTCTCATCTATCGCCTACGTCTAGGCGAGTTAATATCTTCTTCTGGTCTAGCAACGGATAGACACCGCAAATATAAGACCTTATTTTGAAACTACAAACAAACAGGATATATTTTTACAAAAAATGTAATCAATTATATTCCTCTGTCATATACAATGCATAATCATACCTATCCTCCATCATCATCACCACCTTCTTGATATCAGATAAAGTTAGTTTCTTTATCTCCATATTCCTGCTATCCATTCTGACAAAAGAGCCCTTGAACTCCTGCTCGGTTATAGCCTCCAACCTAAATAGATTGTATTTTATAAGCAACTGGCTTACGTCAAATATCAGGATATTAAGATCAATATCATCCTTCAACTCATTAAGAAGATCACGCATCATGGCTTTGATAGCATCGGTATCAAGTTCCAGTTTCTCGGCCTCTCTCATCAGCTTCTTGATGATGCCATTGTGCTCGATTATGATGTTAGCATTATCATCATCGGTAGGTAGAAGGATATCCATCGTACATTTTATACCAACCTTATCACTAAGCCTTTTATTGAACTCAGTCATATAGTCAAAAGCCTGATCCCCGCTTAATGCGTATGTATGATCAAGCAACTGCTTTTGTCTGACATCGACAAAATAGTTACTGGTGTATAACATCATCAAGACCTTTACTCGCTGGATGCGTAGGTCTTGCATAATTTTCCGGTGTAAAAAAGCATCTAATTGCATAATATAAAGAGTCCCCACCGGGGCCATCACACACCCGACAGGGACCAACTTTTAAATATCTTACTCGTCAGGTGATGGACTGACGCCGCAAAGATAAGTCAAGATATTTAATTTAGCAAGGATTTTCCGCCTCGTTTTCTCCGGATACTACGTTACCGTCGGAAACCAAAGACCTATCCTCAGCAGCCTTCGCGGGCGAGGCGGACCCCGATTGGAGGTCAGACGGGCTGCCGAACGGGGTCACAACCTCCTCGAAGAACGTCTCATCCCTCCTGATACTCATCCTGAACTTAGGGGCTATGAAAGGATCGTTATTAAGATCGATGTTGATCGTAACGTCATTCATCAAAATATCCTCCTTAGTCCTGGAATCGCCTATCCACCCTCTTACGTCAGTAGTCATAGGCATCTTACTAGCCGCTTCCTTGACAGCCCCTAGCCGTTTCTTGATAACATCCACGTCTCCCGTCAACGGAATCATATATGTCTTATTATCCAACCCGGATCTGGCTATAGCGTTATTAAGATCCATTATATCATCAATACTTACGCCTCCGCCTAGACCTTCCATAATCCTATCAGCCATCGATCCGATCATGGATGAGAATGATGATATATCCTGATTTTTCAATCTTACGGGGTACAGGTAATTTCTTCCATTTCCTGTCTTTATAGCTACAACCGGGATACGCGAATTTTTATAATTACCATACTTGTCCCTAACGATAGCCGTACAGAACGGGAATATGTTATACCTAATATTATCCTTCATCGTAACCTCCCCGTTCTCTATATATCCTACGCTCTCGACCTTACCAACCGTCTCATTGGTAAAGTCATTTTCGGATACCATCAACGTACCATTATCATCACTTATGCTAAAATTAGGTCTTCCCGGCAAAACACTGGTAACTGTGCCTACGAACGGTATATCAATCTCGCCAGCGACAGATCCTACATTATCCCTATACAACTCAAAGGCCATACTCCTTAAATCAGCGTTACTTCCTTTTGAGTCCGGGTCATTGGCTTTCAGTACCGAGACGAAATTGCCATCGCTATCCACGATCTTAATAACCATATTATCAACCAGCTCTCTGTAAGCCGACTTAGTCTCATCAGAATTAGGATCAACGGCGTTAAGTCTATTGTATTTATCATACAGTCCCTTGGTGTATGGATCTGACATATCCATCTTAAACCTTACCATATCACCCTTGCGAAGGCTAGCCGCTGCTTCCTGATTCACCGACTCGTTGTTAGATCCAAACGTATCACCCGTATAATAAGGGACAATAGACCCATCCTGCCCCTTGCGATACACCATGAACCAGTTGGAGGTCGATAAGGCGGTCTGCCGCCCCAGTATGACACCGGTAGCGTTCTCGAAAGCCTGAGCGTCATCCTCACTAATCATCCATCTTGAATGATTCTTGGACTCAATAACGCTGAACATGTTCGTCCCATCAGTAAAATCCATCACCATCTTATCATCCATAACATATTCACCGGGCGTGACGAGAGCCTTAAGCCCGGATCCCGCCATAAACCTGTCAAGCCTCATTCCTCCTACCTCATAATACATGACCCCACCGATCTCCCTCTTTTGAGCCATCAACACCACCGGATTCTGGGCGGCGTTGACCTCCGTCCTGCCGGTGGATGTCCCGGGTTCGCTCTCCGTGAGAACATCACCCATAGGTATAGACTTATCGTAATCCTTGACAACCATACTTCCATTATTATACAGCCTCATCCATTCCACGAATTGAAGAAGAGGATCATCAGAATAATTATTAATGATATCAATGGTCTCATTAAGTTTATCCTGATCAACTTCATTCCCGTTGTCAATATCATTCATAAGATCATTGTAAGTCTGTATAGCCCCCTTAACCTGATCCTTATCAAGACCATTAATGTTTATATCTATGATATCATCAATAGTATCTCTGATGTTATTTAAGACGTTATCGTTGGTATTTAACCTATCTATCATTGACCTAATCTTATTAAGCCTAGCTATAGGATTATCGCCAAACCCATTTACAAGATCATTGATACGATCCTTATTATTATCATATATCTGCCTCTCCCTAGGAGATAAGATATCCTCATTACCGTTCCATATCTTTATAGCTATATTATTGATTCTATCATCAGAAGGATTTATGATATCCTCATTATCAGGTACATTCTCAACGATACCTCCCTCATCAGCCTTGATGTCATTCTCCATAGATCTGGCGATCATATGATTATAGGTCTTGAACATAAATGCCTCGTCCTCTCCTATAAGACCATCTTGATAAGCCTTATCTATGGCCTGATCATTGGCATAAAGGGAATTAGCATCAGGATCATCGGTATTCCTGAAATCATACTTGCTGTCATCCTCCTCATAAGTCTTCCCCCATGCGTTCGATAATATCTTCATGAACCCGCGCTCCTGCGCCCGGATGAATCTTCTGTCACGCATACGACGAAGTGACTCGTTTATATTCTTATAAGCCACAAGATTATGACGATACTCGCTAAGCAACGCCATAGCCTCCTTATGATTATCAACCCCACGGATAGATACGGCATTCTCAAAACCGACTATAGTCTCATAAGCTGCCATAAGATCGGCGGCGCTGATCCTTGATTCATCCCTGTTTAATAACAGCTTAGATATATCTGTCTCTGAGTTAACTAACGTAGCTAATCTCCTCTCCAAAGCAATCCTATCCTCCGTCAATTTAAGAAGTCTATCATTCTCCTTGGCTAACTTGACCTTATCAGACTCAAGAGCTTCCTTAGATGTGGCACTCTGCTGAAGCTTCAAAACATTCTTCTCCATTTTCTGTATATCATCTGTAAGCTTCCTGAGTTTCTCAAGATCCCTACTCGAATCAGGATTAAGACGAGAATATGTATCTAAAGCAGGTCCTATATCCGTATTGTATATCCTTCCTAACTGATTAGCGATATCATCCAAGTTATCCTTAGCCTCAAGACCGTTATAAGCCATGTTGGAGATATAGGTGTTAAATGATCTATTGGATATACCATCGGTAAGGGAGTCGGCAAATCTGCTGGCCATAGTAAAATTATCAACCTTCTTATTGAACTCACTGATAAGGTTGGACTTATACTCATTTACCTGCTCATCTGTCATATTCATATCGGAAGCTATATCGCTATTAGGTATAGACTCGATGACTGTCTTGAAATTCTCCTTAGTATCATCTAACATCCCCATTTCCTGATCATAACGAAGACGGTTGAATACGGCATCACTAAAAGTCTTATCTACGATTCTAGAATTAGGTATATCATCAGCGTTATTATCCGTACTTAAGCCTGATAATTGAGCGTTAAGAGCCATACTGCCACGAATAGCACGGATAGCGGCGGTAGTCAAGGCGCCAGCATTGGCGTTGTAGGCATCCACCATCCCCTTGTTCCTGGACATGTCTTGGCTCCATTCCTTTATACCTCCAAAGGTCTTTCCACCCATAACCGATCCGATAATCATACCGATGCCGATCTCCTTCCAGCCTTGACTAGACCCGTATGTTTCCTTGAACCCGTTCTTTATAGCCTCCATATAGCCTATATTCTGCCGGATAGCCATAGGATTGTATCTTGATTCTACCCAATCCTCGGCGGACTTGCTAGCCACTCCCTGAAGACCTTCCTCATACAGACCCTCAGATACCGGGCGTTTGATGATATTGAACGTATTCCCGGCTATTTTCTGCCATTTCTTAGGCGTTATGGCCTTCAATGTCCCGTTATCCATCCTCTCGGCGCCTACGCCAAATATATTGCGTTTTATAAACTTATCCACACCAAGATCCATACCAAACATACCACCGAACGCAGCTGTGTTAGACAACATAAGAATACCGATATTAGCGGCAAATATAGTATTGGCGGCATCGACGTTGTCTTTTCTGAACCTCATAAGCTCCTCATACGAGGCTTCTCTACCATAGGCATTTCTGTAAGCCTGCTTGAAGTTTTCCTCAGACTCCATCAGCCCGCTCCTTGATTCCACGGAAGCTTCCCAAAGCGTAGAAGTACTCATAAAAGCCAGGTTATCCAACCCCTTGCCTATACCACGACCTATACGAGCAGCTCTTAGCATAGCATTAAACCCGGTCTTTGTAGCAGAAGCAGCCTTCCCCATACCGGCAATCATAGCACCTATCCTAGCCCCCATACGAGCGGCATTCATAAGACCAGCTCCAGCGAAGGCGTAAGATGACAAAACGGCTCCAGCCGTAAATGCCGCACCAGATAGAAGATCATTCGTCCAGAAATTTGTAGTGAGCATGCTTTTAAGGAACCCGGCATCTCTCTCCTCCTTGCTGTAATAATGATTAAGCGTATAATCACCTCGCTTATCCATATCATCTAACCAATCGGCAAAGCTGTTATCAGATATGGCGGATAACGTCCCTTTTGTAACAAGTTCCTTTAATCCGTATATAGACTGACCTACGCCCCCTATACCATACAATGTGGACTTATAGATGAATTTACCCAATCCTCTATAAGTCTTCTCCCAACCGCTTTGGTTCTTTGACAGACGATCATCATTATCCACGTTATTGATATAACTCTCGTATTTTGGAATCCATTCACCTGTTGACAGCCTATACCTTGAATCACGAAGGTTGATCCTACTTCCAGTTATATCATAATTACCCTTAGGGATACCCGTCTCGTTTATCATCTGAAAAAGCGGATTCCTTGCTTTTACATCATCATGATAAGATGTCTCTACGGAATTTTTTATACCCTCTACTAATGATGGAATACTTCTGCTTCCCTCTCTAGACAAAACATCATTATCCATATCCGATGAACTGCGCATGCCAACAGGTATAGGGATAGAAGAAATATTATCCTTAGAAGGCATGGGAGATGGAATTGATGGAGTAGGGACATAGTATCCCTGACTCTTCATCACATTCCCTATATCGTTATTATTATTGCTCATTTTTTCCATCTATTTTATCCATAGTCTCTTTATCCAACACCGAAAGAATATTGCTAAGATCAGAGTGCTGCTCATTAATATCTCTACCCTTAACAATAACGTCTTTATTGATAGCCTCAACCACGGCTTGGGTAAGATACATCTGAGGACACATATTTATAATCTTCATGATATTATCAGCATAATTAGTATTATATTCCAACACCTTTAGAGGTGTCCCGGTCCTAGCCTGCCCGTGAAAATAAACGCCAACCTCAACACCTCCAGGAAAGCCCTTGGCTTTAATATCATACGATTTGTAATTTCTTAAAACCGTATTAATAATCCTAATAGCTCTTTTATTAAGCTCTGATGTAGCTAGTTCATTGTTCTGAATATTGTACTTATCAACCATCCTAGAAGCCTCCTCAGCCGCATTCTCGATAGTAGCGAAAGCGCCAAGTGAATTAGCTTGCGCCCATTTCTGATAAGGCCTATTGATCGTGGCAGAAAAAGATACAGGGATGATCTTAGATTCGTAATCTTCAGATCTTACATTCCTTTCCCTTTCGTACAAACTATACCCCATACTATCTAATTCCTCTTTAGTAACTTGAACCGTAGCGATATTTCTTCTGCCAGCCATAGCTACCAAATTAAATGTATTGGGATTATCCGTAGGACGAGCATACAATATGTAATTATTAAATCTGCGATCTTTATTCTTATTCAAGAAACCAGCTCTTGACAAAAACAGACTCTCTAATTTAGCATGCATACGCCTATCTTCTTTAGAGGCATTGGTAGAATTAGAGAACGACCATGATCTTGGAGCAAACTCGTCATATCTTCTTTCATAGACCATTTTAGAATCCTGAATAGCCTTAGCTATATTACGACCTACATTGGAAGAAGACCATTCCCTTCTGAGCGTAGGGCCATCAGCTCTAGATATATTCTTACCTATGATCTTGATCATTTTATCCCTATTAGTCATATTGGCATCATCACTATTCATTATTGGATTATCTACACGACTATAAGTTTTAGCTATATCATTTATATCCTCCAGAGTGAAATTTTCTCCTGAATATCTATTTAACAAATTTATATAAGATCTCATCAGCTCCGTATTAGCTATAGATCTATCCACATAGTTGATGTTCTCGCTTATCAATCCAGCTATAGCGGAAACCTTTAAAGCATCTTCTGGTGAATACTCTTTCCCTCCAATAATAGCTCCATTCTTACCAACATCCCTCGCATTAACCATACCATTGTCAGTATATGTATCAATACCTCCAGTAACATAGTCCTGATCCCTTACAGCATCATTAAGGATATTTTTCGTAGCGACATCAAAGGCATTTGTAAGATAATCAACTTCCTCATCCATGATCTTACCATACCTATTCCTATTATCATTCGCTGCCATAAGGGCCTCATACCTACCTACATTTTCTGGTGATGATAACACAGAACTAGACCCGCCACCGTTATTGGTAATCCATGCCATAATATTCTCACTATTAACACCACCTGGATATATAGAGGGATTGTTTTGTATATCGTTCTCTATACCTCGTAAATCAACAGGGTTTAAAGACGATATTAAATCCTTCTCTCCTATTGATATATTGTTTTCATTCTGAATATACTGATTGTCAAATATATTTTCAGGAGTGACATTAGGCTGAATTTTTTCTAGCTCAATCATAACACCTGAAGAAGCGTCGGGACTGTTACCACCTTCTTTAGTCATTATCTCCCTAAGCTTAAGATTCTGATCTATTTCCTTGGATTTTTGTCTCCATGAGAACTCCCGCTCCTTGAAATCAAGATCTCTTACTTTAAAATAATAATCATCCGCACTATAACTTTCTGATGAATTATTGTATGACCATCTAGCAGATACACCATCAAGAAACTCGTTACGGACAATAAACTCCCCTGCCCTAGCGGGATTCATGTTGTTGCCAATAAAGGATGTAGCTTCCTCCACTAACGCACGGCGCTGCTCCCGAACCTCCTGCAACGAAGCCTCGATAGCCGCCTTAGCGGAAGGGCTGGCCTCCGCCCCTTTGAGCTTGGCTAAAAGAACGCTCTCTTCAGCGTCAAACCCAGAAACATATTTATTAACAAACTGTTCAGTAGTCATACCACTAAACATGCTAGGATTGGTCATGGCTAAATACTGTCCCTCTATCTGCATCTGAGCTTTAGCATTCTGAGATATAGACCTAGCCGCTATTGATCTAATTTGAGATTGACTCATCTCATCAACAGTAATATCCCTCATTCTCCCTGTAGGTTTACCATCCACTATTTCAGGAACAGAAAACTTCTTTCCTTTATTAAGACTAACGAAATCTTTCATCATCTTATTCATTTCCTCATTATAATCCGTATAAGGAGTATAATGAATAGGATTCATCCTTGTCCCAACCTGACCGTCATTAACCCATTCATAAAATGGCAACAAAGCGACAGCCTCATTTATAGCGCTATATTGCTTTGGATTATCGAGTTTCATATCCTCGATCTTCTGCGAGAAAGATCTATACTCCCTAGTACCGGCAATAGCATTCAACACACGGGTATCCAGAGCTTCTCCAAGGCGAGCCTGTATGCTTCTGGCTATACCGTCGGAAGCCAAATTAGATTTACGATACACGTTATTCACATCCTGTATCAGCCCATTTAACCTGTTCTGAAGATATTCCCTGTCCTGAGGTTTTATAATGTCAGAATTGATAATATAATCAGCATACTCGTTTATAGCCTGCCGATTGGTATCTATCTTCTGCTGCATGTACCCCATCCCCTGCATCATGACATCCATGTTGTAGGGCGATACATACTTGCCGTAATTCCTTAATATACTATATTGTGAAGCCATCCTTTATCCTTTCTTGCCTTTAGTTACTTCCTGAGCAGGATATAATCTCCTATAACTCAATATATCTCCTTGAGGATCAGCGATTAATTGTCCATTAGGACCAATCTTTACATCCCCGAATATAGACCTTAATGTATTCATGGTCGTAGCCGTATTCCACTTCTGTTGGATCTCGTCATTTACGCTATCAAAATACCTAGCCCAGTTCTCGTCAGTATTAGCCAAAGCCTGTAATATTCGACTTTGATAACCCTGACGTTGAGCTATATTCTTATCATACGTATCAGTCCAAGTCCGGGCGTTTACATTATCAGCCCAAGTCCTTTGAGCCACGTTCCCTTGTTCTACCTCATTAATGTATCTGCCTATATTGGAACTCATGATAGCCTGTAAATTGGATGATAAAGCCCCTCTCTGGGAATCCGGGACATTACCCATCTGATCCAATTGTGATTGGAAAGCACGATTAGCCTCAACCATATACTGATCAGCCGATCTCAACACCGGGTCCACGGTAGGAGCGTAATGTCTTTCCAGACCTTCCGTTGTCACGGCTCCCGGAGTCATCCTGAACACCTCAGGAAAGTCAAGACCACCACCTACTATATTCCTGCCTCCATTGCCGCTGTTCGACTTACCGGCATTTGTATTGGTCTTAGGGAGTGTATTGGGGTCAATCAGCTCAGACATATCCAGTTTAACATCAGATTTCTCCACATCACCTATATCCATAGGACCGGGAGCCACCTTATGAGGGTCAAGTATAAAATCAAGACCTTCCATTCCTTTCATGAATCTCAATGCCTGCATCTTAAGCATATCCTCCCCAAGTATCTTACTAACGACATCCTTGTTCTTGTCAGAGAATAGTTGGCTAAAATGGGTGATACCAGCATCGTTAAGAGCCTTATGCTGTTCCTCTGTAACAACGTCTAGACCGATCATAGGGCGAGATGTGGTAAACAAACCTAATTTATTGTCTCTCATCCTATCATGATATGCGGCTTTCTTGTCTTCCGGGTAATTACCTTGACTATCCTCACCGCCAAAGGAAACGAGCGTCGTGTAATCCCGAAGCGCCTCGGCGTTGGCGATGATCGGGTTCTCAGCCGTAGCCAAGCCCATCCAGCTACTTGTCTGACCGTAGATAGCGTCTTGCAATGCCCTAGCCCTAGCGCCCTCTGAAGCTCCCATATAAGCATCGTAAGCGACCGGATTGAATGTCTTATAATAATTCAACCTTTCATCCGTATTAATACCTCCATAAGAGCCATCGTTCCCTTGGCGCTGATAACCGAAATAGTTAGGATCATTGTTGAACCTATTCTCGATCGGACGGAAAGTTAATTTACGACCGAACAAAGACGTGCCTCCTATCTCCATCTTCTGACGAATACCAGCCACTTTCTTAAGCAACTCTTTCTTAGCCTCAGCTATATCCTCCTCCGTAAGACCGTATTCTTTCATGGATCTGGATATGATGTTATCTATCTCACCACCCTTAGCGAAATACGTATCCTCATCCTTCTTCATCTTCCGGTCTTCCTGCTCCTTGTATATGACATTAGCGAAGTCCGTAAATCTTCCCTCTAAGCCATTAACGGTATCGTTGCTATCATTTATAGCCTTAGATAATACGGAGGCGTTTAAACGCCTTGTATTCTCGTCATCTATCTTATCGTTTTTCTTCAGCTTCTCCAGCGCTTTCTTCTGATCATCGTAAGCCGATTTAAGACCGATCTTAGCCTTATACCTGTCCATTAACGTAGCGTACGTATCCTTAGGAGTAGCCTTAATCCCATACATATCCCTGATATATTTGGCGAAATCCGGCTCTATGGTTGTGTCGTCAGTAATAACCTCCGTTCCCTGCTCCAAGGAAACGGGGATTCCCCCATCGGCATGCTTCTGCCCCATGGCCTCCATCGGCGCATCTCCGGGCTGCTCCACATATTCGCCCTTCTCAACCTCTACGTTGGCTTGATCTTCCATCGACTTAGGTAACGGATACAGATACTCACCGGTAAGGCTTCCGCTATCGAACCTATTATTAGGTCCTAGATAAACACCCCCACCATCCTTATACTGCATCTGGGATTGTCTTCTTTGCCTAGCCTCACGTTCCTGAGCCAACCTTATATTGGTACGAGTACCTTTCTCAGACGCTATCCCGGAAACCACGTTACGAGCCAACCCCATGATACCACTAATTCCTGAGGCTATGGTGGTTATCGTATTAGCTGTTTTAGCCCCGGTGGATAAATCTCCATATCCCTCGCTTCTCATACGCCCTATACCACGACCCATCTGAGTGAATCTAGACCCTATATCATCAGCGCCATAGTAAGGGATGGTAGTAAAATCAAAAACATCCGTCTCGCCTGAACCGGTCTTAGACTTATCAACATCGTTAACAGTTATGTTATTAAGCGTAATACCATTGTCCTGATAATTCTCAGCTATACGTTGCAAACTACCCTTGAAGCTAGCCGGAAACACATTATCCTGATCAAAAGCATTAGCATATTTAGTCCTCAACTGATCTGGAGTATCCAAAGAATATATCCCTAGCGGATTGACCGGCGCGGGTAATCCTTGGTTGGTATTCACCAAAGGTTCTATACCTAACCCTTGTATACCGTCCATATTACCAAGCATATACGACCCGACTTCCCCGGCCTCTTGATATTTAGGTATCTTTCTCTTGATTACGTATTTGCTCATGTCTAATTAATTTCGTTCTGACACAAAGATAATTTAAAAAAACAGAGACTCATCATTTCACAACGATGAGTCTCTCAGCAAATGCTATTATTATGTACAGAATTAAATTCTTTTCATGAATAATGATCCTATAGCCTTAACCAAATCATAGAAACCGGCAGAACTGAGACCTACAGCCACTCCATATAATAGAGCCTCCCACCATTCACTCCCTATAAGCAATGGAGACACCTTTAGTAGCCACGCTAATATACAAACCAGCATACCTATGACTACGGCGGATAGGACTTTAGCCCACTTATGGGTGTCAATATACGGCACTACCTTGGCTAGTTGGGTAGCTGACATCGTGACAAAAGCCATGATGCCGGTAAAGGTAGTTAGATCAATGGTGATAGTCCCTTCTGATGGGATTACCTCTTGCGCCATCAAAGCGAACGGCGTCAATAACATAGCAAATAAAAATAACAATCTTTTCATATCTAAAACGTTTAATTACTTCGCAAATATAACACTAAACTGATTAGATATAGGTGATTATATGCCTTTTTTACACTAAAATCGTAAAATGGTATATATCTATACGGAAATCCGTACTGGGTT